GTTCAATTCCACCCAGGGTCACCAAACTATAAACTCTCCGCGTAGCTCAGTTTGGTAGCAGCGCCTGATTTGGGATCAGGAGGTCGAGTGTTCGAATCACTCCGTGGAGACCAATTTCACTATACCTTAAACATATATACAAAGGAATCTCAAAAATGTATACACTTAAAATTGTAGAACGTGTAAATCCAACCAATACTGTAGATTTTCGTGACGATTTCAATCCTCTTGCTGTAAATCTTCGAGAATCCTATCATGAACTCAGCTGCGATGCAGTAGTGGTCTTCTTTGAAGACAACTCTGAAGGGGCGGTAGCTTGTGTTGTTGATAGCGAGCAGAAGTTTTATATTTACAGAGATGTGGATGCCTACTTGATGAATGAGAATGCGGTAACTGTCAGAATCATCCATCGGGTGCCTCGATAAGTATCAGTCTCCTTTTGGTTAGTTTCAATTGATTTAGGTTACTAGATTTTAACCCGCCCCGTTAGCTGTATAGCTGCGGGGTTTTTTCGTTTCTGGAGTACGTAAAATGGTTTCAGTTTTAGCAGGACTGAGTAAGTACAAAGGGATCATAAAAGGTTTAGTTTTTGCAGCAGTTCTAGGAATAGCCTATCTGGGAGCTGTGTATTGGTTTAATTCTAAGCTTCACGACGCTTACCAAGAAGGTGTAACAGCAACAGAGTTGAAGTGGGAGCGGATCCTTGATCAGCAACAAAAGCAAGCTGACAATATAAAGATGGGACACACTGAGCAGGTCAGGAATCTTGAGAAGCAGTTGGCAGATCTGCAGGATAAACTGGACAAGGCTAAAACAGCTGGTGCTGAGAAGCAGATCATCTACCTGCAATCTCCTGAAGGTAAGAAATCCACCCTCCCTGACCAGATGATAGATATCTATAATGAAAGCATAAACCTGGAGGCAAGATGAGGTGGTTACTGACAATGCTTCTTACTGTAGCTCTGTGTGGGTGTACAACGCAGGTGGAGAAAACCTATAAGATTGCGCCTCAGGAGGTTGATCAGCTTATTGTGAAGCCGCCTGAGGGGTCTATGAAGCCACCCTCTAAGGCAATTCCATTGAGAAAGGGTGCGCCAGATGCTGTTAATTCAGGCATTATGAGGGACAATAATCTGTCCTGCAGTAACGACAGGGCCAAACTTTTGATATTGCAAGATTATATAAGGACATTGTTTCCAAAGGAGAAAAATAATGGCTAAGATCTATGGACCTTGCTCTGAGAAGCAGAAGCAGATCCTGGAAAACGATGCAGACATTCTTGTCATCGGTGGTGCAGCTGGGTCAGGTAAGTCGTTCCTGCTGCAGCTGATGCCTCTTAAAATTATTGATGATCCACACAGCTCTGTGGTTATGTTTCGAAGAACAACACCACAGCTGGAAGGTGAAGGTGGACTGTGGCCTAAGGCGGTAGCTATTTATAGTGATTTGCCGGAGAACATCAAGCCTAAATTCAGAGAAAAGGATCATAAGTTTATTTTTCCACGGTTTGATCCGAGCACTGGTAAGTGGGACAGGAATAAGAAAGGTGCAGTTGTAAAATACTGCCACATGGAATATGTTCAAGATAAGCTTAACCATCAGGGTTTGGAGTACACCATGGTGTGCTTCGATGAGGGTTAATTTGTAGCTCTCGTAAAACCTCCCTAATTGCGGGGAAATCTTTATTATTGACACCACCAACCTGTTATGGTAACATGATAGAGGCTTCGAAGAGAGATCGAAGGTATGGTAACAGTATGTTAATTTAGATAATCCGCAGCGAAGCATCCGAGAGGATGAACGTTCAACGACTAGTCGAAAGACGTAGAATCAAGCGATTCGAAACGGGAGGGTGAATGTGTAATACTAAAAAATGTATGGATTGCCAAAGAGTTCTACCTCTTGATGATTTCTTTTTATCATCTAAGAGCAAGGATGGATACTCAGGTACATGCAAGGAATGCTATATGTACTACAGGAAGAATGGATCTCGTAGAAACAAAAATATGGTTAAGAGAGATGATGCAGCATCTTTTATTCAAGACTTGCTGAAGAAAGGTGAGCTTTTTGAATGTAAATCTTGTCATGAAAATATGCTTGCTGATAGTTTTTTACACAAAACGTGACTATGGTAAAGTGTATCTGGTTACGAACAGGTGTAAGATGTGTGAAAAGTTTTATCAGATTGAGAAGAAATTTCACATAACAAAAGATGAATACTATCGTTTACTCTCAGGTCAAGACCATAAGTGTGCCATTTGTAGAATATCTCTTGATGAGTATAGGAAGCAAGGGTACAGAGATTTCTTTTGTGTTGATCATGACCATAAAACTGGTGCTGTAAGAGGGTTGCTTTGTGATAAATGCAACAGAGCTTTAGGTTTCTTCCAAGAGGATGAAGAGACTATTCTTAGAGCGGCAGAGTATTTGCACATTCATAAGATATAGTCTGGTCTGCATGGAGACATGCAGCTGCCTGAAAATGGCGGGGCAAGACTAGCGACCTTGCCCGAACATAAACGACACAATTCGAATGGGAGCAGATAGACTATCTGATGTCTCGTCTGCGATCCCAGTCAAAGTATCCATCAAGAATGGTTATAAGCTGCAACCCTGATTCAGAGCATATGCTTGCCAAACTGGTTAGATGGTGGTTGGATGATGAAGGGTATCCAGATCCGGAGAAATGCGGTAAGAAAAGATATTTTATCCGACGCGACGGTGAATTTATATGGGGAGACTCTAAAGAAGAGTTGATAGAGAAATACACCACGGTTAACGGACTGGGTGTGGAGATCAAGCCAAGACCGTTGTCATTCTCGTTTATAGGCGCAACAATATTCGATAATCCTGTCTGCTTAAGAGACAACCCAGAATACCTTGCTTTCCTTGAAGGTCTGCCGGAACTGGAAAAAGCTCAGCTTCTTCATGGCAACTGGTTTGCAAAGCCTGAGGGTGCAAACTATTTTCAAAGATCTTTCCTTCGTGATGCCGATAGAGTACCCCTTGGATCAGTATCTTGCAGGGCATGGGATAAGGCAGGAACCGAGAGAACTTCCGGTAATAAATTTCCTGACTTTACCGCCAGTGTTAAGGTAAGTAAAGATAGCGACGGCTTTTATTACCTGTCCGGGGATTATTGTCCTGAGAACGTGGATGACGGGAGGTATTCCACAGGTCTGGAAGGCAAGTTCTGTAAAAAGGCTGGTGAACGAGATGTGATCATCAGGAAACAGGCGCAGTTTGATGGTGATGATTGTATAATCGTCTTCTCTGTGGACCCTGGTCAGGCAGGTAAGAGTGAGTTCTTAACCTCATCTAGATCCTTGCTCGCAGAAGGGTTCAGGGTTGAAGAAGACCCAATGCCTTCCAACAAATCTAAACTGACAAGGTTCTCACCTTTTGCCAATCTTGCCCAACAAGGAATGGTGAGGATTGTAAAATCCAGTTTCCATCCTGATACTCTGGAAGCATTTCTGACTGAACTTGAAAAATTCAACGGTGAAAGATCAACATTTAACAGAAAAGACGACTGGGCCGACTGTGTAGCTTCTGCGATTAATTTCCTGGAGAAAGAGGAGGTAGCACTTCCTTGTGTGATTCCATCAATCTCATCACCTTCTATGTTCAAGCGTTTTATCTAAGTGTTGCCAATCTTAATTAGATGTGGTAGAATAGAGTAATCGGAGATACTAGCCCTCTAACACGAGGGCTATTTTGTTATACTGTTTTGAGGGGTAAAGCTTGTGTCCAAAAAGAACCGCAGGAAACACAACGCCACAGCCAAAACTGTGAATAAATCTGGGAACGCAGGCGCACCAACTCATAATGTTCGTATGAGTGAGATCGGTTCTGGCGCACTTTCCCAAATAATGGCAGAATCACAATCTATGATGGTTGAGGAATTGCGTTGGCCTCAGCTGATTGCTACAGTGGAGACTATGAAATGTGACTCCACAGTTGCTACTGCCCTGGATACAAAATATGTTTTCATTACGAAAGCATTCAATGACTTCAAGATTCTTTGCAATGTTAAAAGTGAAGACTCTAAGAGAGCTGCTGAACTTATAGAGTATTCTTTACGTAATTTAGCAAATCAGCAAACTCTTCGCGACATTGCACGAAGTGCAGCTACCTTTAACGAGTATGGCTTTTCACTGTTTGAGAAAGTATACCGTAGAGAGAAAGAGGGCAAATATGCCGGAATGCTTCTTATTGACAAGATCGCATTTCGTCCACAGGCTAGTTTGTCAAGATCAGAACCGTTTGTATTCGACAAGAACAGCAGGACACTGATAGGTATCAACCAGTCTCCTAATGCATTCCTTAACACACAGAATGCACGTTGGGCTGGTCCGCTTGCTGCAATGCCCTCTAAAGGTTTTGATGAACCTGAAATTTTCATTCCTGCTAAAAAGCTTATGCTTATGACTCTGTCGGGCACAGAGTCCAACCCTGCAGGAGTATCGCCGATGATCGGTTGCTACAGATCTTTCCGTGAGAAAGTTCTGATTGAGAACCTTGAGGTTGTTGGGTGCTCCAAAGATCTTGGTGGTGTTCTTGAGCTGAAAATTCCTTCCAACATTCTGAACAAGGCCAGTATTGACCCAAATTCAATGGAAGGTAGAATGGTTGCAGATCTTATGCTAGATGCAGCCAATGCTCACAGTGGCGAGCAAAGCTTCTTTATTTTACCTTCTGACCGTGACAAATCTGGCAAAGAACTCTACTCCATGACACTGAAAGGTGTTGATGGTATGGGTAAGCAGTATTCCACCAAAGACTTGATTGATGCTCGTAAGAAAGCGATTCTTGACCGTTTCGGTGCTGGGTTTATTAACTTGGGTAACGATAACGTTGGATCCTTCTCTCTGTCTGAATCAAAACAGTCTATTCATGGTCACTTTGTTCAGCGTGACATAGATATTATTACTGAGGCCTTCAACAAAGATCTCATCCCACAGCTTCTGGCGCTGAATGGTATTATCCTTGATGATGAGGACATGCCTAAACTGAAACCTGGTCTGATTGAAGAGGTTGACATGGAGAGTTTCTCCAAGTTTGTCCAGAGGATCGGTGCTGTAGGCTATCTTCCAAAAACACCAGCAGTGATCAATAAGATTCTGGAAGTTGGTGGGTTTGATGAAAGATTCGACGAGGATATGGATCAGGAAGAACTGATGAAGCTTTTGGGTCAGGACACCAGCCGAGCTGGTGATGGAATGACTGCGGGATCTACTGGAAACGGCACTTCTAAGATGTCGTCAACCAGAGACAATTCTGTATCCAACATGGAAAATTAAAAATTATCAACACAGGGGGGTTGCAAAACCTCCTTGAGCGTGATAAAATAATCCACATGGGGAATAAAATGCCACAGGAAGAAATGATTTCCTACGAAATCATCTACGAACCTGACACAAAAGATGCTCACGGTGAGTGGATGAGTAAAGACACCATCAAGAAGGCTAAAGATAACTGGGACGCAGCATATGCTGCAGGTCTGGTTTCTGAAAACCTTTTTCACTTGACCTCTACAGATGCTTTCACTATTGAAAAGACGTGGATTCAAGAAGAATTTGATGTTGTAGTAATTGGTACTGAGCAGGTCATCAAGGCTGGCTCTTGGGTTGCTAAAGTTAAATACAACAATCCTGAACTATGGGAAGCTAAGAAGGCTGGCATTGTTGGTGGGCTAAGTATTCAGGCAACAGGCAATGTTGATGAAGAAACTGGAGAGATCACCAATGTTAACTTCGGGATCAGTGTTGTAGAAGAGGGCAATGAATAATGTCTGAAAAAACAATCACTATTAAAGAGAAAGGGATCGCTCTGTGCCATAAGGCGCAAGGCTATAGCGCTAACAATCGACCTGTATCTCTTTTAATGAAGAGCGATCTTCAGCCTGAGCAGTTAACAGACGATATTGTTAAAGCTCTTCGCCAAGTTACCGTGGAACTTAGCTTTGAAGAATACCTGCGTCGTTTTTTCGATATGTGGTATGATGATGCTAAGGCGCTGGCTCACCTGCTTGGGTTCGAGATTGAAGAAGAAGCTTGGGCAAAAGAACATCCAGACTGGGAATGGGCTCAGGCTGATGCAGAAGCTTGTGTGCAGTGGTTAGAAGAACGTTGTGATAACGTAACCATTCACAAAGCTGCTAAAGAAGGCAAAGATTTAAGTATTGTTGACCAATACACTCTGTTGAAAACTCAACAAGTTTTTGAGCAGATGACCGCTGATCTCTTCGATGAAGAAGGGAAACTTATTAAAGCGGCACAGGAAACCACAGAAGAAGTTGTTGCTGATACTGTGGATAATGTTGATAAATCCGCAAATACCGAGGAGAATCCGGTGGACGTAACCAAATCTCAAGAGTACCTGGACCTGCTGAAACAGTTCGAAGAACTGAAAGCTACCAATGAAAAAGCTGAAGAAATCATCAAGGCTCAGGTGGAAGTTGAAAAAGCTAAAATGCTGGAAAAAGCTCAAGCGTTAAGCTTCACCACTGAAGAAGACCACGCATCTCTGGTTGAATTCATGCTGGACAAAGCCAATGCTTCTGTTGTTGCATTACTGGAAAAAGCCCAGGCTCGTATTGCTGAACTGGAAGCTGAAGTTGAAAAGGCTAAAGAAGAGTTCGCAACCACCGAGCAAGGCAAAGATGGTGATGTCGTAGTAGATGACATTGCTAAATCTGCTGAAGATATTATTGCTGAAAACGTCGCTAAAGCTCTGGCTCGTGCACGTAAAGAATCTAATAAATAATCTGCTTAATAGGGGAAAATAATGATCACCACTCAATATTCCGATATCGTGCTCGGCAAAGTAGATGCAAGCGATGCAGGTTTCAACTTTAAAGAGATTGAAATCACCCTTACTGCTGATCACGTTGCTGGCGCAGTAGTTACCAAAACTGGCACCCTGGCTAATAAAGATGGTTCAGACGCATTTGGTGTACTGGTTGACCGTGCTCTGCTGCCTGACTCTGCTGGTCGTGTAAATCTGGCAGAGCCTCTGAAAGTCGGTCAGAAATATAAACTGGTTGTTGCTGTTCGTGGCGTTACTTTCGCTAAAAAACATCTGAAAGTAGCTGGCGGCGAAGCTGCACCTGTTGCTGTTCTGGAAGCTCTCGAAGCCAAAGGCAACAAAGTTCAGGAATAATCCTAGATCTTTGGGAAACAAAATTTTAAAGTTATTTGGAGAAAATAATGCGTAAAGATGATTTTGGTATTGTTGATTTAGGTGCTACTCTTGAACTGGTTCCGCGCCAATTCCGACTGATCACTGGTATGAACCTGTTTGAAACCCATCTGGGCACCTCGACAATTGCACAGATCGAACGTGTAGATGAAGTGGTTGGTGATATTGCTGCTCGTCGTCGTGGTGGCGAACGTAACTACGTTGATAGCGAACGCGCACAGATCAAAAACCTGAACATCCCGTTCTTCCCGCTGGATAAAGGCATCACCGCTGCGGACGTTCAGAACTTCCGTCGCTACTTCACCCCGGACGCACCGAAAACTGTTCAGGACGTAGTTACCCGTGTGGTTCGTCGTATCCGTCTGACCCACGAAACTCTGCGTGAAAAAGCTCTGTTTGCTGCAATTCTGGGTAAATCCTACGCTCCTGGCGATGCAACTTGCCAGTATGACTACTACAACCTGTGGGGTGTAAGTCAGAAATCCATCGAAATTGACCCTGCAAACGCTGGTCAGGACCCGATGGAGGTTATCGAAGATGCACGTCTGCACATTGCTCTGCAGGCTGGTGACAACGCTGGTGCTTACAACATCATCGCACTGTGCTCTCCGAAATTCTTCTCTGCACTGGTTCATCACCCGCTGGTAGAGCTGGCTTACACCTACTACAGCTCTTCTCAGGAACCGCTGCGTCGTCGTCTGGGTGCAGGTGGCGAGCAAAGCATTTACCGTGTGTTTGAACACAAGGGTATGACCTTCATTGAAGATATCTCTGGCAACATTCCGGACGGTGAAGCTCGTCTGATGCCTATGGGTATCGATCAGATGTTCCAGCTGCACTTTGCTCCGGCTGACACTCTGGAAGATGCAAATACCCCAGCTCAAGAGCTGTATATGTGGTATAAACACTCTGCCTACCTGAGAGAACAGAAAATTGAATCTGAAACCTCTATGCTGGCAGTTAACACCCGTCCAGAGCTGGTTGTTAAAGCAACCCTGAAAGGTGACTAATCACTAATGTGATTCATCCCATATGGGGAGGGGGTTCTCCCCCTCCCCTTTTTATTTATTAGGGTTTAACAGGAGTGTCCCGTGAAGCGAGCCGTCTATCCAGTTGAGTATGATCCTCTATTAAGAGTTTTCAACAATCAGTTAAGTTTTTATCAGTTCTTGGCGCAATACAATCCAGAAATCAATGTTGGTTTATCAGCCCTGTTGCCACCAACTGAGTTTGTTGTTGGTGATGTTCACTATCCGTGCAGAACAATTGTAGACTTCTTCGAGAAGATTGCAAAACACACAGGTCTGCCTATTGATACTGGTATTTCAACTATCCGTATGGGTGTTATTCTTCTGTTCTTCACAGAAAACCTTGATGAAAGCACTTTAACACTCCAGAATGGTGATGTCAATATCACATTCTCACCTTCAGTGTTCAAAGAAGTGGATGCTGTGTTTAAGGTGGTGGTTGCAGAAGGTTATCTGTGGAATCCTGAGGATATGCCAAAAAGAATGACCGTAAACGATGTTCGCTGCGATGTTGTTTACGATCCGGATACCCAGACTTATACCATTGAGTGGCCTAAGAAACGTTCTCAGGTTTTAAGATTTAATTTGACCGCTACAGCAGCACCAGAACCTGAACCAGAGCCGGAGCCGCCTGTAGAAGGTAACGGTGAAGCAGGGCCTACTGAACCACAGGGTACTGAGCAAGATCCTGAACAAGCACAAAAATCAAGATCTTCTCACAACGATGTTGAAGCTATCCTACAGCAAGCCGCTGCACTTGAAGACGAAGCAGACAAGCGTGGCTCTAAAGACGCACTTGAAGCTTTCGCCAAAACACACGGTGTAGAGTTAACTAAGAATAAGACTTTTGCTAACATGATGGTCGATTTCGAGGCTGCTCTAAAAGCTTAAAAATAAAATACACCATTCTAAATTAAGCCCCTCTCCTTTGGATTGGGGCTTTCTTTTTATACCTCGCAGGCATTGTGGACAATTTTCGACAAACATGGTATAATAATTTATGTTACAATTTCTCACAGGAGAAGTCAATGGCTTGGTATGAAGATGAAGAGATAATTCCAACTCCTCCTGAAGAGGATGTTGATAAAGAAGAGCCTGGGGATCCGGAACCGGAAATACCGGAAGAGCCAGATCCGGACCAACCTCTAATAGATATGATGAGGTTATTGCTTGGCAATATTGACCCTGAAATTTTACCGGATGAGACGATCAAAACTTTTCTGGATATGGAAAAGTTAAAACTCAACTATCCTGCAGAGCCAGATAAGCTACCGCTGCTTAAGTATAATACTTTAATTCAGCTGGTAAGATGGCTGATGATGCAGGAAGTGTCCAGCGGTAACGCAAGTATAACTTCCCGTCTGGAAAAAATAGGTGATGAAACCATAGAGATTCGTGGTGGATCTTCATACGCCCAATGGAAAGATTTCCTTGATTGGCTGCTTGCACACCCTGACTATGTAGATTCTGATCTGGATGCCTACAGTAGAATGATTATCATTGGGGGTGTTCGTGTAGACGAAGGAATTAGGGTTAAATTTAACGAGAACAGCAATGGTCCTTTCGATGTTCAGGGTATTACACCTATGAGCGGTCTGAAGAATCAGCCTCCTCGTCACCCAAGACGCAAACGCAGTTTTTAAAAACTATTGCTTTTGCTGTATCTTTGTGGTAAAATACCTTAGTGAGAGATATAATGCTAAAGGTTAAATGTCAAACAAGGTTCAATTTAAAGCGTCTGGATCGTTTCTACAAAGACCTTGTGAAACTTGAAAGTAAAACAATAACCTACGGCTTTTATGACGAACCTCACCCATCTGGCTTAAATATGGCAACATTGGCAGCTATTCACAACTTCGGTTGGAACGGGCTGCCTGTTCGCAATTTCATGGAGACAGCCTTTGCATTTCACAGTACTCAACTGCAGAACTTGACAGAGAAATTGTTAAGAGCTATGGCTAGAGGATCAAGTGCAGAGGCTATCCTTCGGCAGATGGGGGATACAGGAGCTAAGGCTATCCAGTTTGTTATTGAGGCCGGGCAGTTCAGTAACCCTACTGTTAGTGAACAGTGGGCGCAAGAGAAAGGCTTCAACGAGGCTATGCGGCATTATGATGTGCTGCTTGAATCTGCAACCTTTAAAATTGGACAGTTAAAATAAGGGGGTTGGGTGGCAGCAGGTTATAAACTGATAGGAAAGAACAGACTAATACCTCGTAAAACATTCAAAGGACGCCACAGAGTGTATAACAGAACAGTTGGTGGACCTTTTGCAAATGAGGGATTAGAACTTGAATATGAAGAGTTTGATGTCCTGGAGTGTGTTGTACAGCCGCTGACAGGAAGGGCAGCTAAAGATTACTCTTCTCAAATAAACCCTGAAGGTGATCGACAGTACGAAGCTTTTACTGTCTATTCTTCCACTAAACTGTTCAGTCCAGACGAAGGAACATATGCAATGGCTGACCAGATTCAATTGCCTGACATTCACGGTCACTTGAAATGGTTTACAGTCTTGAAATGCGATGCGTATGTTACTTCAGGTGGTGGAAGATATAGATCTTTTGTGGTGGAAGAGCCTGAAGGAGAAAACTAATGGAAGCTTTCGAAAAAGTTTTTTCTGATCTTGAAACCACTGTCGCTAAGCTTGTCAGGGTAGCCACAGGAAGAACTGTAGTTCTGGCAGAAAGCTCTACTATACCAAAGCCAGAAGGTGAGTTTGTGCTTTTACAAACCATCGCGATCAACCCAACCACTTGGGAAGATAATGAGTTTCAAGATGTAGATGGTAATGCTTACGTCACCCACAGTTACACTGTTACTTATCTGTTAACAGCTTATCGCGGCAGAGCATATGCTGCACTGAGCAGAGTATTGCAAGCAATAAACCTTCCAATGTTTTATGACAAGTATTTTCCTCTGGGATCATGCTTTGCCTATTCAAACAATTCAACAATCTCACCTCAAAGAGTGCCGTTGAATAAGCAGACGTATGAAAACAGAGCCACTGTAATGCTGACATTTAACGTAAGGTTTGTTGAGACAGACATTGGGGCTTTTGAAGATCTTCAGGGAATCAAGGCTGAAATAACCATACATTTCCCTTCACCCGATGCTGGTCAAGCGGTTACAGACAGCGGTCAGTAATCGTTATAATTGTGTAGTGTAATGATTACACTGCGTGTTTGATATCCGTGCACAGATATTAAGAGGAAACAAATGCCATATTTAGATAAAGTGGTAGATGTTACAGTTAACCTCGGAACCCAGCCTATTGACACTGTAGGTTTTGAGACTCCCCTGTTCATCGCTATCCACAACAACTTCACTGAGCGAGCTCGCGTATATGCAGAGCTGGATCAGATGGTGGAAGATGGTTTCGCACAAGGCTCTGCAGCGTATGAGTTTGCAGCAAAAGCTTTTGGTGGTGTATTCCCTCCACAGTACGTTATGATCGGAAGACAAGCCAAAAAGAACACGACTGTGGATTTCAAAGGTATTGCTGCCGCAGCTGATACCGATGTTGTAATGACCATTGCAAAAGGCGATTACAATACTGCCTTGATAGTACCTATCTCTGGTGGAACAGCTGCAACTCAGATTGCAGAGTCTATGAAGACTAAAATCGAAGAAGATGATAACTTGGACGATATCACTGTAGAGGCTTCAGAAGGTGTTATCACCATCACTGGTGACTGCACTGTTGGTTATCACACTGGTAACTATACCATTAAGAATGTCCCTAATGATGAAAAACCTTCCACAGTGATTGACAAAATCAACGCTGAGCAGGATAATTGGTACTTCCTGTGCCATGAAGACCACACTGATATTGAAGCATGCGCTAAGTGGGCTCAGGCTAACTACAAGCTGCACGTCTACTCTACTGCCGAAGAAGTAACAGGTAAAGAGGGTAATATTGCTGCTAAATTAAAAGCTGCAAAATATGACAGTGTTGGTATGTACGACCCTCACGCTGACAAAGACTTCCCAGAAGGCGGTATTATCGGTGCTATGGCATCCAACGATCCGTCTTATGGCGACAGCTTGCACTTAAAACAGATGCCGGGTGTTATTGCACCATCACTGACTTTGACTCAGCGTATGGCGATTTGGGAGAACAATGTTAACTTCTACAGAACAATCAACGGTGTTGGTGCTTTCTGGGAAGGTAAATGTGCCTCTGGTCAGTATGCAGATGCTATCCGCTTCGCTCACTGGATTAAATTCAGATCTGAAGAGTCTATGTTTGGATACATGCATCGCCGCTCTAATATGGGTCTGAGCATGAAGATGTCTGATGATGATCTTCCAGTTATCAAGTCTGTTCTGATGAACAACCCGATTAATCCGGGTATTAAGAATGGTGCGATCCTGACTGGTTTCGACGAAGACAACAATGTATTCTACGACCCGATCATCACGGTTCCGAAACGTGCAGAAATCCCGACCAATCAGTTGGCTGCTCGTGTTCTGGAAGGTGTGAAAGTAGAACTGGTGTATAATAACGCTCTGCACTTCGTTCGTATCCGGATCAACGTTCTTCTGGACAAAGTTGGTTCTAAATCCACTAATGCTGTTGCAATGACTGAATAAGGAAGCCTAGATGGAAACTCAAATTTTAACTCCTTATGCGTATGACCCTAAAAAGGTCAAACTGTATCTGATGCAGCAGCGTGTCACTGGCTTCGCTGCTGACACTAAGATCGTTGTTTCAAGAAACGAAGACAACATCTACCCTCACGTTGGTGTGGACGGTGAAATGTCTGCAGCCCTGTCTCGTAACCAATCCGGTGTTATGACTGTGTCTTTGCAGAATACCTCCGTATGGAACGCCTACCTTTCTGACTGGCAGAAACAGGCATCTATCACTGGTCTGGTATTCTTCCCGGTTCTGCTAGAAGGTAGCCAGGGCCCTGGTATTTCCACAGTCGGTTGGATCCAGAAACAGCCGGATCTGACCTACGGCACCGAAGTAGGCCAACTGGACTGGGATATTGGTATCCTGGATGCATGGCTCAACCGTGACAACATCACTGGTGCCCTCACTGGCCTTGCAGGTCTTGCAGGCATTATCTAAGAGCCCACCCCAGCACAAGCCTCACCTTCGGGTGGGGCTTTTTGCTTTTAAGGGTTTTGACGCACGGTTTTGAATTGGTTGAAAGGTTAAATTGACAATGCACCACAATCATGGTAAAATACACAAATATGGTGCACAACATTGACTAATAAGGATGCTATAAAATGGCTATAAACTTTAGACCTACAACAGAGATTGACTTAGCAGGGCACAACTTCGTGATCACCCACTGGGGACCGATGAAGGCAATGAAGAACATGCCTAAAATCGGCAAGATTGTAGCTGTCCCGTTGGGTGCTATCGGTGGATCTATTATCTCTGGTGGTCAGAATATGGCAGAGGTCCTTCCTACTGCTCTGGCATACCTGTTCCAAGAACTTGATGATAATTCAATTGAAGAGTTATTTAAAATCTTGTTCGAAGATATTACCGTAGATGGGGTGGATAAGCTTAATCCCGATGTTGTGTTCGCAGGTCATCTGCTGGAGATGATTAAACTGGCAGGTAAGGTTCTGGAGGTTAACTACGGCTGTTTTTTCACACAAGACGGTTTAGGAAGCCTTCTGGAGATGTTGCAACAGATGGGTATGATTCAGCAGGTGAACAATCTAGATCAGACTCCGGAAGAGCAGGAATAAGCAAAGTTGTTGTGAGGGCTAGTGAGTGGGCAGCTAAGAACAGCTCACTTAACTGGTTCGACTTTCTTTGGTGTAGGGTGCTCAAGAACTTTAAAGGGGAGAATTTTGAATCGCTAAATCTTGCAGATATGGCGTATTTCCTCAAGCTCTGCGAGTATCTTGATATCGAAGAATTCCTAGATACCGTCCAAAACAGGGAAATGGAGCGGGAGCAGAAGGCTGCCGCAGCTGCTGCGAAAGCTAAACGCAGGAGAGGATAATCTAAGGGCCGGATTCCTTTTCTGGGATCTGGCCCTTTTTATTATGAGGAAACCATGGCTACAAACAAAATAGTTGCCACAACAGTCAACAAGATTGGCTTTGAGATAGAGAACTCCTCCTACAAAAAAGCTGTAGAGAAAATTCGCAGTATCGGGAAGGAGTTCAGGAAACTGGGTGAGGATTTTAACTCAGCCAACCCTATGGGTAGATGGCAGGCAGTGGCTGTTAAAACTCAACAGACAATGCAACGGGTTGCCAGACAGCAATCTCAGGCAAATGCCAAACTGCACAAAGAGAGCGTAGCACAGGCCAAGAAAGAGGCTGCAGTAAGGGCTGCAATAGAACGTAGGGAGAATGCGAGACGTAAACAAGCTGTAGGTAATCTTACCGCTAAAAATCCAGAAATGGCTAGGATGCGTAAGTTCTACCAGCAGCAAGCTAAAGAGGCCAAAAAGGCTGCCAAATCTGCACCAGTGTCTTACGGTGGTTATAAGGCACCTAAGGCAAGAGTTTTGGCTAATGCCAAATCTTTCAAATATATCCCCGGTAACCCTAATATGGGTGGGGTGGCTTCCGACCCTAACCTTGTGAAAGCTCAGACAGCCGCTATGAATCGTTATCATAGACAGCTAAGAAGAGACAGTAAAGCCGGTATGGATAATAGGCTTATGTCGGATCGTGAGGCAAGGAGAACCCACCTCTACAACTCCGCGATAAGACTTTCTGCCAAGTATGGGGCCGGATTCCGTGGAAGCTTGCCAGGATACTCAGAGTTAGAGTCAAGGTTTGCTCGCGGGGAGATGAAGAAGTCAACCTTTAACGCCCACCTGTCAGCGCTGCAGTCTGGGTTTAAAAGCGCCACCAGCCAAACGCTTACACTAGGCGATGCCATGAGAGACTTACGTAGATCTGTTATTAATGCAACAGCTGCGTATACAGCTTTTTCTGGATTTGCTGCGGTTAACAGATCCGGTCACATGATGGAGGGGGCAAGTGCTGCTCTTACTGCTGTTACTGGAGATCCAAACAAAGCCAACAGTGAGGTTGCGTTTGTCCAGCAAGAGGCTATGCGTCTTGGTTTTGATCTCAAATCTGGTCTTCAAGGTTACGCCCAGATGTCGGTAAACGCCAAAAACCAGATGACAAATCAGGAAGTGCATGAGCTGTTTTCTGCATACTCCCAGTATGCTGCTGCTTATGGTGCTGATGAGGTAAAATACCAGCGCGGTATTATGGCAATCCAACAGATGCTCGGGAAAGGACAGGTAATGTCCGAAGAACTGAAGCAACAACTTGCTGAAGCATTGCCTGGTGCATACGAACCTTTTATCAAGGCCACCAAAGAGGCTTTTGGTCTTTCTGAACTCTCCATGGATCAGTTCATGGACATGATGAAGAAAGGTGAGGTTAAAACAGCCAAGATCATGAAGTATGTGGCTAAGTACATGAACGAGGCATCTGCAGCTGGTTATGAAAGAATGCAGAAGTCTAACGTGCTGGCAGAAAACAGACTGAAAACCTTCATCGAACTGACTCGTCAGAAACTGTTCACCCGTTGGTCTGACGAACTAACAGAGTTCTATTATACACTGATCCGCACGGGTGAGACTCTGCAATTTGTGTGGGATGCCTCTGGTGATTTTGTTAGCGGGTTTGTGAGAGGCCTTAACTGGGTAGTTGGTGAACTAAACAACACTATAGTCAAGATCCGCATGTTTTTCCTTGAATGGGGGATTAAATGGGGGTTCATAACAGCTAAGACGAAGGAATATTCTGAAGAGCTTCATGACACCTTTAGCTATGCTAAATGGGCAGGGTTTGCTGCTGCCATCATGCTGGTCGTCAACGCCCTAACAAAAGGTTTTGTCATGGCATCTATGCTTGTAAAAACCTTTAAATTCCTTAACTCTCTAAGGGGTGCAGCTGGAGCAGCGGGTGCCGCTACTACAGAAGGATCTGGTGGTGGAGCTCCGGCAGGAAAAGGTGGGGGTGGCCTCAAGACACCTGGTGGCAAAGTTGGTCTGCTCGGTAAGCTGGGCATTATCGGTACAATACTAAGCGCCGGGGAATTATTTAATGACCGTTACAACCCACTAAGTGAAAGAAATCAGCAGCTGGATACTATCAGCGATATGATTCGCAAAGATATCATATCGGGAGGTAACGGGTTTGTTAATCCTTTGGACACCTTACCGGGCGGGACTCTTCCGTTGCCGGGTGGCCCTGGTTTTGCTTCTCAATTAAGAACTATGGAAATGCTACCTTTAGAGATCAGTGATGGGAAAATCACGATTTCAATAGATGAGGGTGAGTTTAGCAAAATACTTGATGCAAAACTTGAGTGGGAGAATAACAAAGATATTAACTTTATGTCAACAGATCTTTGGTAATAAACAGCACATAGGGGGCTCCGGCCCCCTTTATTTTATCGGTGTTGTAAAAACGGCTATTTTATGATACAATATTTAGATGGTATCGGAGTGTCCTGGAGAGGTTATGCCAAGCAATATAGTTGATGAAAAAGACCTGTACAAGCCTCAAGAGGTTAAATCTCCAAAGGCTGAAAAGGCAGAACAGCAAACTGAAAGCGATGTAAAGTACACTATGTTTGTCAGCGGTCTTAACTATGGTGGTCGCAATACGGAGATGAAGGGTAAAAACTTTACTAACGATCTTGCCATCATCTTCGATCAGGTTGAGAATTACTCTTTCAAACATTCTGTTGATAAGACTGGGTTTGCGGTGGAAGATAAATCTACCCTGTCAGACCACGCTGTAATTAAAGATGGTGTATTTTCTTTTACTGGTAGGGTAAATACATCACCACATATAATCTATGAGCAAAACTACATTGACAGGAATACTGACTCTAAAAACCCTGCAGCGTCTATGCGACCAGGCGCTGCACTGGAGGCTTTGACTGAGATCATTAATAAGCGCCAGTTGGTTTCTTTGGTTACCGAGGAGAGACTCCTTGAGAACTACATTATAACCAGCCTTTCTGCCAACAAGTCTGTTGGTGAAGGTGCTGCGATGGTGTTTGATGTAGAACTTACAGAGTTCCGCACATTCTACTTGAACAAGGTTGTTAATGCAACTGTATACAGCAACCCTAAGAAAGTAGGCAAGACCCAGCAAAAAGGTGCTGTCAACGACTGCAAGAATGGTAGTAACGTAGGTAACAAGAGAGATACAGGGGCATTTGCAGACACCGCTTCTACAAACGCTGCAGAAGAATGGCAGCCATATAAATCTATGATGTGGACAGATGAAAACGGTGTTACCCAGTCTGCTGCGGATTGGTACTATCAGGAATATGGAAGACCTTCCACCATAGTCCCTTCAGAGCAGGGGAACTATGACAAAGTTAACGGAAAATAAGGGGAGCATATAATGGAACTTAAAGAGTGGTGCGTGATCACCTTTGTGTGGGACATTGACGGCTTTCCTGATCAAACCATGCGTGTTGTTTTAGATAACGAAACGTATGAAATGCGTATGCAATGGAATGAGAGGGATGAGTCCTGGTGGTTGTCCCTTGGTCCAGTAGGTGACAGTCCTTTAGTAACCAGAAAAGTAACAGCCTGCCAAGATATTTTAGACGGACTGCATTACAGAGATGATTTACCGAAAGGTAGGTTGATGGCTCTGTCGTTTAAAGACGATCAATACTGGGGCAGGGTTGGAAGATACAACCTTGGGGCAAGGTCTGAGCTACAACTTGTATACGGCACCCCGGTTGATCTTTACAAGGAACAGCAAGGGTTAGAATAATGGCAGAGTATAGACGTAGAACATGGCGATTATTGTTTGGTCGCCCTGTGGAACATGGCGGGAAATCAAAAACCAATATCCCAAAATCTGTTGAAAAGAAAGGGGAGAGCGATTCTGGAGTCTATGAGATTAGCTCAGACACAGGTGCTGCTAACATAGAGTTCGACATACAAAAAGATAACACCAAAGAGCCAAACAAAGGCTATGTGGTAGTTTACAACCTGTCTGACGATACAGTCAACTATCTGGATATGCATCAGGCAGACGCTCTTGCAGTGATGTTTGAAGCTGGCTATGATGATGAGAATCAGTTGATATTCTCCGGAACTGTAGAGTTCGTTGAAGACAGATGGGAAGGCCCTACCAGAAAAACTAAGTTCATTTTTGGAGATGGCACTGAGAACATCATTAAGTGTCAGAGCACCAGATCCTATCAGAAAGGCACACCTTTAAACTCTGTACTCAATGATCTTCTGAAGGATATGAACTTGCCGAAAGGTAGGGTTGTTGGTTTTGGCAACCAGACTTTGCAATACTCTATGGCTTTTTCTGGGAACACTGCCGAGAACCTTCGCAGGTTTGCAAGACTGACCAATTCAACATTCAGTGTTCAGGATGGGGCTTTGTATTGGACCAAAGTCGGGAAGAGGTTCAAGGACTCTGTGTTTGAAATCAGTGCAGAGTCTGGGATGCACGGTTCACCTACGCCTAAAAATCCAGAACCTGCTAAAAAACGAAAAGCCAAAGCTGCTGCAAAAGGTGGCACCAGTAAGAAAAAGAAAAACCCGAGAGAAGATGTCGGTCTTACTGTAACCACATGCCTTAACGGAGCTATTCTCCCAGAGTCTACCATTTATCTTAAAAGCAGGCAATATACTGGTTTCTATAAGGTGATCACGGTGCATCATAAGGGCACAATCGAAGGTGGTGATTATACCACAGAACTTGGCCTTGGGGAAGCTGTAGGTGGGGTTGTTGACAAAACCGAGGAGGTATAATGGCAATAAACAGGAAAGATGCTGCTGTCAGATCCTTTATAGAGAAAATAATGAGGGACTACCACACCAGTATCCGGGCCAGAGTTGTCAGTGTTGATTACAGTATACCTTCAGCCGCTGTGCAGCCAATAGCGGAAACCACGTTTGATGACGGGGATGTGGAGAGATATCCACTCATCTATGACGTTCCAATTCAAGTTATGTCTGCAAACGGTGGGAAGGCAAGGTTAACACTTCCTATTAAGGCTGGAGATGTTGTAGGACTGCAGTTTTCAGAGAGAAATGAAAACAATAATGACGATCAACAAACCCACGGCCTGTTTCCCGGGTGGGCAATCACATCTGTGCATTCCGACTCAAACGCTTTACAAATTGATCCTGATAATGTAGAGTTATGGAATGATAAGGTCTATTTTAAACTAACACCTTCTGGTGATTTTGAGCTTCAAACACCGGGTGGAACATTACGGTGTGACAGTAGTGGTGAGTTTTCTTTCACCAATGGGGCTGCCAATTTACGAGCTGCTGTGGACGGAAACATTAGAATGAATGGTGCTACAATAGACCCCTCAGGTAGGATCATAACTGCCGCTGGTGTGGATTTGGATTCATTCTATGCAGAATATAAAGGTCATACCCACTCTTGCCCTGATGGCGAGACAAGTGGACCGCACTAATAGAGGTCTTGCATGGCTACGCTTTATAGTGATATACTGATGGACCCACAGACAGGTGATTTGGCAATAGACAAAGGTCTTGAGTTAATAGATTCAAACCAGGTAAGTCTGCGCCAGCGCCTGTGGATGAGGTTTAATACATGGAAGGGGAGCTGGTACTTTGACGAGCTGTTTGGCTTCCCTTATATGGACTTTCTTAGCAAGAAGGTCATGAAGACTGTTCTTGATAACAAGATTATGGAAGTGGCAAGACAGGAACCTGATGTGCTGAACATCATAAATTTCCAGTCTACCATGGATCGAAGATCAAGAACATACCAAGCGTTCTTTGAGGTTGTCACCAAGGAGAACGAAATTGTAAGATTGGCTTTCGTAGGCCTTGATCAGTTTACTTACCCACAACCAGATGACGGGACAACCTCTCTTTGTGATGACGAGGGTTGGATCAAGTGGGCTAATAAACTGTACTACCTGATCAACTTCAGATTACCGAGAACTGGGGACGCTACATGGTGGAACCAGTACGCTGGTCCTGAGATGGAAAACCCAATCCCTGTAGGTTCTCTGTTGACTCAGGATAAAGATCTGCTGATGACTGAGGCAGAACAAACAATTAACCGCAATACCTGGACGCTTGCTCCGGATGAGCGCGAGTATTCTGGTGTTATAGCCACTTCTAATGATGAGGCCATCGCTAACCAGTCTGGTCGTGCTATTGATGTTAACTAAGGAGAAATCATGGCTGTAGCTTATCCTACAATACCAATTCCAGATCTTGAAGATGCAGAAACAGTCCTGAGCGATGACTTCTTAGTTGTCAACCAGACTGATGGGACAAGAAAGGCTAAGATTGACGATGTTGTCAACGATCTTAGCATTACTAAAATAGTCTATTTCACAGAGGGCGGTTATCTTAAGAGCAAGAAGGACTTTGCTTATGACCCAGAGACTAAACGCTACTACACGTGGAACGGGGATTATCCTAAAATAATCCTCCCAGATTCTACTGTAGAGGGTGCCGGAGGTGTGTCTGCAAAAGCCTGGTCTGTTTTTGGTGAGCTCGCTGCAACTTCTTCTGGCAGAATAGTTGATTACGGGTCTATTGGTGGTCAGCTTGACATGGATCTTGAAGTTGCTGATACCTTTAAAGTTCGACTCACTTCAAACACCACAATCTCTTTTGAAAATCAAACGGAGGGGCTTGAAGGGGTAGCGAGAACTATAACCGTATGCATTACTCAGACCTCTGGCGGTAACAAAGTCTATTGGCCTGATAATGTTAAATGGGCATACGGACGAGACCCTATTCTAACATTTACAGCTGGTGCCACAGATATTTTCAAGTTAGAAACTTACGACAACGGGCTAACTTGGTACGGGGCACTGATTATCGCAGGAGCTATCTAAGATGCGTATTCAACACAACATTGATAACGTATTTCAGATGATCGAGGGGCACAGGAAGTGCCTCGATAACAACACGGGCATTACCAATACCTCTACACAAAATAAACTAGTAAACCCTGATGGTCTTATAGCGTCAGGGTGGGCAGGTAATAAGATAAATAACGACTGGGCAATGCATGAAGCCCAAGCTGTGTTGATTCTGGGATACATTGAAGCATATAGGGCATCGAAAAGCGATTTCTATCTTGATAGGGCAAAAGAGGCTTGGGAAGCTTATAATAGTCATCTTTTGGGCGCTTATGCTGTAGAAAGTAAAATGAAAAGATTGTCCCACTACCCGTTATCCACAGATGGGGTTCCATCACATGGTGGGTTTAAAGATGTGGTGGTATCTTTCAACAAAGGTAGAGGAAAAATTCCTGCTGGATCTCCCACATGGGGAGAATATCTGGACAAGGCTTTTCAAGCGTATAATGGTGTGCTAGGAAGAAACACTGTAGACTCCGATGTTTACGGCGGCACAGACGCTAACCCGGATTGGACAACTTCTGGATTGAGTTGGTGGGTTGAGTGGTATATAGCGTGGGACGGTAACCGTTACTGGGCCAATGGCAGCATCGCGGACAGTGGTCATACATCTGCAGAGTTCGGAACAATCCAGTTGCAAGATAAGGGCGTTACAGGTAGCCACAAGGTGACCTATTGCGTGAGATTACCTCAAGAGCAGGGGGGATCGGTGATACCTGCAGGATCTCCGGTAGTGGTGAATCCCATCAACGTTGTTGCAGACAATCAGGCCCCGGAGTTGGACGGTGAAGAGATGTGGTGCGATGCCTGTTATCAACTCTATACCTTAACAGGTGAGGAAAAGTATTACACTACATTTAAGCAGTCTTACAATAAGTTGCTTAATTTCAGCGATATAAACGCTTACGACAAGCTGTTTAGAAAAACCACGTTGATTAAGGCACCGTTCACAGACGGCACTTGCCTGGTTGCAGGGACTGTCCCCGTTATGAGCAGGGACAGTGACGGATATATTAATTTCAGGATGGCTGCTCGTCGCCCTTGTGAGATAATTCAGAAAGGCACAACCTATAAAATAGGTAGGGATACTGAAATTGTTATGAATTTCGGAGGCGATGGAGTTCTGTTCCAGCCTCATTTCATTCTTAATGACGGAAATGATAACAAAAAGCAATACAGGATAGGGGTTCCTTTTGGAGGGGCAGAAGTAGCAGAAATAGTTACAAAGGTTACTGATTTTGTAGAGGTGGTAGGGAAGGATGGTAACCCATACCTCCTGCCTAAAGAAGAAAACATTGTTGTAAGTGGTGGCGCTAGTGTTAGTATGCAGTATGATACTGACATTTACAACCACTCTGACAACTTCACCCGTTGCAACATAACAAAAGGTAAAGTAACCTTCAATTTTGGAAGGGAGATCTCTTTAAACTCAGTCACTTACCGATCAGACGATGAGATGGTAAGAGTCAAATTCCTTGACAAAGATCGTTGGTTATGGTATGCTGATCTATATGCTACTAACGGACAATGGGTAACAGAAACTCTTACTCTGGGAGATTTCAAACTAGATCCGACACAACCTCACCATACTGAAGAAGAGATCAAACCTTTCTTTGCTAATCCTAAAGGACTCGCCTCTGTAGATTTCAGTCTGAGCGACAGGCAGATAGGTAATGGCTTGTTTGATCTGTATTGCGTCAACACCTTGCCACAATTTTATATTGCAGACAGAGAAGCTTACCTCATCTGGTTTAGTGTGTGGATGGCGAGCAAGACAGAATCAACAGCCAGAGTTGGTGATTGTTATGTCAGAAACTACAAGCAAGGTGCCTACAGGCACACTCCTGGTGTGTTCCCTGCCGGAAAAGTGATAGATAAGGAAAATTACCTTCTGGAGGAAAGGCCGAACTGGCCTTATCCTGGCATGCAATACCCAGCAGTTTACTGTATGGGCGCAGAGAACATAGACCGCTATAGATTGTCAAATACAATTGGCTTTCTGTATGACTCTCAAGTCTGGTATAATAATACATTTAAGACAGAAGGACCAGTCGCCTCCCGTTATGTATGGCAGAGAGGTAACGAAGGATTGACTGGGTGGTGGGAGATGGTAGATAACTCCAAGCTACAGTCAAGGTCTTTTGTTGCTGCATGCCGAACAATATATGAGCTCAAGAAACATAAAGAGCCTGTTGATGAAAGATTATTCCTGTTCTGCCAGAAATGGGTATGGTTCCTCAACAGATTCCAGTCATCTCATTCTGGAAATCCACCTACAGATTTTAACACCTCTGGAGGATATTCTTATCAAGACAGAGGTGATAGGATGTGGGTGGTAGGTGAATGGCTTGCAGGTTGCTGCTGGCTAGGCCTATGCGGGTATTCAGAGACAATACCTCAAATAGATATTGTTGTAGAAGCCTGCATGAAGACCTTGCAAAAGCACCACTTCATCAACGGAGATAATGTTTTAAACGGCTGCTGGGCAGTTTCTGACCCAGTAGGCTATCACTCTGGCGAAATCCTTCGCGGTCTTGGACTTTACGCTCAATACCGTGGATTGTACCTTTAACATAGGGGGCTGTTTGCCCCCTTTTCAGGAGAAAGAATGGCTGATATTAAAGTTGTCAGAATTGAATCTCTTCCTGCCACCACCACAGTGACAGAGGATGATTATCTGGTTGTTCAGCAACCAGACCTGACCCGTCGTGTTAAGATTGGCGACGTTGTCCATGTTGATGGGACTGTTTCTCATGTAATCTCCTTTAAGGAAGGTGGTAAGTTAAACGGCCCAACGGATTTTGCCTATTTCGAAGAGGAAGACCTCTACCTGCGTTGGAAGGGCGAATTCCCACACACTGTTCCTGCACTGTCTTCACCATACTCTGATGGTGGGATTACCGATGCTGCATGGATGGTCTATACAGATCCGTCATTAAGAGAAGAGTTAGAATCCACCATTGGTGCATCCATGATCATGACGGCTGAAGGTCAGTCTGTCCAGGATGTAATGGATGTTACAGTTAAGACAGCCAATGACGCTAAAGCACTGGCTCAGAAAGTAGATTTCGGCACAGTGCATACTGTAGGCGATGTTATCCACCTTGTCAACTTTGTTGGTCCTGCAGTTATCGAAGAGGGAAGAACCACTAACTATCCTTCTGTAGCAGCTGGTGAAAAATTCCTGAACGGTGTAGTATCTCGTCGTGATACTAAGACTGTTGACGGCATTTTCCGTGGCGCTACCTCCGGAGCCATGTATACCATTGCAGTGACTAATGGTGTTGCAACAACAAAAAGAATAGCTCTTCGTGACGAATTTAAACGCTTAGAGGCAAACAGCCCAACAAGAACCGTTATTCGAGCTGGTGACGATGTTAACACAGCAGGGTACCTGCAGCTTGATGCGACAGGTCGTTGGGGTATGTGGAACCAGCAGACATCTTCATGGCAACCTCTCGCTGTAGAGCAAGGTGGTACAGGAGCCAGAGATGCCGCAGGTGCACGTATTAACTTAGGAACTTTCTATAAGCAACGTGCAGCCCTTGAAGCAAATTTCAATATCAATAACTTGACTGGTAATCAGGATGGTGTATACTACCAACCGATGACTGCTAACGCTACTGAGGCAAATGGTTACCCAGCAGGTTCTGGTGCTGGTCACCTGATCGTTTGGCAGAACAATGCTAACGGTGGTGCAGGTTGCCGTCAGGAATACTACCCATTCTCCAACGTCGATGTTTGGTATCTGAGAACTTATCAGGCAAACACAAACCAGTGGACTGCATGGCAGCCGATGGTTAGACCTAGGAATGATGATACCTTCAGATCTCATATCGGCCTTGGTAAAAACAACTCTCCTGCCTTTGGGCACCTTTACTTGGCTCAATACTCTGGAGATGTTAAATCTGCTTCTGGTATTCTCCATGGGGATAAATATAACACTGATGGTGTTCTTGAGCATGGCTACAGAATCTACTCTGAAGTAAGAAACGATAACAAAGCTTGGTTGACAATCCACCTCCACAAAGGTGCAAAAGGGTCTGAAACTCATAGATATTTAGGCTTCCGTGAAGACGGTGTGTTAGATTGTCCTAAATATATGCAGGTTGGTGATCTGAACGGTCAGCTGGCAAACTGGGGACTTGGAGAATGGATCCGCAGTTCAGGAGCAGAAAGAGGTTTCTGGGGATCCAAGAAAGCCGCCAAGATGGTAATCTGGGATGGCGGTATGGATGAATCCGGTAACGGCACTCTGGAATGGGGTGTTTATAACAACCGGAAGGCCAAGTGGGAACCTTTACCTCAGGCCGCAGGTGGTACTGGGGCTACAACTATTGCAGAAGCTCAAAACCTGTTCAAAGTTCCCATGGCAGCTGGTGTAAAAGATTTCTTAACACTGCCAAGAACCGCAGGGATGGAGGACGGGAAATACTACCCGATTATCGTTAGAACAGACGCGTATTATGCTCCTGCAGTTGGCACCGATATTACCATAGTTACCAGATCGTCATCTGGCGGTGACCCTATGAACTGTGCTACCCTGCAGTGTCATTATAGGACTGGAGGTTGGACCGACAGAGGAGACGCTTTCTACGGGGTGGTAAACTTCTACCAGAATGAAAAAGCAATTCTTGGGATGGTTGCTCCAACAAGGGGCAAACAAGACTATGTTGCTTTCTATGTGGAGGCTCGTGCTTTCCCTGTTAGCATATATGCAAGCAGAAGTGTTGCTGAGGTGTTTACCAAGGAGCAGGATTACCAGATTGGCTCTGTAACAAACAATCAGGATGGGGTTAAGTTCGTTGCACCTCTCCAGTCAGCAGATTTGAATCTGGCTGTTCTTGGAGATAACAATACCAACACCAGACCTATTGTTGACTTCAAAGGTACCTCTGGGTTCTACACTGGTGGTGGCACACAGTGGCACTATATAGGCTCAGCTGAACGCTATGCGGTGATGAGCAAAATGAACATGCCTAAAGTTGAGCTCTGGGCAGACGGTATTGACTATCTGTGCTACGGAAGTCCTAGAAAGGCGTTATTCTCTAATGCAGGATTCCAGTGTGCATCGGATGGAACAGAGGATCTAACTAACGGTACGTTTACCTCTAAATGTGGTAATGGTGCTGATCTCAAAGGTCAAGCGGAGTTTAGATCTACTCCAGAAGCGGGTCAAGTTATTGTTCGTGATGTTGTAGGTTCTGCTCATAGATTCTATAACTTCAACAAAGACGGCACTTTCTCTGCACCTGGTGGTTTTGTATGCCACACAGGGGCTGACTGGAACAACCAGTTCGGCAACAATAACCCGTCCAAAATAATGGCTGGCAATGTCAACGGACCTGAAGGTTCGATGGTTGTTGGTGGGTTGTCTGTGGCATTCTCTGGAAACTATGCCTTCCAGATCGCAGGTCGTTTAGACCAGTTGTATACCCGTTCCATAGAGCAGGGAAACCACAGAGCGTGGAACAAGGTTATTCAGCACCGTGGTCAAGGATTGGGAACTAACAACCTTAACGATTACAAGGCAGATCGTGAAGGTATTTACCATCAAGAGGCAAATGCCAACGCCACAGCGGAAAGAAACTACCCGCCGGGACAGCAGATGGCTGGCACACTGATCGTGCTTAGAAACTCTGCTAACGAGGGCACGGGCTGTATTCAGATCTACAAGATGTACCTTGGTGGAACATGGGAAAGGTATTATAATAACACTGGTAGTGGAATGACTTGGAGTCCTTGGAAGAGAACAAGCTTCCCGGAAAGCACAACCGCCCCAGTTATGCCTGATCTTTGGTTACCTTTGACCTCCAACTTAAAACCTGCACTTGGTGAGGGTGAGATGGTGTTCTCCAGACCATCTACAGCAACATACTTTTCTAAACGTGGTGTGATGGTTACTGCCCAGAACGATCAACCTAGGTTTGAAAGAGATGGTCTGCTTATCGAAGGGCAAAGGACAAACCTGATGCTTAACAGTGAAGACCCGAGTAAATGGGGAGCCAGTCAACAGATTACTGTTGGTAACACTGTAACAAACACTAACGGCACAAAAGGTGCACGATTTACAGTAAACACTGCATCCGGTGTGGAAACAACAGCGTTAAACCTTGCTACAGTTCCAGCCACCAGAGGTGCCGATGTGACAGGTGCTGAGAAATTCTGTACTGGGTCTATTATTGCAAGGGGAGGTAAAGCGAACCAGAGATTACGTGTAAGATTCGACATGTATGACGGATCCACCACAGTATTCCAAGGTGACGCTTATGTTAACCTGTCAACACTTGAAGTTAAAACAACAGGTGGTGCAGCTGGGAGAATTAAAGTAAAAGCTGAGAGATGGCAAACAGCTGGACCTGCTTGGGTAAGGATTGCCGCTACGTTTGAGGCAGTGGCCTCTGACAAGAATATCGGGTGCCAGTTCCAGATTTCTCCACCTGAAGGTGCTCAGCATGTTGTAGGGGATTGGGTTGACGTTGCAATACCTCAGTTTGAGTTAGGATCTTGTGAGTCCTCGTTTATTCCTACAGGGACTTCACCAGTAACTAGAGCGGCAGACCTTTGCAAATTCCCAATGACGGACACCTTAGCACCTAGACCGTTCACTGTTGCTGCCACTGTGGATGCCAACTGGAGAGGTTGGGGCAAAGCTCCTAACGCAGCTCCTAGGGTTATCGATACAGAAGGCCATCAGTCTGGTGCTGCATTTATCATGGGGTTCGGATCTGCACAAAATGTTTCGGAAGATGGCTATCCATACTGCGATATTGGCGGGTCAAACAGACGTGTTTATGAAATGGCTAAAGCACGTAAATTGAAGATGGGGTTCAGGATAAAAGAAGATGGTAAAACCTGCTCTTTTGCTAACGGACTGGTAAGCACGGAAACACAGTCTTCTTGGGAGTTCCTGGCAGGAGGTGCTTTCATCCGTATCGGTGGTCAAACCGCATCTGGTGAAAGACACTTGTTTGGTCATATTAAGGATATAAGAGTTTGGAACTCTGCACTGACCGACACCCAGCTTATGATGGAGAGTGTTGAATAATGAATACCTTTACCCTTGGATTCACCGACAGGGAAGACTTTAACGGTTTCATGGATGAAATCGGCTTTTACGAGAATGAGGCGTTGCAAAACACCCTTCTTGTAGAGGTTGTTGGGTTCATTTACACAGAAACTGGAGACACTTATGAGGCCGAAGATGAATTTGGCAACATGGTGATCTATCCTGTTTGTGAAAAAAGTGAACTGTTTTATGTCAACGTTCTTGCTCTTGATGAAGATGCAGAGAACATTATATCTAAAAGTGGAAAAGTTGTAGAACCGCTGAGGTTGAACATGTTCGACCCTTCGGCGTCTACCTTGGAAACACTTTAAAGTATTGCCCTCGCTCCGGCGGGGGCTTTTTGTTTGTATTGCGTATTAACTCAAAATCTGGTAAAATAACTATCATAATTGTTTAACCTGGAGGCACAATGTTTTTATGGGAAAGGCCTAGATACCTTCCAGATATCAGATTGGAATTACTTGCTGATATTGTTACCTTCAAAAGTCCGTTCACAGGTAAGACGCAAAAAGTAACCTACGCAACACCAAACTGGAAAGGAACTTTGACGGTTTCCAATATTAGCGAGTCACAGTTGCTTGAGCTCAAGAGTTTTATTGATCAGGTTTATAAGGATGGGAACATCTTTCTTATCAAAACTTACGGTCACTCAGTAACTGCCAATGAGCCAATCGCCCTTGGGCCAACTGGTAACGACGATTTCTTGAAGACGGTTGGGTGGGAGCCTAACAGGGATATAGCCAGAGCTGGAGATAAAATATCTGTCAACGATGAGTTGAAGGTAGTGACAGCTCCAGTGCGGAGCGATGGTGTTGGGGCTGCTGTTATAAATATATCTCCAAGACTTAGGAAACCTATTGCTTCAGGAGATACTATGAAGATAATAACTCAATCCCCGAAGGGTAGGTTTCATATCAGAGATATTTATAAAATTAAGCAAAAAGTTGATGCTATGCAAAAAGGTGATAATATAGTTATCAATTTCTTTGAGGATTTCTAAGATGATCAGAGCGCCATTAGATAATTTATTTCTTGAAAAGCTGGAGCTTGATGGTGTTGAGATCTTAATTGCTGCAAAACTAGAGCTACCAACAGGAACTGTCAGGGTGTGCTCAGGCACTGGTGTTGTAGTAATTGAGGGGCAACATTTCATAGGCATAGGTGGATCAGCGACATTAACCGCTGTGTCGGAGAAAGATGCCACCAACTTCGGATCTGTAGTAGCAACATTGAACGGGTTTGACCCTAAGTATGTTGGTGATCTATTGAAGACAGAGTATTCTGGTTGTCGTGCCACGTTGTATATCACAGCTATGGAGAATGGTCTACCAGTAACCACCAACGGCTTGTTTGACGGTCTTATAACAGATATGGCTATTCAGACAGGGGAGAACAGTGCTCTGTCAATATCCATCTCTTCCATCTTCAACAGCTGGCTAAGAGGATTCCCTTATCGATACACAGAGGAAAGCCACAGCTCCAGAAACGATAATGACAGATTTTTTAAATATGTGGATCAGGTGGCGAGTCGCCCGATCATTTGGGAGGTTTAATGAGCACACATCCTCGTTTAGTAGACTGGCAAGAAAGATTGTGGAGAGTGTTTGACGAAGAGTCTGCTGTTCCGTTCGAGTGGGGATTTCACGATTGTTGCACTTTTGCAGCCAAGTGTGTTGATGCCCAGTATGGAACAGATATTCTTTCTAACTTCGAAGGCACGTATAAAACAGAGTTGGAAAGCAAAAGATGGTGCATGCTCCGTTTCAAAACCACACACCTGCCTACTATTTTTGATCTCTTTATGACGCGGCTGGATACTCCTAAACAGGTTCAGCGTGGAGATATTGTCATTTTCGAAGGTCTGAACGGGCTCACCGCTGGTGTGTTCTGGAACAACCAGATTTGGGCGAAAGGTGATAAAGGGGTCTTTATGTTCGACATGAAAGATTCTATCGTTGTTGATGTCTGGAGGTATTAATGCCAATTGCAATGATTGATAACATCGTTGCTTCTGCAAGATCTTCAAGTTATGACTGGAACGCATCCAAGGCAGCTCTGGCTGACAGCCTGAACACTGTTACCACCAGAACTCTGGATAAGATTTTTGAGGGCAACAAATCTTACAGAAGTCAGCAAGATAGACAAAAGCTTCTCAGATCTTCTGCTGCACCCTGCTCTGTAGTGTATGGGAAGACACGCACATCCGGATTGCTTGCGTTTTTGGAGCAGGATAGCGACAGAACCCTCCATTGTGCTATTGTTCTTGCCAATCATCCTCTGGAAGGTATAGAAGATATACTTATCGACGGTAATCCTATTTCCTCGTATGGAGATCTGGTATCGTGGGAGCTACATAACGACAGAAAAACATCTGATCCTTTCATGGGTACACACTGCCCATCATGGTCACCCGATATGATAGGTAGAGGGATCAGTTGGCTACGTGCCAGCTTCAGGTTTGACCCTAACAAGTTTCCTTTTGGGTTGCCAAACGTTACACTTGTCAAGGTTGGTAAAAAATGCTATGATCCTCGTATCAGTAAAGAGGTGTATACCAATAACGCGGCCTTGGTGATCCTAGACTATTTAAGAACGTACCTTAAATGTCCTGACGAAACCATCAACTGGGAGTCCTTCAAGGAGGCTGCCAATATATGCGACGAGGCGGTAAAAAACGCAGACGGAACCAGCGAGAGCCGTTACACAATTAATGGCGAGTTCGATATGGATGAGGCCCCAGCAAGTATTATGGCAGAAATGCTGAAAGCTTGTGGCGCAGATCTCAGCTATGTAGCTGGTAAATATGGTTTGCTGGTTGGTGCATACTATGGCCCGGCAACAATGACACTGAGTGAGGACTGTGTCTGTGGTGAGGTCAAGATCTATCCGGAAGCCTCATTTGACAAAAGATCCAACACAATAACTGGCAGATTCACTAGTCCTACCAAAGGGTATTCTGAAACAGATTTTCCATCAGTGTTTGTCCCAGAGTGGATAGAGAAGGATGGAGAAAGAAAGATAATCGATATAGACTATCGCTTTGTTACCAGTCCTTATCAAGCTCAGCGTGTTTCTGCAATCTTCCTAAGACGTGCCAGAGCTGGCAGGATTATTGAAGTCACCTGCAATATGCGAGGTTTCAAATTTAAACCTGGTCGTTACGTTACAATGGACCTCCCAAGTATTGGTATAGTGGGCCAAGAAATGAGAGTTCTTGAATGGGAGTTTACTAAAAAGGGTGGTGTCAAGGTAAAACTTCGTCAAGATGCTAAAGAGTGGAATGATGCCACAGGGCAACTTCCGGATTCTGGCGATGTAGATATTCCAATATCTCCATCTGGTGTAGCTCAACCGCAAAACTTCAGATATTCCGTTCTCCAAGCTGGAGAAGTAACTCACGGTGTTTTGGCTTGGGACAACGTTGGGACATACGCTCAAAATATTGTGCAGGTAAGAAAGAACGGAGAGATTGTTTGGACAGCACAGACAGTTGAGCAGTTTGTCCGTGTTGAGGGTCTGACTAAAGGATTCTACACAGCCACTGTTGTTGCAACATCTTATAAAGGTGGTGTATCTCCGGAAGCATATTGTGAGTTCAACATTCAGGCACCTGAAGCTCCTGTTTCTGTGGAGGTTAAACAGGGATACTTTGCTATTACCCTGATCCCGCACAGCAGAGACTTGGCTAGTGTAAGCACCCAGTACGACTTTTGGACATCTGGGATGACAAGATTGCCAGATACCAGTGATGCAACCGTTACTTCAAAAGCCACGCGTATGGGTGTTGGTTCAACTTGGACATCTGAAGGTCTGCAGAACGATAAGATTTATTATTGGTACATTAGAACCACAAACGCTTTTGGTAGTTCTCGGTTTATAGAATGCGCTGCACGCTGCTATACATCCATTGAAGATCTGATGCCTCAGATAGATGCTGAATTTAAAAAGACAGAAACTTATAAAGAGTTGATGAGCACTTTAGATTCCTCTATCGAAGAGGTTGAAAATCGGGTCACAGAGCTTAATAAATACATGGATGGTAGGGTAGATGAAGCATTCCAGCAACTCGGAGATAGGATAGGCGCGGTAGTTACAGAGACAACTCAGAAGTTTGAGGATGTCAATGGTAACATTACAGCACTGGATAAGAAACTTGTTGCTGCACAAAATAAGTTTACTAACGACCTGAACACTGAAAGTGGTAGACTGGCATCCCTGATCGAGACAACCAATAAAGCAACTACTGATCTTTTGAACAAAAAGACAGAGGCTTTAGATGAAAAATTGGTTGCCGCCAAGGGTGAGCTGGTAGAGCAAATAGGGGGTGTTGAGAGCGGATACCTTGCTGGAGATAAAACTCTAGATGGCAAGATCAATACTCAGAGAACAGAGCTTGATGCAAGTATCCTAAGCACCAACAAGGCAACAGTGGATCTTTTGAACAAGACCTCTGAAACCCTGGATCAAAAGATTAGTCAGACAAATGCGACGGTATCTAAGAACTATACCACGTTAGATGGTAAGATAACCACTGCAAAAACTGATCTCAATACTTTGATCGCTAATACCAATAAGGCCACCACAGATTTATTGAATCAGAAAACATCTGCACTGTCAGAGCAGATAACTTCTGCCCGTGGAGAGATCTCTACCAACAAGCAGGCAATTAAGGACTTGGATGGGAAACTTACCTCCACAAAAACAGCACTTGATGCTACAATTTCTGATACTAATAAAGCCACTGTGGATCTTATTAACGGTACCGCGTCAGCTATTCGCCAAGAACTTGCGGTTGCTAAACAGGAAATAATTGATGATGTTGGTGATGTATCTGAGCTTAGAGCTGCAGTAGCTACAACATCTAAGGCTGTAACCGACTTAGAGGGCAAAGTAAATGCTCAATGGGGAACAAAGATACAGGTAGATTCCGCAGGGAATAAGTATGTTGCAGGTATCCAGCTGGGCATGGAGGGGTCCGGAGGACAAGTTCAATCATACTTCATGGTTAGTGCAAACAACTTTGCGGTATACAATCCTGGTAACGGCACAGCAACCCTTGCTTTCGCAATCAAGAACAACCAAGCGTTCTTGAAAGATGCTTTTATAGAAAATGGTACGATCTCTTCAGCCAAGATCGCACAGGAAATTTCGTCAAACAACTACGATGGCAACGGGTACCATAACTACGGGTGGTATATTAACAAGAACGGGCACGCCCAGTTTATGGATGTGTGGGTGAAAGGCAATATCAATGCCAGTTCTGGTAACTTTACAGGGTCGGTTAACGCCACTAGTGGTACCTTCCGTGGAGATGTTTATGCCAATAACGGTAGTTTTAGAGGCAACATAGATGCAACAGGAGGTACTTTCCGTGGACGTGTAGAAGCTTCAGTTATTCGTGCCAACCAGTTTGAAGGTGCAATTGTTGCACACAGGACTTACGGGGATTGTGCCCCAGTATACAACTCCCAGCAGAGGGTTTGCCGTTGGAGGTGGAGATACGTAGATAACGTTTCAGGTCAAGGTAAGAACGTAACATTCTTCTTTAAACTGAATGGTACTCGTGCCAACTCCCAACTAAATGCGTGGATAGCCGGTCATCAACTCCTTGCTGGCAAGAAATACGGAAACGACAACGATGGCATGTGTGCAGTCGGGATAACAGGTCTAGGTGAACAAACTATAGACATTATTATTGAGATCTACACACCGTGGTCAACGTCAAACGTGACAGGTATTACAATCTCCTGTCCTACTGTGGTTGTTAGTCGTTCTAACTCCAGCTTCCAGGGACCTTGGAACGAGTCTCACGACTAACCTTTAAAGCCCCGCTTAGGCGGGGTTTATTTTTATGCTCAGATTGACTATTGTTACAAAATTTGGTAAAATACCTTGTAGAGATTTTCAAACCGGAGGAGTGACGTGGCTAAGTATGGATTGACAGAGGCTGGTTTCGTTATACCAACTCTAAATGATCTAATCGTTGAAACTAAGCAAAGCCTGATCCGTGCTTTTGGCGAAAACTTCAACGTACAGAGTAACTCGGTTGCAGATAAACTGACCACTATCTTCAACGAGAGAGAGTATCAACTTATTCTTATGGCAGCATCTGTATACGCTTCGCAGACGCTGTATGGTGCAGAAGGTATTTATCTTGACGAACTTCTTGGGAGACAAGGTATTTACCGAAGAGGCCGTTCTAAATCGTCAGGTACTTGCCAGTTGACAATCAACACAACTGTGCCGTACAATATGATTTACGATTCCAAAACTTATACACTGGACAGTGGGAATTTTGTTCTCAGCAACGACGTGCAGGTAGCAGGAAACCTTATTGCCCACAGAATAAATGCTCCAGATTTAAGGATTGGTAAATACAACTTTCAAATTACCAACCAGACAGATGGAAGTATCAAAACAAAAAGTCTGGTTTTAACAGACAAAGCGCTGGACTCTTCGGATTTGCCAAGCTTTTACGGAGAAATCAAGCAATTCATTGTCGATAACACAACATTGTTGAACGATGACCTGATTCAAATAGATATGTTGACAGGGACATTGTGGATAGGCTACAATTCGAACCTTGATCAGGTTGGACTTAATAGCAGGGTGGATTTCAGGGTATCTCCTGTTGTAGGAGAAAGAACTATCACTCTGGATGTTATCGCTAACGAGGCTGGGGAACTTTCAAGAGAGGCAGAGACTGTAACAACAATGTCGCCTACCCCTAGTGGGTTTATCAAGCTGACCAACAGAGAAAGATTCAACGAAGGTAGGGATGTTGAGAAAGACTCAGAATATCGTCTGAGAGCTTCCAGCACTAAACAGTTAACATCTAAAGCTACTCGTCCTGCAATCCTTAGTGCTGTAAGCGAGGTGAAAGGTGTTGAGAAAGTGAGGGTGTTTTCTAACAACACTGATAAAACGGATGCTAAAGGTATACCACCTTACAAATTTCAAGTGGTTGTGTTTGGTGGTGCAACAGAAGACATTTGTCAAGCACTGTATCAAACTATTGCCTGTACAAACAGAACGTATGGGAATATTTTCTATGATGTCACCACATCCGATGGTCAGACTGAAAGAATTTATTACTCTAAGGCAAACACTTATCGCCTAGATGTTAGGATCACCTACTCTGGTGCCGCGCTTTCTACTACCGAAAAAGAGGCCATTACAGAGGCTCTTCTACAGGTTGTCAACGGACTTGATGTTGCCGACACTCTGTACAATATTCAACTGGTAGGTGCTGCATCTGCTGCGGTGTCAATAGGTAGATTTAATAGGTTGGTAATTCAAGTTAAACCTATCGGAGCTTCTGATGAAGCTTACACCACGAATGACATTGTTGCGAACATGACCGAGGTGTTTGACCTCGACGAAAGCAATATAACTTTCCAACAAACTATTTAAGGCGGCGAGATATGGCAGAGATTAAGTCGGATGTTAACCACATCCACACTCTGCCAGATTTTGTTCAGGGAGGTCTTGACTACCTACCTGGGGATTTTCTGGCTGAGAAGATTAATTTAGTCACACTCTTAACCGTATACCTTAAAAGGTTGGAGAATGTTGATAAAATGCTGGTAGGTTTGGCTGAAGGAAGATTGCTTAACAATGCCAGCGGAAGATACCTTGATGAAGTTGGTAACCAACTTGGTATCCTCAGAAATGGGCTTTCAGATGCTGATTTTCGTGCCACACTGATTATTCAGCAGGCATCGGCATCCAGGGGCGGGACTCGCGAAGATGTTATTTCCACTCTGAGGCAATTGTTCGGAAGAAACAATTTTGATACGTGGAAAGGGGACAACTTCAGGTTTGATATAAATATTAGAAAAACTTGCTTTGACATATTACAATCTATTGATCAGATCTTAGATATGTTACCATTACCTTGTCATTTACGGCTGACAGAGTCGCAGGGGCAAGCTTTTGGTTTTGAGGGGGACTCTACAGCTCTTGGTTTCGGATCAGTGTGGGAAGAAAACCAGTTCGGTGTTGGTGGACTGGCTACTTTGCTGTATGTTCCTGACGTAAGGCCTGATTGGGACACCACAACCATTTATTGTGAAAGTATTACAGTGAACGCAACTATACAGGAGGGTTAATGGCAACAGCTGTTTTTAAACCTTACCGTGATTACTCTACAATGGCTGCACGGTTTCATTACCGCACAGTTCAGGATACTGCCGTTCCAGGTAGAGATTATGATCATGTTGAGGGGGACGTAACTATCCCGGTTGGGGCAACCAGTATTGATATCCCAGTGGAAATTGTTGACAAATTGCCCAACAGATTGCCAAGAAGCTTCTTTATGGAGTTCTCATCAGAATCTCAAGGGGTTATGATCGGGACGCAAAGAGCAAAATGCACAATAGTCTCAGATGAGAATCTTGACAGACTTTCTTGGGACACTGTTGAGGAGAAAATGTTCCACCCAAGGTATTGGGTTACAACCACTCAACAAACTGAAAGCGCCTGTATTGTTGCAGATAATAGCTGTTGTATTAACCGCCTGGTGTCAAGAACCTATGGAGGTATGGCTGGGTGCATTTGGGAAACAGTTGACAAGTATGACCATTTTGGTATCGGTTTTGATGATCATTATGAGATGAGAAATACCAAACTTTGGTTCAGAATGTCAATCACCAATGCCAGTAACTTCTCTACACCTGAAAAGATGATTATGACTGTAGATCTTGTTGACGGTACGATCATCTATGTTCCTTTAGCTCAATATGCTGCCAGCATCTCAGAGGATAAGAATGTTGCAGAGATTCATATTGATTTCGAGGATTGCATCGGGATGGATCAGCACAACAATATGATGGGTGTTGATCCTAGACAGGTGAGAAGGATTTTAATCCCTCTCATACCTAAAGATTGGGTAAGCAACAGCACAGACCCAAGGACAGAAAATGTAGAGTGTGAGTTGCGATTAGACCTGCTTCAGCCGGATACAGGCTGGAGAATGATGCAACTTAACAATATCCAGGTAAAAGAGCACGACGTAGGAATCTGCACTGCATACGACGATATGTGGAACGTATCTCCGTTGAGGGTGCTCAACAATATTCAGCGTCTCGGTTACACTGGCACCATAAACCACTATGTCGGTATGAGTCATTATTATGACTATACTTGGACAGGTACCCAATGGTCTATAAACAAGACCGGAGCTCTAAACGCTGCAGCCTATAAATGGCATGATGATTTCATGTACAATGCCAAACGACATAATTTTGACGTTATGCAGTCTGTGAGTTTTGAGCTTTACAGTGATGCCTGCCCGTTAGAGTGGACCCAAAGGGATTGGAACGATAATTATGCTAAAACAGGATATACTCCTTGCAGCTACCTCCTGTCTCCAACCATTGAAGAGGGTATGAATTTCCTTACGGCAGTGTTTAAGAATTTTGCATCAGCCGCTATGCGAAATAAACTGCCAGTAATTATGCAGATTGGCGAACCGTGGTGGTGGTTCAACACCGACACTCGCAAACCCTGCATTTATGATTACCCTACAAAGCAGGCGTTCTATGACGAGACTGGTGAATATGCACTAGACATTGGAACTGTTGACGATCCTAAGACTGGCGGTGTTTACGACAAGTATGTAGCATTTTGTCGTGGTAAACTTGGTGCTCGCATTGCAGCTATTTCAAAGGCAATTAAGGCACACGCTGCATCATCTCAGATGACAGCTTTGCTGTTTTTCCCAACCATTATGGAAACTGAGCTGACGCAGAAGTTGAACCTTGCTGATCAATATAAAAAGGAAGCGGGTGTTCTTGATTTCTTCTGCACAGAGTGCTATGATTGGGTGATGCAGGGAGGTATTGAAAAGGCAAAAGAGGCTGTAAACATACCTATCGTTAAGTTAGGTTGGCAACCGTCTGAAATACAATACCTTGCAGGGTTTGTTCCTAGTAAGGAGCTTGCTCCAGTATATGGTTACGACCCAACCAAGAATTATCAAGAATTTTTATGGAGATGCATCTGCGGAAATATGGCAACCATAGAGTATAGGTATCCTGAGGTAAAACAGTATGTGTGGGCATATCCACAAGTGATGTCTGATAGCATTACTGTTACCGCCAGAGAGTCTACCGTCCTCCACATGGGGCAGGTTGCTCTGAAAGGGTATGTAGAAGATGTTGTCCCGCCAGACCTCTCATAATCAGGAGATAAAATGTCAAAACCTAGCTTTCCATTAGAGATTTGGGCAGAGGAGGATCAGATTCTGCCAAACACCCACAGACAAAACAGGCTACGCCCGATTGACGATCTGTGGAGAAAAGGTTGGGATCTTGGTCAGAAGCCGTCATGTGAAGAGTTTAACTACATTTTCAATATGCTTGGAACCTGGGCGAAATACATTTCTGACGAACAGATCCCTGCTCAAGAGGGCCGTTATCTGGTGCGAGACAACAACCTGAGCGATCTTTTGAACATTCCGGTTGCTCGTAGAAACCTTGGAATTATCACCAAGGAAGAGGCAGATGCCAGATATGTAAAAGTTACAGGTGATACAATGACAGGTCCTCTAGGTCTGCAGCGTATTAACTTTAAAGCTGCCGAGTCAGATAAGGCCTGGATAGAAACAACTATAGGTCCTGACAAAACAACTCTTGACTTTGGCTTGAGTGACAATATAGGATCGTTTGATGATGGCGGTACATCTACAGTGGATGCGTTCCGTTGGAGATTCCAGCCAACTCAACCAGACATTAATCCTGAGTTCACCTTGATGTATCTGAATGCTATTACAGCTAACCGTGCATTGTTAAAGGTGGTAGGTAATGTCGAAGTTGTGGATAACATGAGGTGTAATAACCTTACCATCAATAGCACAGCTACATTTACCAACTGCAATGTGGCGAGCCAGTTGACGGCTGGATCATTATACGTTAATGGCGGCACCAGTTGTGACAGCATGGTTGTGAGAAGTCAGCACTGCGTTGTTGGTAACAGGAACGTGGTACGCTCCGTGAATGGCGTAACAGCTAACGGTAACGGTGATGTAACGATCACAATCCCACAGACAGGTGTGCAAGATATTAGAATAGGTGCAAGACTTGTAGATGGTGTTTCTGAGTCTCCTGTTCGTAACGGCTACGTTGTCACAGGCTGGCATTTTGGTGATAAAAAAGAAATGCGTGGTTCAACTTACTGGGCAGGACCTTTACAGAAGCTTGTAAATGGTCAATGGATCACTGTTAATTACGCATAAAGCGGAGGACTATACATGAAAATACTTCAAGAATTTGAACTCTATCAACCGGGATCTGGCGCATACTACGGTAATAAGAAAACCAAAGAGCTGACACCGCAAGAGGTTGAGGATTACACTGCATACACAGGGTATTTTTTACGTAATGATGATGGTGACTGGTATGTCCAGTCCAGAACCTTGCAACAAGAAAATCCTGGGTGTATCTTTTTACTTATTGACGAGAAAGGTATTCTTAAAACCTCTACAGAAGAACCTGATGCCTTATGGCCTGCCCCAGGTCTTCGTGTAGTTATCGCCAGAAAAGACGAGGTACCAGAAAACATTATGCTCCACCACGACGCTTTGCGTTTAGTTGGTGATGAATTTGTCACAGATAATGAGTTCTTTGTTCAACAAGCAGAGGGTGTCATAGAGACAGAACTTGCTTGGGCTACTGCCAGAATTGGTGCCTATCAAGACATGATTGACCTTGAATATGTTCTTACTGATGACCAAAAACGTAACATCAGAGATTTGAAAATGTACAGGGTAAAACTTCTTGAAATAGATACTTCTAAAGCCCCTGACATTTTCTTCCCGGAGCGACCTACCCTCTAAGAGGAGGTGTTGTGGAGTTGGATTTGGCGGCACTGTACGGTATCTGTATGGGTACCGTTGTCCCGATCTGTGTATGGGCTTTCAACCAGTGGCACACCAAATGGAAAAGTATTTCCAAGAGGTTAGATGAACTGGAGAAAGACCTCATCTTAGTGAAAAACAGTATGGTTACAAAAGACAGACTTGATTCCGTTATCGAGACCCGGTTAAGTAAATTAGAGTCTGATATTAACGATCTTAAACAAGATGTTAGAACAGATGTCTCCGGTATTCGAGCAGATGTACAAAAGATTTTGCACATGCTTGTAGAGCATAGTAAAAGGTAAACAAAGTCTTGAACGGCAAGGGATGCCGTTCTTGCATTTTGTTCTCTAAAATGTTAAAATAGTCCTTAAGGATTTTTCTTGGGAGAACGTGATGGTCAAACCAGTTATCCCTCTTGATATTTGGGCCAATCAGGACGTTGTGCTTGAAAATACAGGAGAGCTGAACAAGTCTCAGCCAAAAAAAGAAGAAAGATTGAAAGGTTGGGATATGACACAAAGAGTGGCATGTGAAGTTGTTAACTTTGAGCTTCACATGCTTTCTGCGTGGTTAAAGTATTTAACAGAAGATGTTGTTCCAGGATGGGATAATAGATTCTTAAGGGTTACTAATAATCTGGCAGATGTTCCAGATAAAGCCGCCGCACGTCAGGTTCTCAATGTATACTCACCTGAAGAGATGGATGACTTGTATGTCGATAAGTCTGGGGACACAATGACTCAGACCCAAACTTTAGGTCTTCAAAGGATCGAGTTTGCATCAGCGTCAACAGACAGTGCTGCGATATACACCACCATAACTCCAGATAAGACTACAATGGATTTCTGGATTATGGATAACATTGGAGGTGCAGACGGCGCAGATCTTGATGATCCTTCTCACCTAATAGACGGATTCCGTTGGAGATTTCAACCTTCCGGTGGGCAGCCAGTGTTTTCGGCTATGAAGCTCAATGCTATAACCGCTAACCGTGCAAGACTTGCTATTCAAGGGTCACTTGAATGCAACGATGCAAAAAGTTCCTCTGCAAATTCCAATGCGGTCACAATACCAAGGGCCACGGTTAATGGACAACAATCTAGTGGTAGCGCCCAGGTAGGTGGGAGAGTAGATTGTAATGATGAAACCATTAGAGGTCAATACTCAACGGTAGGTGGGAGAAACGTGGTACGCAGAGTAAACGGTAACTCTGCAGACGGCAACGGTAACCTGACTGTTCCCATGCCAAGCAGGGGTGTTGACGACATAAGGATAGCAAACCGTTTCAAAACTACCTATAGAGAATCTAGGGTTTACCCTGGGCATGTAATGTGCTCCGGCAACTACGCTTATAAACACCCATATCAAGGCGACTACTGGACAGGTGCTATCCAAAAACTTGTAAATGGTCAATGGATCACTATATCTTATGCTTAAAAGAGGGTAAATGAAACTAACTCAGTTTTTATGGGGACTGGTTGCGGCATCTGATGACCCTACGAAAGTGTCCCAGTCTAAGCTATGGTCAAATATCGGCATGGCAGTGATGACTGGGGTGTTTATTCATATGGGGTATAATGATACTCTTCCTGAATGGTATGCGTGGATATACGCACCGTCGGTAGCTTGCCCCCAGCTTATTAGTAAATTCATCTCGCTCCGGTGGGGTTGCCAGCACCCTGACCACGTTAAAAACGAAGAGCAAAAAGCTTAAGGAGAAATCATGGCGCAAGACATGACAAGCTTTGAGCAGGCGGTAGACCAAGTAATTGTTGACTCTGAACGTCTGCACTTGGTTGTCAACGGTAACGCTGTGGATGAAGTTGTCGTAGAGGATGGGACTACCATCCCTACGGTACGGAAAGCCATGCTTGACAACCTTTATTTTAAAACGCCACCGATTCCTTGGGCGTATGGTGCATCCACTACGGTTTTTAACCAGCTTTATGAGTTTAAAGGGGACACGGGCCCTCAGTGGTGGTATGCTCCTGCAGCATCAAAATCTAATCCGGTTAGAATGCCAGCAGATCCTTCACAATCTGCAAACTGGAGATTATATACCGATTCTGCAGTAATGGCAAAGTATTATGCAAAACTTAACAGTCCAAGGTTCGAAGGTGACCCTAGAGTACCGACACCCCCAATGGATGATAAGTCTGAGTCCATAGCAAACACAGAGTTTGTTGTTGACTATGTAGACAGCATATTTGAAGCCATGGAAGGGATGAAGGTTACCGTAGGGTCTTTAGTGGTAAAAGGTCTTACAGAGCTTGCTAATACCATAATCGGTGGGACCCTTACCTTACAAGGACCTGTTAACGGAGCAGACTCTACTGCACGTTTCAGGAACCTAATCCTCACAGCAAATGCTTCCACACTCACTTTTGCGTGGAGTGATCCAAAGCATGCAGACTGGAGAGGAACAGAACTGCAACCTCATGAGGTGTCCACTCACAGAGTTATAGCAGACACTATAACATCTGGCAAGCCTGTGGCAAATAACAACGATGTGCATTTTGACGGTCTAGGAAATAACTTCTTTGACTACGTGTACATCCGTGGGAATGCCATGAAGGCAGCAACCGAACCGACATTGCAGGTTGACGGGATCACCAGAGTTAAGAACCTTGAGGTAACAGGCACCGTTACGGGGATCACACACTCCGTTGATGGAACCATGATCTACCCTAGCTACATCGAGAGCACAGGGGATGCACTGATCAATGGGGATTTAGAAGTTGGCGGGTCTGTGGTTATTCGTGGTACAGCTTCTGTTCAGGACATAGCCTTAAATACTTTGAGGGTGAACGAACGTGCAACCTTCGAAGGAGAAGGGCTTACCGCCAACAAAGGTGCGATTACCTCCCTGACTACCACCACTTTAACGGCAAAAACTGCAAACGCTGAAAACTGCAACGTTAGCAGGAACTTGCAAGTTAATGGCGATGTAAGTTTGAACGCCGCAGGGACTGGAACCACCTCCCTCCACAACCTTGAAATATCAGGTGCAGTCACTGGGTGGTTGCCAGACTTCTCTAATGTCAACTTTATTTGTAATGGTATCAACTCTAGCGGCAAGATAACCACTTCACAAGAGATTGAGGCTGGTAAAACCATCACTGCCCCTGCTTTCCATGCAGGAAAAGTAGATTTTGACTTAGAAGAGGTTGATGCATCCAGCGGAACATGGACCCCTAGCGGGCAAGCCAATATGTATGTTGTTCACGCAAAAGGTGACTTTACAATAGGACAGTGGCCCGGAACATCAGCGGAAGATAAACCGTATCCATTTACTGCAGTTATCTATGTCATCCAGGATGCTGTAGGTCACAACGTGACTTTGCACGATAAGTATGCTATCCTGTCGGCAACGCCTGTTATTAACAACAAGGCTAACAGTGTTACCTTGCTGCAATTGACATATTGTGGTGTTGGTGATATTGTAGACGTGGTAATTGCACAACGTTAATATATCTAACCGCTCCTGACGGGGGCGGTTTTATTATCTGGAGAACACAATGCTTCCAATCCCTTTGCTAAAACTTGGTCGTCATCACCTTGACACTAAAGGTGGTATTAAGGAACTTGCTGTTCTGTCATACCCAATAGACAACAGTAACGGTACAAGCACTACAGTATCCTACGTAAATAGCTTAGCTATACTTTTTGATAACGGTCAACTTAACATCACTGGATATAACAAATTCGGAGAATGCCGCACAGGTGATCGTAATCCCATAAACTATCCGAGCGAGACAGCCTGGAACGTTGATCATGTGTGGAGAGCAGACCGTGCGTTTGTGATACGCACTTTTGATAACCAGTTTTTCTACATCGGCTGCACTGCAGGTCTTATTGGATCCACTGCGGCAGGCGGTAATGATGTTTGCGTAAACGAGTGGACTCCTCTTCCAGAGCAGATTGTTAAAGGATTGCGCCTCGATACCCACCCAGAGCGCCTTATCGAAGTAATGGGTGGCATTAACAACACCGTATGGGTTATTGCAGAGGCAGAGGGTACTGGCATATTGAATCTGTATGGATCTGGTAACAATACCTACGGATCTTTGCACGTGGATAAAAACCAACATGCAACTCCTGTAAAGATCGGTGAGACATCGGAAAATCCTGAAACAGGTCCTTGGAAAAATCCCAGCATCAACTGTGAGGTGCATGACAACTCTGTTATCTTTGGTGGACCTAAAGGTTTCTGGATTGCTGGATATGATTTCCTGAGAAACAATAGCAGAAACACCCTTGTTTGGCCTCCTGTACAGATCACCCGTAATGATCTGAAAGGGATTCCTGCGGACGAGGAATGGAAAGGCTTTATGTGTGGACCTAACGGGGCAGTGGTTGCCACACAAAGAATGCACAGGCCCGATGACCAACAACTGGTAAATGTGTTCTATGGTCAAAACGTCTGGGGTGACGATACCTGGCGTGCACTGAATATCACTTACACGCATGAAGTAATGATGGCCCGTGGCTACGGCACTAGTGGCATTTTCTTCAACAACGGGACCAAGCAGTATCGTGGCTTCTCTCGCAACCTGTGTAACGACATTGGCGCACAATCTGCAAACAATAACCCTCGTGCCGATTTTATTCACTATCAGGCCCTTGCTACAGCTAAATATGTTGAGCAACGTCTGCCAGTGAGCTGGACAGAGAGTGTTTACTTCCAGGGTATCCACAGAGAGGGTTTTTTAGGAACCTTTACCGTTGTTAATGGCAAACTTTGGTGGTCAGGTATCCCAAGGGGCAGTTTTTCAGGCTCTAATAACCTGTTCGGCGGCAGACTTAACAGCCAAGGGTTCACAGAGATTCCTGAGAATTGGTATAAAAATGTTCCGGTAGATAGCTGGAGTATCGAAGACATCTTTGATGTCAATGGTGTAAGCAGTGTTAGCAATATATACATTGGCGACACTGTCAAAATGAAGTTGAAACCTCAACCGGAGGGTGCTACGTTCATTATTGACAAGATTGAGCTCGTGAACGCTGCAGGTACTGTTGTTACAGATGCAAACTATCAGTTCTCTACTAACTGGAACCATGGCGGTGCTAACGAGGTTGTGGTTACCCAGCATAACCGTAACATCAACAGACGCGGTCTGTATTCTGTCAAGATCACCTATCATGATAAACATGGCGCTGGAAGAACCCACACCACACGAAACTTAAACTGGAACATTATAGTTCCTGCATATCCGTCAGACGGCAAATGGCACACTGTTGGCAGGAAGAAACAGTTCCATGTAAACGATACTGTATACTTTGGGCTTAACGGCTCTCAGCCTGCTCCAGAAAGCGATACAGCATATATGGTTAGGCTTCACAGGCAAGATGCCGGATCTACCACGTATGATGTGACCCAGGAGATCTACGACCAGAGACGCAGTATCTATGACAATCTTGTGAAAACACAAGCCTTGTGGGAGTTCAACCCTAACGGCAAAGGCGGGAAGATGCTGCAGGTTAACGAGCAGAACGGAACATCGTTAACAGTGCACGAGCATGCTGATCCATGGCCTGATCCTGGTAAGCCTCACCCAGGTGCTCTCACACTGAAAGTTGTTAGCCACAACGCAGGGTATTTCGGGATACGTTGGGAAGCTACAGTAAAATATGTTGATGGAACAACAAACAATATAGGTATTACTCTGGGTGGTACCAGTGAAGATAGTTCTCTGAAAATTGCCTACACCCCTAGAGGCATCTCTATTGACAATATGGATATAGTTCGTAACGGTTACGGTGATGTAAACATCAAAGTTACCCTCGGTGAACATCTTGGTGGAGAAAGGATCATCATGTATGCCTTTGACCATGATCCTCGCACCAATGGAACCTATGCAAATCAGGCGTGGAGTTACCTGATAAATGCACCTGAGCCAAATACTAAAGAGTTTTATTATGGTATGAAGCGCGATGTGTGCAAGAAAACAGGAACACATGACTGGATCGCTATCTGCGTTAAAGATGAGCGGACAGCTTGGGACGAGCCTGTTAACAGATGGTTCATAGGAATCCCAACCAGAAGTGATAAATATGTCACAGAATATATTGTGTGCATGGGCGGCACCAACCTGAACCTGTGTTGGAACGAAGATGCAAACAAATATTCCGATTATGACTATATGAGAGATATCTCTTGTAATCAGTGGTTTAACCAGACTACAGGTTACCCTCCGCGTCAGGCGAGAGTAAACCCTGCAATCTTCACAGATACGCAGGTTTTCTTGACAAAACAGGCCAACGAGGTTCAGACCTTCAAGAACAAATACGACCCTAACAAGTGGTTTTATAACTGTTATGGCGCATTTTTCTGGGGTCCGGGGGAACTACCTAACGAGGGATCTTGCTTCGAGGCTGCAACCTATGGCAGCGACTATATTATGGGGCAAGTCAAGAAATACAAAATGATCCCTGGTCCTGAAACCCTGGGTAATGCTGTTGACCCGTATATAGTCTTCTCGTCTGTCCATGCAAATATGAACGGAGAGAAGTATCCGTTCGACGTTCCGGTAGCCAATGGATACAGACGTGTCGTGATGATCATTAAGTGCGACCTGATAGGTAAGCAAGTTCCTGCTGAAAACGGAACATCAACACACCCGTTTGAAATTGCTCTGCACTACCAATTTGCAGATTCGCCTTTTGCAGGGGATAAGAGAATATCTGATACAGATGCACAGCGTTGTAAGAAGGTATTGTTAGGTGCTGGATGGTGGTGGTATGAGTTTGACTTGACAGACAAACTCACAGACAACACAAAAACTCTTACAGGTATTCGTCTGGACCTTGGTGAAAACATGCACAAAAGTGTCTGCGATGGCACCTATGGTGATCCTACAGTACACTTGAAATATGTTTCTCTTGAGCATCCGGAGGAAACTGTTATTGGCCCCAAACTGAGACTGTTTGGCAGCTGGATTGCTAAAGACAGAGTAGGAATGGGTAAAAAGGTAAGAGGATTCCTGATGGATGCGGGGACAGAAGACATGCTGGTTAATGCAGTGTGGCCTACTCTAGAGGGAACCGACTACAACAATGCTGCAAGATCTGTCAACTGGTTTAACATCCACAGAGCCATGTGGACTACCAACTGCTATTTGTGGAGAGAGCTTAACGATAATGCCTTCGGCTTCAGCAATGGCAGAAGGATGGCTATCATTTGCTGGACAACACTGCAACGTTGCTATGACCACAACTATGAAATAGGTGGTAGAGCGTGGAAAGACACCAGGGATAGAATTGTGTACAACTTTGCAGACGACAACGGTGGTGGAGCGTATAACTTCGGCACAAGCAGACTTATCCACTTAAACGGATCCTCGGCCTACAAGAAAGAAGGTTACTCTGGATCCATGATTGAGTGGGGTCTGGTAAAAGATGCTCGCGTATTGATGGGCCAACAACTTGCTGCTGCAATAGGTCCTAACGCAGTGCAATCTGTTAAACCAGCGTGGTTCGATATTCCATTGTGGTCATCCGGCACACCAGGGACTGCTGCAATCAATCCTACCACGGGAGATCTGGAAATCTCTTGGGAAGACTTGAAGCAGGTTGGGGGCTGGGATAAGACAGGGTATCAGGTGCAGTGGTGGAAATCTGACGGATCGTTAGCAGCTGATGAGTTTGTTAAGGACAATTTCTACACCATGTCTTCTGCAAAAGCACAGCAATTGTTTGGTCAGGCCACTCCGTCAACGATCACCATGTCTATGTGTTGTAAAGACAACAGGACTGGAGCTCTGGGACCAAGGGTTGCTAAAGTTTTCTCAGGTATCAAATGGAATCTACCTGTTCAAAGTGTTTCATGGAAGCAAATAGGTGATAACAGGCTGCTGGTTACTCCTGCTTGCCAGTTCAACGCAACTCTTAACGTTGTTCCGGTTGTTGCAGCAAACTCAGCCAAAGCTTCTGACTTCTCTGTGTCTAACACTGCCATGGCAGATGTGAGAAAGATTGACACACTGAATGCAAGAATCACCTGTAAAAACACTTATGGCACCTTCCAGGTTATCAACAACTTCACAGATGCCGATTCTAAGGTGGTGAGAACCGCAAGCCAGACCTTGCGTTTAGGGACTTTGGCTTATGCAGCATTGATCACTGAGCAGTCATCTACCCTTCAGGGTGGTGGCGTAGGCAAGTCTATTACAACACCTGTTTGGAAGCCTAACGAGTGGGTTGTGTTTGATTTGACTGTTGACTTCTCCAGTGATAATAACTGGACGTGGGTAAGGGATTGCTTGTCTCAGTTAATGGGTGGTCCAAGCTCTATCAGGGATAGCCACGACTCTACCGATCCTGGCGTGTTCCAAGTGGGTAAAACTCACCCAGAGACCGGGGCTACATTGCCTGACAGGAAGTATGCTTTGGTTTGCATCTCCCACGGCAAGGCCGATGTCACATTCTCAGGGACACATACTTATAACGGAACCTACAACTTCTCAAGAAAATACAGCCTCAAGGCTGGGAATATTGTAGATGAGGTTGGGGTGTTGTATAACCCTGGCAATGGCATAGGTATTGTTGGCGGTAAACTGCAGATGCAGGAACCCTCTATCACCCCTTCCAACGTAACAGGGATCAGAAAGACTTGGGAAAGTAGTAATACTGGCATAGCAACCGTTGATGCTAACACAGGACTGGTAACATTTAAAGCGCCCGGTAATGTCAACATAACGTTTGTAGTTACGGATGATGCAGGCCGCAAGACGTCTTCAACATCTTTCACTGTCAAACAGATGACACCACAGTGGAGAATGTGGATAGGCAGAGCAACAAACGGGGCATACCCAAATCCGGCAGGGACTTCAGGAATGAAGACTTTCTCTGCAAGCAGACCGATGGAGTATGGCAGCGGTCCTAAAGTAGGGCAAATGGTGTACTTCGGCGCATATATTCCTGAAATTATAGGGCTTCCGAGAAATCAGATCCAGTTGCTGTTCGGATCTGGAGTTGACGAGCTTGCTACTTTCGGGTATAGCGATAACATCGAGGCTGCAAGAAGTTCCGGATGGGTAGGGTTCAGACTGCAGTTGGCAGTAGAAGGCAGGGTCATGGGGTTTGGCTCCATAGGTGCCATGCTTCCTGGTGATCAGCAGTATGATCTTGAAGCTTATGCAACTTTCTCTCGTTAACGGAGGGTAAATAAAAAGGGGCCAAACGGCCCCTTTCTTTTTATAATTAATAATATTCCCAACACGACCCATCTTCAGACGGCTGGACGCGTTTACCTTTGTGGTCAACGTAGATATAGCCGCAACCTTCGCAGATAACAGGTGCTGCATAACCTTCCTTCCACTGATCTTCTGTGATTAGTCCTTCCAGATCTCCGCAATCGTGACCAAACAACTCTTCAGAACAGTCTTTACAAAAATCAGCCATTTATCAGTCCTCGCATTTAATAAATTTTTCTACAGACCCGCCAAGAACAGCTTGTTGCTTGAGGGCGCTTTCTTCATCGTAGTGAATAGATTTATGTTCCGTGCCTCCAAACTTACCTGTGTGGAAGGTATGCACCCAAATCTCTTTGGGGAGTGAGTTACCCTCTTCCTTCACCAACTCCCACATTCCCCACAAATGATCCGTAATATCACGGATAAAATATCCCTCACCGAGGTTTGTATTAACACTGTAGGCAGATTTATGATCCCCGCAAGTATAACGGACGGCAGTGTATTCCTTGCCTGCTGTAAAGTGGGTATCCATGATTATAGCTGTTATAGAGCTGGGGTCTCGAAAGCCTAAGAATTTTAGCTTAACAATTTCGACTTTTATATTTGTAAGATTATCCATGACAGTCTCCTCTGCTTGGTTGGTGGGATAATCATATAAAAATTCTGCGTTGATGTCAAGCTTAATTTTAAGCGATTTAAGAGGGTGTTTGTTTCAGGAAGGCAATCACATAGGGTAGGGCAATTTATGAAGGCACAGGCCTCGTTTGAGGCCTTAAAATTGATTATGACACCTTTACAGAGCGCTCTGACAAGGCTGGGAAGCCAAAAGTGGTGCCTATACTGCCATAGGCTATCCACCATTGAAGTTCATCGTGACACCATTTTCCGATCAGGAAGGTGCTAGGGTATCGGGTCAGTATTTTGGCATAAGCCTTAGGATCTGCATCTTCTGGGATAATGATGCTCGGAACATCCTTGTTATGACCACAGCAGCAGTTGAGAGTCTTCAACCCTGCAGCCCACAGGCTCATGATCGGCTTAGCCATGCACTTGTCCAGGCATACTTTGTTTTTGCCGTCACGGAGCTTTTTAGGCACATCAACGATAACATTCTGGTGCTTGGCACCTTTCACTTTCCAATTGTAGGATTTACACTTGCACATTTCATCAGTCTCCGCTATAAAGCCCTGTAACGCAAAATGACGCACAAAACTACCTGGCAATGCAATCTTACCCCTATGGTAAGTTAAGTGCGTCAGAGAGCATTCTGTTGCGTTTTTGAGGCATATTCTACTTAAAGTCTTTATCACCTACCACGATTGCATGAATCCACTCATTGTGATGCTCAATGGCAGTCAGGTGCAGCATGATGTAATGATCATCGTTTCCAAACATAATACGATAAGCTTTGGCAGCATTTTGGTATAGCTTCCACATCAGGTAATGATATCTTCGTTTCATGGCTCTTTCTCCGGTTCAGGGTCTGGATAATCTTCAATGATAAAAGGCCAGCCTTTACGTTTGGCATCAGATTTATACTCAATCTCCTTCATTGCAAATTCTAGCTGGTTCTTAGCTGGGATGCAAGCCGGAGAATCATCCATCCAGATGTCAGGGTAGATTTCGAACTGGGCAAGGAAGGCAGCCTTCTGAACACCACCTGTATAGAATACGCCAATATCCAGTTCTTTGCGCCAGTATTCGATGTCTACGTTGTCCTGAGTGATAAATCGGAAAGTAACAAAGTAGACGGTCCACCGCTCTTTCTTCAGCTCTCGGATCATACGGGCGAAAACGAGAGGGTTTGCATTAAACGTTCCATCAAAATCGATAGCGATAATGTGTGTGCCGTAACGAGTCTCGTAAGGATTACTCGTGGTCAGGTTGCTGTAGTTGAAAGGAATTTCTTCCCCACAGTAGCTGTAGTCCATACTCACACCTTCTCATTAATGAATTTACGGGCGGTTTGGTGGGTTGTTTCTGCTGTCTTCAGGATGATATTGATCTTATTGTCAAGATCAGCCATCTCAGCAGTCAGCTCTGGAATCTCTCCAGCATGCATGGTGAAATCATCCATAGGCATATCCAGGATCTCATTGATGCGGCGGTTGCATTCTGCAGCACGTTGATTCATTTGCCATGCTAACACCAGAGCCTCCTGTGTAGCCTCCAGTGCAAAGTCTAATACGTCAGCTTCTTCTTTCGTCATTTCAGTCTCTCCTGTGTTGTCGATGTAAGAACTATACCTTAAGCTCGGTGGGATTGCAAGAGTTTTTATCGCGCGAGAGATCCCCTCGCTTAAACGGTTCGGATTGGAAACAGAAGTCTCTTATCCGAACGCCACATTAGAATGCTTGTGCTAACGCACTGCGCTTAACCACACAATAGTCTTCCCTGATGATACTTAACTTAACTGACTTAAGATTCATCAGGAAGACAAAGTGAACGGTCATTTGTGTTTTACATCCGACGTGCGGAGTCGAGCTTGGGCAGGAAGCGAGTGAGTCGGAGCTGCTCTCAGTTAACGAATGCAATGAGTTTTACTGAGAGTTATCGGTTCCTGTCAGTTCAGTTCAATTCCATGACCGATAACGTCTACAGACGGAGGAGGGCAGGTAGTTGAGATGAGCTGCAAGCGAAGCGATTACTCCTATATTATATATTATATTAGGGGAAAATTCCCCAGGTAAGTGAGGAAAAATCCCCGGTTAACTGATGAAAATTCCCCAGGTCAAGGGTGGGGAAAATTCCCCGGGTTTTACTCGTAATTTCCTACTAAACCCGCCATTCACTGAAAGTTTTTCCGTTGTTATCTAAACCATACCACCAGATAGAATGTATAACATTTGAGCCATCCTCTACTGTGTGCAGAGGTGCAATTTTAAGCAACGTCCTTCCCGTAGGAGACCCTGCCTCCTCTGATTCCAGAAAAGATATCACTCCAACCTCTTCAAGAATGTGTATAGCTTCCCTTACTGTCTTACGATCCATCCCTAACAGCGAGGCTATACCGTTTACGGTTACCTTGCAAGGCTTTACCCTGCCGCAACTTTCTTTACATGTTTTTAAGTACCTGGCCCACAGACCTAAGATTTTAAAGTATATACCTTTCATAGGATAAGTAAACTTTACTTTTGTCCCGTCAGGCTTCAGAAGCCAGGCAATCCTGCTGGTAACTTCGTCAGAATGAATGGTATATTTACTGTGTGGGTACTTTACCTCTGGGAAACTCATATTTGTGTCCTCCTTTACTCAAACTGCAGCAGCAGATCCACTACTGCACTAGGTCTGTCAACAAACTCTCCGGGTCCACACGCCCACAGAGGGTATCCATCAACATACCGCCATATCCAACCTGCGGTGTGGAGCTCAAGCAGGGCAGTGCCGTCCTTGCTGTCAACCACTCTTTCCCACAGTGTTGGGCAGCGAAGCTTGAGAATCGGGTCCCCGCCCTTATACCCGTTCATGTAGATACCCATCGCAAAGTTCAGCATCATCTTTTTGTGCACTGCTCTTTTGCTTAGGGTACTCATCACCTCCTTTTTGTGGATGGTCGTAAGCTTCTTCTTAGCCACCTGTAGATCGTTGCAGCCACTGTTCAGCAGATCTTCCAGGCACTTGATCCGGAGGTCGTGAATATCTCTGTCATGAACTGTTGGAACAGGGTCGTAGCGATAGAGCACTGTTGATACAAGATTGCTGGGGTGTGGGTCTGACAGCAACCCATAACCCCAGTACTCTTCTGTATCGGAAAGGACAAGACACCCGATATCCCTTTCAAGCTTTCCTGTGTTGTAAGCTACATTGACCGCCATGATTATAACTCCACTAACAAAGCGCTTTCAAAATGACGCTCATGCAGACCCTCATAAGGGACCACTTCCACAACACCATCACGGATGTATGGAGTCATCATGGTGACATAATCACCGAACGGGTTGGTATTATCACTAACCACAACTACATGCTGCCCCTCCTTGGCAGAGTGCCAGATAGATCTGCACTTCATCATGTGCTCTAGAGCGCCAGGTAAAATCTTGTTGCGTTCTTTACGGGTTTTCATAACAGGCATAGCTCCTTATGAAAATGGGCTTTCAATTTCTCACCAAGAAACTTCTTAATACCTTCTTCGAGAGTGTTCTCGATGTAGTCCAGTTTAACTGCTTCGATGGACATATCATAGATCGCCAGCTCCAAGCTGTCAAGTCCCATCATAGCATGAACCATAAGATTTTCATCTTCAGATACATTCAATGGGCTTCCTATAACATCTGTTGGTAGAATAGTTTCCCAGTTATTCTGGACAGTTCTGTCACCATCTACTTTACGGCGCAGCTCGAAGGTATTCTTGGTATAAAACACTTCATAAGAAACGATACGACTGTCACTCTCGTAATAAACGAAGTTCAGGTAGGAGCCGAGCCGTAGTCGGCAAACCTCTACCCCAAACCACTGTTTCTTCCAGGAATTCAGGTTAACGCTATCGCATTCACGTTTACTCAACATGGGTCAGCCCTCTTCTGTTAATCTTCGTAAACAAGGATTTCTGCTTTCGGTTTGCGTGCTTTCAGATCCAGCTCTATCCAGTGCACCATGGCTGTTTCAAGGAAAACCGCCTGGATACATCCGTCTTCAGCGTGACCCACCAGCATGACAAGATCTTCACCTTCATCATCTGCATCACGAACATACAAAATTTCTCCGGCTTCAAAATCTTTTACAATTCGTTTGTTGGCTACTTTTCTAATGCTTGCCATATCAGAAGCCCTCCAGGAAGCTTTTGTATAAGACGATTTCTGTGTCCACACCTGTTACAATCTTATCGTTGCGGATCTCATCCGTAAGGTAGGTGTCGAAACGCAGCACCTGTGTGGTATTGTCACACATCCACTCGGAGGTAACCATAGCGAAGATTTTGGTGTCTTCGTTGTCAGGTGTAAATGTTACAATTTCACCACCCTTGAATTTTTCAATAGGTTGGGTGTTAGCTTTCGGTTCTGCGATAGTGATTTTCGTGGTCATTACTCTTCCTCCATAGTTTCACCAAATACTTCGATACGAGCATCTAGCTCGGTTACTTTCAGCTCTCCAACAAAATCTCTCAGTTCTTTCTCGTCCAGATCGTAAGCCCATACACAAGAAGAATATGCAGATTTCACAATTAACAAAGTGGCTACACGGCCTGACTCTGTAATCATGCCCACAACAGTTCCTACAGGGAACGTGTTGATGGCCTTTTTAACTGGGCGTTCAGTCTTAATTACTACCTCTGTTGCCATAAAGTCCTCTCTTACTTAGCATACTCGATTAGCTCTACAGTTTTCCCAAAGCTTGGGACATAATTTTTATTATATCCATCGGTGAGAACCCACAAAGTATCGTACTTTTTCCACTTGTTGTCAACAGCTTTTTTCTCAAAGTCGTGCTCAAAGTACAAGTCGGTCAGAACGATGACATCTTTAGCATTAGGTATATTAGCATCAAGATACTCAAACACGCAACCTGCCGTTGTTCCCCATGTGGAGTGTACCTTGTAATTGATCATGTCATCAATATTGCCACGGGTGTATACCTTGACTTCACCAACCTCTGTTGACCAGCAGAACATGGTCACCTTAAACTCTTTATACAGATTGCACAACCCTGTGATTTCATTGAACATTTTATTCAGAGTTCTTTGGGATATTGAGCCAGAAACGTCCAAAGCAATCACAATATCTATAGTGTTTTCCGGGTTTCGTCCAGGAACAATAACGTGCTGATGCTTGTTTATAGCACCAACTTTTCGCATTGTGCTGGTCAAAGACCCTGATCGGCGACCGGGCTTTCTGTAAGTCAGCTCAGCTTTTCGTTTAGACAACATGCGTTGCTTAATGATGTCTATGTAGTTGATTACGGGCTTGCCTCTGTTCTTGACAAAATCGCGCACCGCCTCAGGGCAACGACCTCCAGAAGCCTGCATTGCTGCTTCCAGCATGTCACCAGAGTCCTGCATGGCCTGCTCTTTATCAGACTGACTGATCACTGGTTGTGGTTGATCATATCCCATAGCCTTCCCAAGATCATCACTGGTGCCACCGTTCCCGTTCATGTGATCATCAGTTTGTCGTTTATCTTCTTGAGGGTTCTCACCTTTTCCATTTTTCCCTTTACCACTATTCTGATCTCTTTGCTTATCAAGAACGGCGTAAACGTTCTCTGCGATCCATCCGTGGAACTTCATATCACAGTAGCAGTTAGCCAGGAAGCCAAAAGGCTTTCCTTTTACAAATGTGGTGCTTTTACCTTTCGGGAAGAAAACGCAAGGTGGCTTGCTGAAATCAACCACAAGGCCTGTGTTGATAACGTGATCACAAGCGATGTTGAACAACTCTGGCTCGAAGCTTTTACCTCTAACAAGATGATCAGCAATAATATGACCTACCTCATGTGACAGGAGAAAGGCCACCTCTTTCACAGACTTGGGGGAATAGAAAACCTCAGCCATCTCAAACTGCTCGTCGGTAAGAGAAGCTTTAAGAATGGCCCTACGCTCATCAGCAAACCCTACAATAAACTCAGGGCTATAGTAGATGCGTTTATGATCGGTTGCCATGGTAGAGCACCATGTGTGGTTTTCTACGAACTGTAGCCCTGACAACAACGTGCCATAAAACGGCAGCTTTTCAAGGAGATACATACGTGCAGCCTGCAACATTCTCAGGGCATCATCTTTTTGTGAGGCAATGATTTCTGAACTTCTGCTATCCATTAAAACTCCAGAAGGGGCCAATGGCCCCTATCATTATTTAACGTGTTTGAAAACGCCTGCCAACTCGGTCATCGTCATGCGGGTGGTCTTCATGAGATCTGTCATAGCTTTCTCCATAATTGGAGATACTACCATGAAGTTCCCTTTAGTGAAACCTTTATTCCAGTCGGTAACCAACAGAGGTTTAAGTCCGGCCCCGAGACGTTCACCAGTTAAAGCACAGCATTTGCGAATATACGCACTTTTAAATTGGCTGAATGACAGATCAACTTTCATACCTGCATCGTAGAACGTTTGACAATAGAAGGTGTAAGCTTTAGCAATCTCAACATCATCAGGTAGTGCAGGAACCTCCTCTGTAAGCTCTTCTTCAACCTCCTGAGGCTCTTTCTCCTCTTCATTGGCCTGTTGCACCATTTCTTCAATTTCTTCTGTCACAGGCCCGTTTACGATGTCTGAAATGTGTTTGTTGGCTGCACGATCAGCCATAAAATTTTTAAAGTCCTGCATTGGTGACATATCTTCTTCCTCTTCGTCAAATAGTGCTAGTTTATCTTCTTCTGTCCCGTATTGCAAGATGAAATCTTCAAAAGTATACTCATCTTTTAATTCCTCCATCCTCTCTTCACTTAGGTGGAGCATCATTTGTTGGACAATTTTTCGATCAGTTTTGTCTTTAATCAAGATTGCGGTCTTTTTATCTACCAGGCAATCTTTAAGAGAGTTGCACCGAAGTCCCACCACACAACAGTTATCAATTGCGTAAGGACCTTCATCATCTATTCGCTCCAGAGATGGGTAGAAGGGATTTCCCAGCCCGTTTTCATCTGTGTGCATGTCAAAAGGGATGAGGGTGTAGTCGCATACTCCCTCCCCTAAAAGTTTTTTACCAAACAGGAGGTATTCTTCCCATGACAGGTCGAACACTATACCTCGTTTTCGTGCATTATTCTGTTTGCGTCTATATTTTTTGAGCAAGCGCTCCAGCTCTTCTGGTGTATAATATTTTTCAAGATTCATGAGTTGTCCCTTGTGCTCTGTGGATGAAGAAATCTTATCAAATGCCTCAGCAGATGTCAACCTCAAAAATGTATTGACTCTCCTATAAGTTTGATGTATAGTGCACCCATTCGAAAGAAAACGAACACAGGAGCACTTAACCATGTCAGATCTTAACAGTTTCAGCACGCGTTGGCAACATGATCATACAACCAGCCTCTCAGCAGGCGATATCCTTTCTGCAATGTATGAAGCTTTGGATGCTAAAGCTACCCCAAAATCGGTTTGTACCAACCCGTTAGTTCCTATAGTAATGAAGGTGATTGAGCGTAGATTGGTGTCAGGATCTGATAAGTGGACATACTTGGATAATGGGGGGCACACCTACTCCAACGGGTATGTTGATATAAAAGTAGAATACGCAGTGTCCTACCGTCGGAGCGGGTGTGTAACTTTCAACTTCTCTGGTGGTTTCCGATCTCTAGCTACTTCACCTTTTGTTTCTTCAGAGGAGAAGTATGAGCTGCCATTCCTTTGGATGATGGCTAACTCGGCAGGCAAAACTCCGGTGAGTATTCGTGTAAGGTACAACTACAACGGGTCTAGCAAGCTTTATGCAGAAGGTGTCTCGGCAAGTTTTTATTTTGTGATGGGAGATGGGATCCTCAAGAACATAAAGATGTGCAACATGCACGAGGTTGTAAATGAAGTTAAAGATAAGAATGTTTTGGTAAAAGATATTAATAATTTCTATACACCTGGAGATTATTATGTCAACCGACCTCTGTGCATCTTTGATGCTGAACACCCCTTAGGTGAGTATTTGATCGCCAACAGTGATATTGCCAATAACCGCTTCGAGGTGGCAAGAGTTCAGAATGAGGTGTTGACATCCTGCAAAAGTGGTGATAGATTTACTGAAGAAGAGATGGATGTCTTAGAGATGATGGGCTATAAGAGTAGCCTATGGGTAGATGAAGTGTTCAATGACTTCATTTACGGTCCTGAGATCTATCCTTTAAAGAAGTATACTGACACCAGTTTAATTTACGCGAGGATTTGACTATGATGAAGGCTTGTGGTAGTGTGTATTATGTCGGTGAACATGTTCAGGCAGACAGTGTGTGGAAATCTATTAAATCCACCACCGACGATGCCTTTCTGAGCGGATTGTGTTTTCCCAGCCCAGGAGACATCCTTCCCCACCAGGGGGATTTTGTTGTTAACAAGATGGACGGTTACACTGTGTGTCTGATGGTTGAAAAAATATTTTTAGACCCTCGACACAATCACCGTCTTGTGCTAAAATTCCAAGAATGTAAAATGACAACTGCCTAAGGAGGCCTTACTAATGTCTAAAGTTACTTATCGTGCTGCTATTTACTGCAATGAACAACCGATCAATAGTGACGGTCACTGCCTTTTTAAAGAAAATCAGTTGGGCTGTATTGTTCTCCCTGATGAAGGAGAAGGTTATCTAATTGCATTGACAGGGTTTGAGCCTGAAGCTCTGGAAGCAAATCTGGACTACCTGGTAGAAGAAGGTGCTGCAGACCTGATCACCAACGGCTTGGCTATGAGCCTTGAAGAAGTGGAACGCTTCATGGGCAATTACCGTGTAGTGCGTGAGTTTACCATTGAAGTGGAAACTCCAGAGTGGGGTATTGAGACCAATACCGAAGAAAAAGAAGAGGAGGCAGAATAATGAAAGTGCAGATTTTAACCAATGCTGAAAAGATGTTTATCGAAGACACTCCTTTCGAGCCGGGTGAACTCCAGTTTGTTCACTTTGTTGAAGCAGATAAGGTTTTCCCTGCACTGAACTTGGGACTGGATGAAGTTCCTTATGCAGTTCTGCGCCGCGTTGTCCGCGCCCTGGCTGCTGACGGAGATTTCCACTCTCTTGCAGATGTTCAGGCTTACGGATATCTTGAACTGCAACGAGAAGAAGAGGTGAATTGATAATGGCTCAGTGGAAAACAACAGTTGATCTCCATGAACAGTGGTTAGGGCGCATCGCTGAAGACGGGAAACTGGTGGATTGGGATAACAAGCATGTTAGTGAGCTGGCGAGTATCGTAGCTGGAAAGTTACGCGCCAAGTTCCCTGAGCAACTGGATCCTGATAATTCAAAGTTCGATCCTGAATTGGAGGATGTTGTATACTACTTCGACACTGTCGATGATTATGATTCGTGGTTTGCAGCAATGAATCATTTCCCTCAAGGGTCTGCTATGCGCCGAATGGAAGAGGATTATCCCCCATACGAGCAATTCAACAGTGCAATGACTTGCCTTTATGATTGGGCAGATAAAAACCTTGTTTGGATTCGGACTGCATTCTAGTGAGCAGGTGATGGCAGCAAGGATGCTGCTTAAGGAGTAGTAAATATGTTATACCAGCAGTATGAACTTCGTGCAGAAAAAGAATTAAATTTTGACAAAGATATTCACAGATATTATTATGGGAAAGTTAGAGGGCAAGCAAGAAAGTGCACTCCAACATTCTTTTATGCCAGTAGACGACTAGAGCCGGAAGAGGCAACAGCAGAAAGGGTTGCATATAACTGGGGAGTCGCGTATGATATTGACAGATCTGATGTAATGTCTGTTTTAGAAAACTTTGAAAACACTTACACACAAGTAGAGGACTTTTACTAATGTCTAGAAACGTATTTGAAGGCGGTCAGATCACTGTTCGTGAGTTGCCAGCCGTTATCAAGTTTGCTCAACGTCATAACCGATCTGTCTTGATTTTGGGACCGATGGGTGTTGGAAAGAGCCAAGTGATGAAGCAGATCGCTGATAACATGTTTGGTAAACGTGATGACAACCTGGTTGACGTGCGACTGTCAGATAAAGACCCTGCTGACCTGTCTGGGCTGCCTATTCCTGTAGAGGCAGACGGTAATACACGCACAGTGTTCGCAATTCCAGAATTTTGGCCTGCAGATCCAAACTGGAGTGGAATTATCTTCTTGGATGAGCTTACCCATGCAGATAACTACCTGCAAAAGGTTGCAATGCAGATCATGCTGGATCATAAGTGTGGCACCTATACTTTCCCTAAAGCTTCCGTTTTTGTAGCTGCAGGAAACCGTTCTACAGATGGTGCTGTGCTTTCAGCCCTTGAAGCACCACTGGCTAACCGATTTATCATTGTAGAGGTTACCAGTAATGCAGAGGTGTTTATTGAGGACTATGCCTTCCTTAATGGTGTGCACTCGTCTGTGATTGGATACCTGAAAAGAGTTCCGTCTGCTATTGATAACTATGAAGCTATGGCTGAGATTAACTGCCCTTCGTTTGCTACGCCACGATCTTGGGTTGCTGCATCAGACATTTTGCATGATTTTGACAGTGGCCTTATTTCTGACTCTATGGCTCGTGTTCTTCTGCAAGGAGCTATTGGTCACACTGCAGCAGTAGAAATCTGGACCTACCACACTAAGAAACGCAACTTGCCAGAAATCGGTCAGATTATGGCAGGTGTCCACAAAGAATATGTTGGTCCTAAGCAACCAGATATTCTGTGGATTCTTGGGTCTGAAGGTTGCATCGCTATTCGTAATATGATGGAAAATGCAAGTATCTCTGACGAAGATCTTGTAAGCTGTGTAGCCAACTTCCTGGATTTCCTTTGGGAAAACTTTAAGGACGAGAACCGCGACTTTGTATTCTCTGTCTTTATGGCAATGATGAAACCGAACGCCCTGGGTAATGCATTACTTGTTGGTAAGGGACGTGATAAAATCGTTGCACAGCTGATCAAAGCATATCCAAACCTGATGAAGATTGTAAAAGAGTTTGGCGAAGAGTTCAGTGCTATTCTGGCTAAAGCTTGAGGAGGTTGCATGGCTAAAGTAGGTAAGCGTGGAAACTACTTAGTGGTATTGACCAATGCACCAGAGAAGGAGTACGAATGCTGCTCTACCTGTGTGATCGATATCCGAGAAAAAGATGTGGATGAAATCTGGTTTGAAATACTGGACGCTTGCGACAGCAGTGATTACTTCTTCATCTATGTCAATGATAAGGCAGGATTCTTCCATGACGATGGTGAGTTGCCGTATGAAATCTACGAACTTGTAGAGGCTTGCCATCGTGGAGATGCGGAGCTGTTTGGCCTACGACTGAAGAGCGGCAAGTTCTTCTACCAAGATGAGTGTATGAATCTCCACAATTTTGTAGAGGGAACTTGCAACGATGAGGAGATTCTGGCATACTACGACTAATGTCTAAGACCAACCCCGCTTCGGCGGGGATTTTCTATTTGGAGTTATTGTGAAAAGTAAGATCTTTGCTATTATTTTGAGCGCATTTTTATCGCTGCCTGTTGTTGCAGCACCAAAACAGAAAGTATATCATACCTGTAAACCCTCAGACACTAAAGAGAACATTCTGGCCTGTAATATTTATAGAGAGGCCAGAGGGGACGGAACGATGGGGATGCTGGCATCTGGGTTTGCCACACTTAACAGGAAGTCTCACCCCAAGTACCCAGACACTGTGAGGAAGATTGTCTACCAGCCTCATCAGTTTTCATGGACAACATATGGCAAAACTTTTAAGGTGACAGAAAAAGATTCATGGGATCACGCTAAAAGTCTTGCAAAGATGCTTTTAAAGGTCTATAATAACAACTATGTTGCATACATGGCGATGGACATAACAGGTGGGGCAACACATTACCACACAACCAAAGTACGACCGAAGTGGGCAAAGAAGATGCAACGAACAGCTCAGTTCGGAAATCATATCTACTACAAGGAGCGCACTAAATGATTGTAAACAGTAATGAAACTAAAGCAGTATTGACAGGAGACCTGGAGGTAACCCGAGGCACGATCTCTTTGAATAAAGAGACTTTCGGACTAATCATTAAAGGTATTTACGAAGATAAGGTGCTGGCAAGTTGTCGTGAGCCAATCTTCAACGCTGTGGACTCCCATGTAGAGTCTGGGAGAGGTGATGTGCCGATCATCATTCACTCTCCTACAGATCTTGAGCCATACTTCTTTGTGCAGGACGTCGGCCTAGGTATGTCCGAAGAGATGGTCCGCAACACCTTCATGAATCTTGGGGAATCCACCAAACGTAATAGCAACGAACTGGTAGGTAACAAAGGTGTTGGATCTAAAGCCCCGTTCAGTATGGTTGATACTTTCGACGTGATCAGTGTCCACAACGGAGTGGAGAGCACTTATTTGCTGTTTCTGGATCAAGGTATCCCTAACGTCACCAAGATCCGTGAGCAGAAGACTGAAGAGCACAACGGGGTAAAAGTTCAGTTTCATGTTAAGAAAGAACATGTTCTGAAATATCGAACTGCTATTGCATCGTGCCTACGTTATGCAAAATTCCCGTTCACCGTCACCGATCCTATGACCAGTAAGATGCTGGAAGGTGACAAAGTTGAGGCACAGTATCAATACGAGAAAGATGGTTGGAAAATGACCATTCTGAAAGGTTATACCAGCTCTGACGAGAGCCGTGTGGTGATGGGTCACCAACCTTACCGCTCAAAGTTCTTGGAAACATTGACAGACTACCCTGCAATCTGTGTGGAGATTCCTATCGGAGATTGCAATATTAACCCAGGTCGCGAATGGACCATAGAGGGGCACGATGATGGTGGATTCCAGGAGCGTCTTGAAGCTTTTGTCAAAGAAGGTATCCGTCTCCGTGGGGCTGAAGTAGTTGCAGAATTAGAGACAGCAAAAACCTCAGCAGAGGCACGTGAGATGATGAAGAACAGCGGGGTGTTTGGACACATCTTCGGTAAAAACTTCATGTGGAACCGCTGGGAAGAGACAGGTCTGGGCAACCTGGGTGATTGTGAAATATTTGGTGGCGGCTTAAATAAGGGTCGCATAGGTTATGCCCTTTATGGTAAGACAGAATTTTTACGAGGTGTATACCTAGTATTTAATGACGGGGACGGTAAGTATAACCGCAATAAGTGCAACTATTTAAGTGAGATTACAGGGCGAAACGTTTTCTATTGCCGAGACACAGATCTTGCAGAGAAGTTTAAAGAGGCAGCGCACAACCCGTTCTTTGCCGATACGGTCAAATTGTTGTCAGAGCTTCCTCGCAGACCTGTAAAGAAAGGTGAAAACAAAACCCACTACGAACCAGGCTACTGGGTTAAAAAGCTCGGAAAGGATGGTTACTTTCATCGTGAACGTATCACTAAGGCAGAGTTCAAGAAGATTAAACATTGCATTCCATATGAAGGAGATATCCAACGTGGGAGTTGTTGGTTAGGTCAGATGAGTAACATCTACCAACAAGACTATAACCGTATACGTGAAGCATTGCAGATTCCTGAAGGAGAGGATCTGTATCTGGTATCAGAATCTCGTCTACTTTGGACTGATCCTGATTGCCAGTATGCTACAGAGAAGAATGTAGAGCATTTGCTGAAAGAGGATGCCTGGAAATTCTTACTAAACCGTGCAGCAAATGAAACCTCTTATGACAGTTTGTCTCGACAATTGGGTAAAATTATCCCTATGCAAGATTTTGGAAACTATCAGCCACATTTCCACAAATGGGAAGGTAATACTTCGTGGAAGTATCGCGAGTTGAACCGTCGAGCCCTGAACTTGCTAACTAACAGAGTTAAATGTGGGAAAGCCTACATTGCAAGGCTGGAAAAGAAATACCCACTTTTAGAGCATGTGGGCTTGAAATACTGGGACACCCCTGCTATGATTGAATACCGTGAACTGATTGATGCAAAGAACAACACCAAATAAGGAGACCGAGATGATTTTCATTTACCAGCATTTTAAAACCCGTAGTGAAGCCCGTGATCGTCGTGCTGAGCTTGAGAAAAAAGGTTTTATTTGTGCCTTAGAGAAGACGGATAAAACATGGGTATTGGCAATTGGTGCTCCAGGTCTGTTCGATCCTGACCGTGACAGTGTTTGCTATACCAGTGAAGATTTTGAAACACGAGAAGAGGCACGCTTGTTCCGGTATGGACTGGAGGATGATGGTAAGTATGCCCGAATTGTAGACCGTGGAGCTTCAGAGCCTAAACGTTGGTGTGTTGTCTATCCTCTGTGCGTAGCGCATGATGTCGGATTCAGCGGGGTAGCAGTTAAGTCGGAAGAACCTGCCGTAGCAGAGGTTAAGGATCCGGTGTTAGAAGTGGTGAGCAGTGTGTCTCAGCAACAGACACGAAGCATCGAGCCTTTGGTGGTTATTTGTGGAGAACTCTTACAGATCACCTGCAACGAAGGTATTTTTGAGATTCGCCGTAGCGATGATGAAGAGGTTTATCAGAAAGTCTTCAACCATATCTCTGTTCAGGAATATGACGAAGCAATTGGTGAAATCCTTGTCTGGCTGGAACGCAAGAATGAGTTCACCACACTGGCAGACAATCTGATCCTGAAGGATGGAAAACTTTATTACTACGGTGTGGAGATGAAATCCACAATTGCAGTGAAGATTGAGAAAGATTATGCTGATGGGACACTGGATGACCGCTACGTTAAATTCCTGGTGCGCCTGTTACGCAACCCGTCTGCAAAATCTGTGAACATGCTTTACGATTTCATGCAGGCTAACGATATTCAGATTGCTGAAGATGGTAGAATCATCTGCTACAAAGGGGTGCAGTTCAACGGTAGCAAGTGGGTTGACTGGCATAGCGGTAAAGTTCCACAATATCAAGGTACTTTTGTGTCCATGCCTCGTAACTTCGTAGAGGACGATCCGGAAGCTGCATGCTCTTATGGCCTGCACTGCGCCAGCAAAGAGTATGCTGAGAGCTACGGTACCGTGATGACGGTTATGGTTGACCCTGCTGATGTAGTTAGTGTACCCTACCAACACAACAGTGCTAAGTGCCGTGCATGCCGCTACGAAATTGTAGTAGCTCCGGAACCACGCAAAGACGGAGACCCGATTGAATACGTGGTTGACCGTGACGGTAACACTATCGACATTATCTACGAGGAGGCGTAATGGAAAAAGGGCAGTATGATGTAGGCACAGATGCTGCCCTTGTTGCAATCATGAGTGGTGAGAATGTCTTTGTGAGTGGGCCCGGTGGTACAGGCAAGACATATCTCATCAACATGATCCAGTCAATGTATGGAGACTCTTGCATAACGGTTGCCCCGACAGGGGTAGCCGCTTTAAACGTTAATGGAGCAACAGCGCACCGAACTTTCGATCTTGCCGCAGGTGTAAGCATGGAGTCAGACTGGACAGCAATAAGGGCAAAAACTGCAAAGCCTTTGAAAAGCAAAGCATTTACCATCCTAATTATAGATGAAATCTCTATGATCCGTGCTGACAAGTTCATAGAGATGGATAGAAAGCTCCGCTTTCTTCGGAAAAATGACAAACCTTTCGGAGGCATTCAGGTGCTATTGTTTGGAGATTTCTACCAAGCACCCCCAGTTGTCTCTTCCATGGAGAAGGAGGCCTACTTCAACTTCTACCACACAGACCTGTGTTGCTATACAGACTCCTGGAAGGATCTTGATCTTCACAACATAGCCTTGGTGGACCAGTTCCGTCAGGAATCTGTTCGCTTCGCCACAATGTTGAACTGTGTTCGTGAAGGTCGTCGCATAAAAGAGGTTGTAGCAGAGCTTAACACCCGTTGCTACCATGGTGGTGTCCCGACAGATGCCCTGACTATCTGTGCCACCAATAAGCAAGCAGAAGAGGTGAACAGACGTTTCTATGATGCCATCAAGTCCCCAGAGAAGACCTACACTGGCAAAATGAAAGGTAAGTTCCCTTCCACGCTACCTGTTGAGCAGGAAATGAAGCTGAAGATCGGGATGAAGGTTATGATAACCTCAAACGATGTTGACCCTACACACAAAGTCCCATATTATGTCAACGGGACACGGGCTACAGTGGTCAAATTCAAGACCAAGTCTGTGGTGGTTGAGCTGGAAGACGGAACACAGGTTGAAATTGAGCCGAGATTGTGGGAGAATAACGAGTACAAGCCTTCCCAGAGGTACAATATTGCCGAAAGGAAGATGGAGAAATTTATAGAAAGGGTTGTGATCGGGTCTTATGAGCAACTGCCTTTGAAATCTGGATACGCTGTAACATCACACAAAAGTCAAGGGCTTACATTAGATTGCTACAACTTAGATCTTGGGAAGAACGGAGCTTTCTCCCCTGGGATGACGTATGTAGCTTTGAGCCGCGTTAAGACCATACAAGGGATAAATTTGTTGCGCCCGTTGAGAGAGCTTGATATTATAGTTGACCCAAGGGTGGTGGAATTCTATAATACAACTTTCCCCGGCCTTGACGAGAAGGTCAGGAAAGATTTTGAAACCAGAGCAGAAGAGGAGGCCGTATGAGCTTGTGGAGAAATATAATCAACTATGTGTGTGGCAACCCCGAGCAGGAAGAAAAGGATGTTGTGGTTCACGATTTCACTAAAAGATCTCGTGAAAAAGACCTACTGCTGACAAAAGTGGTAGATGAAGATCCTATAGATGGGGATTGGGTAGGTTTTGCATTCACAACAGATAAGTATGTCTTCAACAAAGGAGATTACCTTGTTGTAGATTTTAATGAGTCTATTGAAGGTGCTGAACCTTACTACCAGACACTTGTTGTTGCAGGATGTGTTGAACTTTCTGCAAACATGCACAGTTTGATTCTTTTTGAGCTTGACCCTGAAGAAGATTTGCAGTAAGATGTAAAGCATAAAGGGGAGGCACTCCTCCCCACAAAAACTAAGGAGAGCACCAAATGATGAAACGTTATAAACCATATACTTTTGAAATCGATTTCGAACTGGATGACATGTTTACTGTAGAAGCTCAGGCAGTTGTCCAGTTGCCAGATCCGGAGTGCCGTGATTCTGATGTTGACTATTACGGATTTAGACAGATCACTGATGTACATGTTTACCACAACGGAGAAGAGGTGGACTTTCACCAACTGCCAAACGCTCTGCGCCACTCGATTTACAAACGTGCAACTCGTGAACTGGAGTCTTACCTAGACGCAGCAACAACAGCGGCTGCGTTTGCCGAAGAAGTAGGAGGTTTCTGATGGTTACAGATGTCAAGATTATCCAATACTCTCTGACCAAGCTGGAAGATGCTGAAAAAGAGCTTGCAGAAGTTATTAATAGTGGATATACTTTACTATCTTGCTCCTGCTCAGACACCTACGCTGTGTGGACACTTATCCGGAAGGAGGGGCCTGCAGGGATCTTGGTGCCAAACCCTAAGATTATCAGTGGAGTGGATGACTGCTCTCAGGACGGCCTGTCAGAAGACTGGGAAGCATGGGAAGGTGGTGAAAACCCTGCACCAGGTAAGTGGGTAAAATACAAACTACGTAGCGGTGCACAGCACGCTGGATACTCTGATAACCTGGACTGGAGTCATTCTTCACCGGAATCATTGGTAAGTGCATATGATATCGTTGCTTTTCAGGAATAAGGAGAGAGTGTTATGTCAGATTTTATGTGGAAAGTAGGTTATGCCTCTCCTGAAATGTGCGAGGCTTGCTTTGTAAAAATAGGCCGCGAGGATATTGACAAAGTGATCTTTAAGTTTCGTGATGTATCTGTGATCGGCAACCGAGTGCTTAAGCACTTAAAGAATCTGAAGCTCACCAAAAAGAAGTTCTTCGGACTTTTCGAAGAGAAAGTTGATGCTTGGACCCATTGCATTCAGGAAGCTAAATCTCACTACAGTGCTATCGTTACCCCAGAACGGGTAGCCAAGATGGAAGGATTCATCAACAGTACAGAGTTTGAGTGCCTAAAGGCTGCCCTTAATAGTTATCCAAAGTGCCTCAAACACCTTGACAAGTATGTAGAAAAGGATGGGGAAATGTATCTCACCCTGGACGCATACTATGAGATGCAAGAAATTCTAAATTTAGATTTGACATTGGTATCCACCGAGTATACAATAGGTATCCGGGTTTAACACTAGGCCCTGCCCGAAAGGGTGGGGCTTTTTGCATTAGGAGGCAGTAAGGTGAAATTTATCTACAAAGAGCACTATCATAAAGGTGTTGTGTGGAGCCTATTTGACGGATCTGGCGGTGCTGTCATTGACTGGGCAAAAGCCGGATACTTGTGCCTGTGCTTTAACGCAGAAGGGGCTGATCACGGCAGCTATGCAGAGGTAATAACCGATCACCCCAATATCCACTATGTTGACTATTGGATCGATCCATGGTTCCCCCAGGAAACTTTTTGCATGTATCCCGCTCCAGACTTTGTTCTTGCATTTCCTCCGTGCACCCACTTAGCGGTGTCAGGTGCTGCACACTTTAAGAAGAAGCTGGCTAAGGACCCGCTGATCCAGATTAATGCTGTAAAGGATGCTCGGGTTGCAGAAGAGTTGGGAGAGATTTACGATTGCCCGTGGCATGTAGAGAATCCTGTGGGTGTTATGTCCACACTGTGGCGCAAACCTGATTACCGTTTTCACCCTTCTGACTATGGCGGGTATTTACCGGAGGATGATGTAAACCCCCGGTTTCCTGAATTTATAGCTCCACGTGATGCCTATCCAAAAATAACTTGCGGCTGGATAGGTAATGGATTTATAATCCCGGACACAAAACCTGTCCCGCAAATAGTTGACGCGGTTAGTGGGTACTCCATGCAACACGCTAAGCTGGGTGGAAAGAGTGCAAGAACGAAGATGATCCGAAGCCTCACACCACGTGGTTGGGCAAAAGCTGTATTCTTAGCAAACGAGCCTGTAGTAAGGAGCAGAATTAATGGGAAGTAAATTTATGGCATCTGCATATAACCGTTTCGGTGAGCCAAACCCGAAAGCAACTAAGTATAAAAGTGGTGGAAGTGTGAAACGAGACTATCGTGATGAAAAAGAGGTTGAAACTGTAGAGACTGTTTTAGAAAATACTAAAATCGTCCCTGTCCCACAACAAAATATCGGTCTGATGGCTGCACAATATTTTGGTGTGCGATCAGCATTGTCCCAAGAAGACGGTGTGACAGTTACTGCAACATATTTCCCATATTACGACCGCTACGGGAATCTGTCCGGTTTCAAAAAGCGTGACTGGACGATCCCCAAAGAGCAACGTGGGCACTTTACGACGGTTGGGATCGTAAAGGCTAACTCCCAAATGTTTGGGCAAAAGCTGTGTGCATCTTCTAACAACCGTAAGCAGATTAACGTTTGTGAGGGGGAAGGCGATGTTATTGCAGCATGGCAGGCTGCATATCAGATACAAGTAAAAGGGATTCTCACCAACGCTAAAGCCCCGGCAAAGGTGAAACAGTGGGCTAAAGAGGTCCAGGACGGGATCGATGCAGTTATCAACGGGGGTGATCTGGCAGGAAAACCCTGCCTACCTTTTGTTGGAATTAACTGTGGATGTGCAAACGCAGTAGATACTTTTGCAAACAATGAGAAATTTATCCGTAGCTACGGAACAGTGGTCCTTGCAATGGACAACGATGCAGCTAACGAGGTAGAGAAGCAAAAACACGTTATCAAAGGTGTTGAAGCCACACATAATATCGCGGCATTTTTGATGGCTGATAACGTTTACCACGTGGAATACCCCAGCGAGGTAAACGACCCTGACGGTGTAAAAGATATCCGTGACATGCTGAAGGCTAAAAAGCTGGAAGATATTGTCAACATGTTCCGTCACCCAGTCAAATATGTGCCCGATGCTGTATCTGATTTAGAAGACTTCTCCATTGAATCTCTTCGTAAGAAGACTTCTAATGGCGTAGATATCAGCGCGGAGTTCCCTAAATTGCAGAAGATGCTGAAAGGACTCCACAAAGGCACCTTGATGATGCTGACAGGCCCATCTGGCGGTGGTAAAACAACTGTAGCCAAGAAACTAGAGCACTGCATTGCAAAATACTTGATGGATCCGACATGCCCTAAAGCCGATGATTATGAAGAGGATGATCGCCTGTGTCTGATTCACCTTGAAGAGGACCCTGAGGAAGCAATTAACTCTCTATACGCCAACCAGTTGGGGTTTGATGTTAAAGAGTTTGTTGAAGACCCTAGTCAGTTCCTGACCGATCAGGAGCATGCTGAGATTCACCAATCTTGGGCCAAGGCTGGAAAAATCAAAGTGTTCAAGCATTTCGGATCTATCCCTGTAGATGAACTGATCACTAAGCTTAAACAAATGGTGTGTCTGTATCACTGCCGTTACATTGTGCTGGATCACCTGTCCATGGTGATTTCAGGACTTAATGTTAAGGATGAGCGCAAAGAGCTTGACATGGCTATGACTCAACTAGCTGCGTTCTGTAAACAGTTCAACGTGTTTATTTTAGTGATTGCTCACCTTAAACGCACAGAGATTGTACCTCCCAAGGATAAGGATGGAAATCCGTTGCCTTTCTGGTACCCTGTACGAAAAGAGAACCTGCGAGGTAGTGCCGGACTGGAGCAACTTAGCTGGGTGGTTGTTGGGGTAGAGGCAGAAGAGATGGTGGATCGTTCCCGTGGACGTGTCCGACTGGTAGGTCTTAAAAACCGCCCAGCAAAAACGTTAGGTATTGCAGACACTCTAGTTATGGATCCCCACACAGGCAAGTTCCATGATGCCAGCAATTGGTACTGGGACAAAGAAATGCAGATGTTTACAGACGGAGAAGGTGGGGAGGTTGTTTGGAGACCTCAAGCTATGTTTGAGGATCAGGAGCATGCAGTTGTAGAAACACCTGTGGGCAAGGTTGTGGCTGATAAGGTTGTAACTCCCACTGTTAACACTGTTGACACACAAGAAGACCTCCCGTATGATGATCCGTCCTCTGACCCTGTTCCAGGTTTTGAAGACGATGAAACACCTTTTTAATGTTTAACCAAGAGTGGGAGGGGTAGTACAACCGCCTCCCCTTTAAGGAGAACTGTATATGAGTATGTGGTCGTTCGATCTGGAGGCCTCCGGGCTTTTGGAAGACTTAGATCTTTATTATCACTGTGGTTTGTTTAAAGAGCTGAATAAGAACCGTTTTATGTTGTTCCTTCCTCTAAATGACAGCACACACTACTCCGAAGAGGATATAGAGAAGGCTAAGAACTTTATTCTGGCAAAGAAAACTCTTTATAAAGATTTTGAAATTCGCATAGCAGATTTTTCAGAGTTGGAAGGTTGGCTTACAGGTAACTCAGACTGGTCACCTACGGCTTTGAACTGTCATAACTGCTTCAGTTACGACTTTATGCTGATGGAGAGATTATCCGGTATTCATTTTGATATGTTCCGTGATCCTAAGTGCATGGGGACTATCAACGACCACCAGGTTAATCTGTTTGATACGTTGGCGATGAGCCGAATCTTGTGGCCTGATCGCCCTTTACCAAAAGGTTGTCCGGACTCTGTATTCAACCCGGTTACTAAGAAAATGCAGCCTGTTGGTCCTCACGGCCTTATGGCATGGGGCTACGCCCTTGGTAACCAGAAAGTTCAAATTGATGACTGGCGCGATCTTCCGTTGTGGAAGTATGTGGATCGTGTATTCGAGGACGTTATCATCCAGGAGCTGCTCTGGAAAGAGCTGGTAGCGGAATCAAAAGGTGTATTCTACGGCAAATCTGACATGCAGAACTTTATGTACGATCCAGCCAAAGAGAAGCCGAAAGGGTTCAAGAAGATCACCTGGAAGAACGCACTACGTCGAGGCATGCTGCAGCACTTCCTGATGGAGCTGCAGGCCCGTCAGGGTGTATACTTCGACATAGATGGAGCTATTGCTTTACGTGACCGTTGCGATGCGTGGATGAAAGAAATCGCTGATCGTGTTGAACCACAGCTGCCTTTAAAAGAGCTGTCAATGTCTCAGCGGCCCAAGTTCCCTGAAAAGCCGTTTAACCAAGACGGGACAATCTCTAATAATGGTTGGAAATGGTTAAAAGATAAGCTTGGCTATCCTGTAGACATGAGCGCTTTAGAGTTCAAAGCCCCGCCTAAGCGAGCATTTACCTCTACAGGGGATGTCAGCAAGATAGGGATAAAATGGTGTGAAGAGATGGGCTGCAAAGACCCCGATAAGATGGCTGATTTCTTGAGAGGCTATATTAAGGGCACTTCCACACCCCACCCTTTGCCTAAAGAGCTGATGGATCAGGCAATAAGTGATCTACAGCAGAAGCGAATGCCGGACTGCAAGATACCTATGAAAATCAGCAATCAGGACGACATTAAGCGGTATCTGATCAGTGCTGGCTGGCTACCGACAATGTGGAGAACTAAAGATGTAACTAAAGATAGCAAGAAGAAAGCTCTACCTGATGCGGATGTTGATGCACGAGTATATGCATATATGGACGAGCTTTTAGAGTCAGAGTATTGTGACCTGATTATCAACTTCTGGAACAAAACTGATGCCAAGTTCCAGACAACCGTGCACAAGTTCCGAAGCTTTCCTAACTCCGAAAGGATTAAAAAGGAAGTGTTCGGGAAAATACGTAGAAAAGCCAGGGCACTTATTACTTCTCCGCAACTGAAAGATACGTTTGGACACCTATGTCCGAATCTTGAAAAATTGAACGGAGAGATGGCTAAAGATATCGTCTTGTGGTTATCATTGCGAAACCGCAGATCGGTCCTTGATCCAATCAAGGAGGATAAGGTTGATACTGGTCTTCTTAATCACCCACGTTTGAAGATTGACCATAAGCTTCCTGCTAAAAGCTCTGGATTAACAAACACTTCCAGACAGAAACACAGTATTTGTGCAAACATGCCTAAACCATCCCCTAAAGTGGTTATGGGTAAAGAGATGCGTAGTCTGTGGGGTGTTCCTCCAGGATACTTTGAGATCGGTATTGACGGGTCCAACTTAGAGCAGCTTATCGGGGCCTGGGGTGCCTTTGAGTTCGACAACGGCTTGTATTATGATGTTGTAAGTAACGGAGACGCACACCAAAACAATGCTGAGGCATATACAAAAGTAGCAGGCAGAGAGGTGTCCCGTAACGACGGTAAACCTATCACGTATGGGGTTATGTATGGGGCACAAAAAGATAAAGTTGCAGATATGCTGGACATCTCTCCAGAGTTAGGACAAAGAGTAATCGATGCACTCTGGGATGCCAACCCTGGTCTTAAGGGGCGCAAAGAGGATCTGGAGAAATTCTGGGAAGCAACAGGTAAGAAGTTTATCTACTCTTTTGATGGTCATGCTATCTGGACCCGATCTAAACACTCTTTACTTAATGCATACCAACAGAATGGTGGTGCATCGCTGTGTGACTTAGTTGGGATACTCATGCACCACCAAATGGTGAAGCGTGGGTGGTACGATGAAGGTGTCCGTCGTATTATTTATTACCATAAATAACATTGTGGCTTCATAGAGTAATCTATGTCGAATAACCTCTTTAACTGCGGGAAGCCTAAACCTTATGGCAAGGTAATCCGCAACGAAGCGCTCAAAAGAGCGAACGCTCAGAGGCCATTCCGAAAGGAAGTAGACCAGCAAGTGCGGTCGAAATGGGAGGATTCCTGTGGTTGCTTACCATAGGAATGTGAGATGGTCCGATCCTACGTGAAAACGTATGGCTATGCACGTAATGGTGCGGGGTAGCTTAACGACCTACCTGAACTATTGGATGAGTACCAACTTCAAGTGCCTGACACACCGAAGTATAAGACTGTGTACACCTTCGACACAATTGAAGAACTGGAAGCATTTAAGGCAGAGCAGGAGGCCAAACTTCATGTGTTCGACGGTCATAAGTACAAAAAGGCACGCAAGGATGAGGACGGAAACGAAGTGGTTGACAGAGACGGAAACACGGTGTACGATCCTATCCTGAACGATGACGGAAAGCTTGAACTTATCTGGAGCCCTGTGGGTGAAATGGTGGTGCATTGCTTCTGGCAAGCTTCTAAAATGATGGGAGTCCCGTTCCAGATCACAGGTGAATACTTGTGTGGTCGTAATTGGGGTGATTGTCACTAATGTAAACTATCAACACATGGAAGTGTTGTTGAGCAAAGAGGAGACTTTTATGGTAGTAGAACCAACAAAAACATTTACATCCATGACTATCCCTGTTATTATGCAGGTGGAGTGTGTTCAGGTATCTCAAGTGTGGCCTGGCACCAAAATCCCAACAGGGCCTGATTTCTTTCAGGTTGGGAGAGTGTACAATGTCTGGAAGGCACCAGATTGTTACCCTTTCATTAAAGATGACCGTGGGATGCTGTGGTATCTTGGAAACGACTTGACACTGCACCTTGGGAATGCTATTATTGCAGTATTCAGACTCAACAAGAAGGAGACAGACCAATGACAACTTTAGTTAAAGCTACGTTTGTAGAAGAGAAGATGGCAGACCTAACATTCTTTAAAGAAGGAAAGGTCTACAAGGTTTATTACGATAAGGATCGAAGAAACAATATGATCGAAGACGAGGAAGGTATCACCTGGTGCGTCTCGCATATGGCGAATGGTGAATACCATATCTACGGGACTACCCTGCTTGCTAAGTTTGAAGCTGTAGAAGAGGCTCTATGAAAGTAAAGTATCTGGCTGAAGGCATGAGTAGGTATTTTACCCTTGGGGAAGAATATTGGCCCTTTACAAGCAACGGGGATGTCTACGTGAAAGATAATTTCGGCACACCGTGGTTTTTACACTCTAACGGGTTAGGATATTCTATTTACCGCAGTGCGATGAGCAACACAACCCTTGCAGAGTTTGTATAGAGGAGGTAGAATGTTAGTAAAAGGTACCCACACCGTTAAGCAACGTATTGAAGTTGAGATCGATGATTGTGAGCTGAAGCATATTTTACGGTCATGCTCCAACGTTTTGCTCCTTAGTGTTCTTCAGGAGCGAGCGGAGAATGAGTTCTTAAACGCACTGGCAGGTCGTCCTGGCGACTTCTGTGTGCGTAAGCGTGGTGACAACAAGCCATGGCTGTGGGAAATCGATGCCAGTTGGGATTACCACAAAGATGTAGGCATAGACGAACCTATTCGTGAGCTAACTGAAAACGAAGTCCAGATGTACGAAGATGTTTGCCAGTGGGCAAAAAGTCAACAAACTTATCTCGATCCCTGGTGGATGATTGAAAATAGTCGTTGACAAGAAGTGAAATTGGTAGTAAGATGCTTCACACAAACAGAGAGTTCATTGCTAAATAACTGAGGAGACCTCGAAATGAAAATCATGTTAAAACCAGAGTGCGTTGCAAATGACCGAGCTTTTAAAGATTGCACACTTGGTGCTATTTATGAAGCCAAGTTTTGTGATAACCCTCTGGTAAAAGCTCTCCTGGAAGAGGGTGCCCCTTTATCTCAAGAAGAGATTGATGAACTGGAACAGGCGGCACAGTGCCTCACCTTTAAAGATGATGAAGGAGACTCTGTCTGGTGCACTGTTAATGAAGTCGTTTTTGTAAAACCTGAACATTAATACTTGACAACAGTGATGGGGCCTAATATAATGGCCCTATCAAAACGAAAGGGGACCACAGTAATGACCAAACAATACCAACGAATTAAAGCCAAGGTTAAGCCAGACTATCTGGAGAAGGACTCTGCTTTTCGGGACTGCACAGCTGACAAAGTTTACACAGGGGCCGTCCTGTTGAACGATGAACTTGAAGTAGATATTCTGGGCAAAGAGGCCGTTATCGAGGATGACAACGGTGACTGTGTTTTCTGCACCACACGGGAGCTAGAAGTCTTAGAATACTTCGGTGAAATCTTCAACTCCTTAGACGACGAGGAAGCGTGATGAAAAACATTTGGGATATTAATATCTTTGAAGCCTCCAAGCTTGACGGTGCTGATGGGGTGATTATAGTGTCTGATGGCAAGGCAACACTGACTTCTGGAGATATCCTCTATGCCTTGGACGAGCTGGCATTGCTGAAATCAACAGGAGACTCTCTGGAAGAACGTCTGCAAGGATTTGCCTTCAAAGAGGGCACAAACACTGCCCTGATGTGTACCACACGCACTGTGCAGTTGGGGAGTGGGGCCTATATGGTTATTGCAGTGTGTCCTAAATTCAGCAACGTCAATAAAGATGATGCTGAAGCAGTTAACGATGTAGTAGTTCTCTTTGTGGGAGACGCTATGAAAGACCTGATGAATGCAGGAGAGGCAGCAAATGAAGACTGAAAACATCACCCCCGCAGGGTTCTTAAAAGTATACCGTGAACTGCTATACACTACAGAGGACAGTGTTCTAGAGTATCCAGAATATCTTTTGCTGTATAAGTATCTGCAGGAGGCTGGTGAAAATCTGCCAGTTAGTGCAGAAGGTGGTCCGAACTGGATATACAGCGCATGGAGAAAGGTTGACATTCTCCCAGACCCAGGTAAAGATATGGTAGTTTGGCAGCTTATCAACAACATCGGGATTCCAATCTTTGATGAAGCTGTTAAAATCTATTTTGAACTTGACGATTAATATCAGGAGACCTTAAGATGGCTAAAGTAGTTGCTCGCGCAGGACAGAAAGTACGTTGTGTGGAAGTAGGTTTTGGTGGCAAAGGGTGTCAAAACTTGACTCAAGGTAAGGAATACGCTGTTATTTCTGGTGGTGGCGACGAGAGTATTGTGTTCGAGGGCCACATCCTGGATGCTGAAAACTTTGAAATCTTTGACGACGATGGAGATCCGATCACCTGCCTGCTGGACGGGAATTGGGGAACTTTCGAAGTGATTGGCTAACAAATACCTATTGTAATTTACAGAAGGGGATGCTAAAATAGTGTCTCCTTCTATGTTGTTCAAATAAAATCGGAGATTCCATAATGGAACAAATGAACGATCAAGCGTCGGTTGCGATGAACGAGCAAGAACAACCTCAAGAATTTTTCTTAGGGTTAAGTAAAGATCAAGTGTCTCTTCTGCTAGTGCTTTCTTCTTTCATGGGAAGACTTCAGGAGCTCACACAACAGCCAGAGGCTGAACAATTATTCCAAGCTTTGCGTGAAGAAGAAAAATATCGTCGTTTGGACTATGCCTTAGGTTGGGTAGCTCAACAACGGGATATGCTGATGGCCCTCTCTGGGACCACAAGTTTTGCAATGGGCCTGTTGGCTCAAGTTCAGGACAAATTAATTCAAGCAGGGTTCGCACACACGGCAAGCACTAACGAAGAACAAGGAGACAAATAATGAGCGTTATTCAACAATTCGCTAACCCAATGAATCCGCGTGAAACTGTTTTACTGGCTCACGGCATGATTAAACGTGTTAGCATCAAGCCTATCAAAGGTGCTGATCCTACAACAGGTATTAAAACCACTGTGTGGCAAGGTAAGAAAATTGAATCCAGCCACACCATCTCTTTACTGATTTCTGAACTGGATTCCTCTGATAACCTGCTTCAAGGTGGTGAAGAAGTCTGGATCAGCATGGGTGATAAGCTGCTTAAACCAGGTCATCAAGACTCTGTCTCTGTTAAGATTGATGACAAGTGGGAAACCGTAACACCAGGATGGATCGTAAATATCCCTTTGAAAGCAAACGAGCATAACGGTAAGACCTATTACAAGGGCTCACTGGCTAAGATGGTTAAGCTGGGTGCAGGAGAGGCTCCAGCAGCGACTCAGCAGCAAAAACAGCAACAAGGTGCACAATCACAAGGCCAGAAGCAGAAACCTCAGCAGAATGCCAATCAGGACGTTTTACGCATCTATGGTGATGTTACTCAGATTGTTGGCAACGTGGTTACTGTAAATGACCACAAGATTGGCGAAGGTGCTATGGTTGTAACTGATGAGCAGCTTAAAGACCTGGTGGTAGGTGGTCGTGTTGCAGCCATTGTGGACAAAGATACCGGAAACATTATCAGTGGTTTCAAAGCCTACCCACCTAAGGCAGAGAACGGCACTCAAGGCTCTGGTGGCAAGCGTAAATCCTCTTACGACCCTATCGGTGTGGAGACGGGGCATAGCATCAATGCGTTGCAGATCATCCTGGATCGTGGGTTTAAGGTAGACGACCCCCTAGGCGTGGCTAAAACACTGCACGTAGTCACCATCGAGCTTAAGAAAGAGTATGCTCAAGCCACCAACCGAACTGAAGATGAAGTAGGTGCCAGTGTCGGTAATGCGGTGTTGAACGCTTGTCGCCGTATTGACAAGAAAACAAAAGTTGAGAATTTTGCGGCAGCAATTACTACAGAAGCGAAAGATGTCTTGACTAATTTGGCTGAACCATTGTATGATTGGATCAAGAACGGTGCTACCACTCAACAACCTGAACCACAGGCTGCCAAACAGGAAGCCGACCCACAGCAAAACACTGTAGATGCTCCTCCTGTAAATGACGAGGAAGATGACCCGATGGATCAGAATCCAGCACAGTATGAGTTTGATGACTCGATCCCTTTCTGAGGTCAGTTATGAAATGCAAACGTTGTGGGGAGGACAAGGAGGCCTCCGACTTCTACACCAGCAACAAATCAACGTGCAAAGAGTGCTGTAAGAAGGCCAGCAGGGAGGCTGACCAATTTGCTAAAGACTCTTCAGAAAAAGGTGTAATACGTGTGTTGTACAAGACTCAAAAGTGCAACAGCAAGCAAAGAGGTCACCCTCCTCCGACTTACACCAAAAAAGAGTTTAAAGAGTGGCTATACCTAAACGGTTACAAAGAGTTGTATGACCAATGGGTAGCCAGCGGATACGACAAAAGGAAAAAGCCTTCTTGTGACAGGATAGACGATTTCAAAGGATACTCTTTTGATAATATCCGTTTAACGACTTGGGGAGAAAATAAGGACAAGCAGACAGAGGATATTCTGTTACATAGAAGCACCAGCGGTAGACGGTGCAAAAATGTAAGGAGGTTGGACATGAATGGCAACGTTCTTAAAGAATGGGTATCCCACAACTCTTGCAGCAGAGAAACCGGAATATATGTTGGTTACTACATTCATGAAAAAATTCCAGCTCCAGATGGATACTTCTATGAATACTTCTAACATCTAGTTAACATAGCCCTGCCCGAAAGGGTGGGGCATTTTTGTATAAGGAGATCTGAAAAATGACATTAGAAGATATCATTGTTAAACCTGAGAACTATGACCAATACAACCTGTCAACTCAATCTGTAGACCTCGGATGCGCCACAGTCAGTGCATGGCTGGTTAACGGAAAAGAGCTTGACGAGTGCCTGGAAGCACACATGTCGGTGAATAAATTTCTTGATGAAAATACCCACTGGCTAGAGGGTGCAGGTGTGTACGCTTCATGGTTGGAGAGTATGGGATTCGACTACCAATCTGAAGAGGGGTGGTGGAGCTATTTAGCTATCTGCCCAGAGACGCTGCAATGCTTCATGAAGTATTCTGAAGATTTGAAGTATCGCGCTGTGGTTGACGGGGCTATCGCTCGTTATAGCCGTAAACCTTTTTCCCACGACATTAAAACTGTGGAAGAATTTATTGAAGTTTTCTGTTGACACAGGTTGAAAGGTGTGTCATTATAGCTTCATAAAACGGGAGGACGTGATGAACGAAGAAAACTGGGATGTATAACTAACAGGAGGCCACTGCCCATGATTTATCGAATCCGTGTAAGAGAAGATGCACCAGGCTGTTACTTTGACTGGCGTGGGTGGTGGTTTCTCCACCCGATGGATGGACTCACAGACAGGATGCTAGATGCAGCCCTTTTCACAGATACCGATATCGAGTATAATCTCTACATTAAGGACGGTATCGATAACGGTTTGTTTGAAGCAATTCCTGTGTAAGGGGGCTGATATGAGCACTTCCACCGACAAAGAACTGATTAAAGAGCTCAAAGAGCGTATAGACAGCCAGAACATTCGAGACGATATTGAGCGCCGTGCTTATGAAATTGCTCTGGCATCGCTGGAAGCGGAGCCTGTAGCATCGTGCATTGTTGAAGATGGGGAAATGTGTATTGATGGATTCGGTGAGTATGTAGGTCACCCATTGTCTGATGGAAGCTACGACCTTTATACCGCCCCGCCAGCGCTAGTAGTACCTGATAAGTTGCCGCGTGAATACATAAGAGGTTGGCCTCTTGCCTATAGTGACTATGCTGAAGGGTGGAACGATTGTCGCGAAGCCATGCTTTATGGGAAAGGGGAGTGATAATTATGTTCTATGATCTTCCTGTGGCACCACCTGTTGAACCTGGAGAACCACGATGATTTATGAAATGCCGAAACTGATTCGTGACGATGAACAGAACGCCCACACCTTTATCCTGGGTAACCGTATGGACATCATTTGCCACAAAGATTTTTGGACAGAAGGAGGTTACTTCATCGAGTATTTTGGAAAGCTGGAGAATGGCCTGCTGATCCAGTTCTACACTGATGCGGAAAATAACATCCGGTGGGAGTTCGAGACTGACGATATCTACAAGCTTTTCACCTTCCTTGGCATTAAGGTTAAAGCCAAATTTGAAGAAGGTGAGTGCGACGATTGTGGATTCTACGAGGTAACAGATTTCTACCTTCCGAGCGGTAAAAATCTTTACTACGAAAGCCACTTCGGCAACACCAGCATGCCACAAGGTTGGGAGGAGTTCCTGGAAATTGCAGAAGAGGAATTGGCGCTATGATTGTAGATACTGTAGAGGGAGATTTGATCTCCCTTTTCAAGAAAGGTGCAGGCCACATGATCCACGGTTGCAACTGCTTCCACACAATGGGTGCAGGCATAGCGAAAGATATTGTCCGTGAGTTCCCTCAAGCATTGGAAGCTGACAAAGAGACTGCCTATGGTCACTTGGATAAGTTAGGAACGTTCTCTTATTGGGAATATTTTGCAAAGAATAGGGTTGTATACGGGATCAATATGTATACCCAGTTCTATCCAGGTCCTAATGCAGAATACTTCTCAATCATGAAGGGTTTTGAGCAAGTGAATGAGGTATTCAAAGGGTCAAGCGTACCATTCTACATTCCTAAGATCGGATGTGGTATTGGTGGTCTGAAGTGGGAACATGTAGAGGATGTCATTAATCTTGCCACCATGGACATTGATGTGATCGTGGTAGAGTACAAAAAGTGTTGACAACCATCTTCTGAGGTGATATAGTTTCCACAACGACTAAGAGAGGAGACCACTATGGAGACTAAAATCTTAATTCTCACTGTAATAGATACAACCGAAGGTGTTGTGTTCGAATCTGCAGGAGGGTATTTCTACCTTCCTTATGGAGAAAGAACAGCTGAGCCGGACAAAGATTCAATCCTCAAAGTGTTTCCGTGCGCCTGGTGGCTGGAGATTTTAGTATGAAGACCTGTATGTGTGTATCCACGCAATCGGATAAGTGGGAACTGTTTGAAGAATATCCTGTAATAGATGAGCCTAACGAATATACCATTCTTGTTCAACTTCCGGACGGAGACACATGGTGGCTACACAAGAGTGATGAATATCCAGGATATCACTTTGCAAGGACGTCCACAGGAAAGCTGGTATTTGTTCTGGTAGAGGATTGAGGAGACCTTATGAGAAACAAGAAAGATCTTTACTCTGGTGAGTGGGTCAATGACCAACAGGTTGGAGAGGTAACCTGCTTCCGGTGCTTTACCAAATACAATATTAAAACCGCACCGAAAAGTGTTCCAAAGACTGACGGATATTACATAAAAGAACCTCATTGCCCTAAGTGCAAGTGCCGATTATACTGGAGCAATCTATAAAAGGTTGACATCTGAAAGAGGTTGTGTATAATACTAGCATAAACTAACAGGCAAAGAGGGTACCATATTATGGTGATTTTTAATCGAGACGGTATCATAGTCAGGCAGCACCAATTCCTTGAATACTACCAGGTTGAACAATGGTGTTACGGAGATTGCAGCCACTCCTATGGGCAAAGTTGGGGATACCGAACAGTTTTTGAATCAACAGACATCGACAAAGTAAAACAGAAAGTTTTAGAACTTCTTGACAACAAGTGAGTATCAGGCTATGGTAACATTAGAAAGACGTAAAGCTAACGCCGCTACACTGGCAGACATCTTCTGGGATTGCAATTTAAAAGATACCCGAAATTGTGGCGCATCTGTAGATGTATTATTCCCACGGCCCACTATTGTTGCAATGGGCAACCTATGGAACGTGGTGTACGGCGCATGGGACAAAGAGGGTGGATTTTATATCTGGCAGCCAGACTATAACTGCTGGAAAGAAGTTAGAGGCTCTGAAGATTTTACTCCTACAACGGCTAAGATGGATGGCTGGCAAATTTATGTTGGAAACGACATGAAGCTGAAAGGCGATATTGTTTACTGGCTACCTTAAAAGAGTGTAGGAGAGAGATAATGAATAAAGAGTGGACATTCGTGGATGGCGTTAAAAACATGCCCCTTGGAAAGTATATCGTAGCCATGGCTGATAAGGATGGCGATGTTACTTTTGGGGTGTGCGAGGTTGTTCTTGCAGGGTCTGGTGAACATGTGCACAAGACTGGAATAATTAACGGTCAGTTCTACTTTGACCACCACCCTGTTGTAGCGTATATGGCTATGCCGGAGTTCAAGCTACCAAAGGGAGATGCTAATGTTTAAGCTTAAATCTGCATGGAACATTGCTGTTGGTGATGAGATCCGCATCCCAGGTGGCAAGACTGTTATGAAGATATCTCGTATAGAGTATGCGGGTGATCGTGTATTCCACATCTACACGGAAGACGGTCGAGAAATTTATATCAAGTCCGGATCACATATCTATATCCGTAAGAAGGGGGAGGACGAATGACAGAGATCATCATTTCAACTGCAGGGTATGTATTCCTGACAATCATTGCGTTGACCATTCTGGTGGCTGTGTATGGATTTGTTATCCTGCCTATTCTTGAGACATTTAGTTTGTGTCGGTGTTGGAGAAAAGCTTACGGACCACAACCGTGGAAAGACTGGTTCCATTTGGTGCGTATAGCGTTCTCTTATGCCTATGACCACTCTAGCAGTGCATGCATAACTGGGTACCATACCTACAACTGGAACTGGGAAGGTGTGGGGAGATGGACTGTTACAAAAACTATACCCTTACGGTTGTACAAAGGAAAGAACACACTGGGAACCTGATATTTTTAAGTTAGTAGGTTGCCAGAGACCGGGAGGATTTCTAAAATGGATTTCCTCCTTTTGATATTTTACCTGCCCAGATATTTCAAGATTCTTAGAAAATCAGAAAATGGATCGAAAACTAAAATGGATTTTTCCCACACAAGAGGTACACGCCTACCTAATCCTCCACTCGTTAGCACTGTTCCTTTAAATCATCTTCTTGCACCTATCGTACATATACCCTCCTCCACCTGTGCTTATCTGGCTTAACCTTGCACCTTTACCACAACAAGCTTACTGCCATCGACAAGTTTCGGCACAGCTTCCCCGGTACTCGATCTGTTTTTCGTTCTGGCTATCCGATTTTGTAGAAATCTGTCTCGATAAATTTTCAGTACTCGATCTGTTTTTCGTTTTCTGAATCGGATTTTCTGGAAATTGGTCTGGCGATCGATCTGAAATTTTTGGGAACGAAATCGATTTTTCGTTTTCGGAAATAGATTTTCAAAATTTCTATATGGAAATATTTTATGGAGTATTATTTTATGTAGAATTGTCACGGTAGGTAATTAGCATGCTAATTAAATTTAGTAAATGCGAGGAGTTCTCATTTAGAATTTTGAATGATAATCATTCTCGTTTGCTAAATAACGGGCAGGCCCGGTGTTTGTCTCCCGGCCCCTGTTGCCCCGGCTTGTTATTATAGTATCACGCAGGACAAAGAAAGCAAGGATTTTTCGCATAAATTTTTAGACGATAATGATAACCGTTCTCATTTTATATAGCGCCCATCCCCGGTGGTTGTCTCCCCCGTCACCGGTGCCTGCCGTCCTTTCGATGAGTGCATTATGCCACCTGGCGGGGCCGCTGTCAACACTTTTTCAAAAAATTTTCTAACCAGGTGCGCCAACCGCTGCAGCCTGGCGGGGCCAGCCTGGTATGTCCGACCGGACCAGGGAGGAAAGTTATAAAATGGTTGCGCCAGGCCCTGGGGAGTAGTATAAAAGAATCAGGAAGAAGAGATACCCAACAAGGGGAGGAAAATAAAATGAAAGGTAAAGATAAAAAAGATATCGTAGTGAACAGTAAAGATATCGATGCAAGACGTGAGAAAGCGGCGCGTGATGCCCTGGTCAACTGGTTGGACTATGAAAAAATGATGGTTGAGGCTGCAGGTGCTGCCGCTGGTGAATTCTACCCTAAAAATAATTTGAAATAGTTATTGACAACCTGGTTAATCCTGGTATTCTTTCCCTACAAGGTGAACAACGCCGCACTAACTAGCAAAGAGGAAAACATTATGAACGTATACGGAATCAAAGCACGTCGCAACGCTCGCCAGGTGGTCACCGATCAAATGGTTTGCCAGGTAGACGTAACCATCAACAACGGGCAAGGCCTTTATAAATTTCGTCGCGGTCATAGCTATACCCTGCAACAGCTTAATCGTTGCGCCCTGACAAAAGGTCAGATCAATCACTGGTTTAATAAAAAATAAGTATTGACATACTCCCCGACACAAAATATACTGAAATCACAAAAGACACTAAGAGGATAAAATCATGAAAACCACAACCTTTAATTTTGACAATGCCGACTTCTCTTTTTCTGATGTCAAGAACTGCCGCCGTGATCGTGGATTTTACAAGGCTTATAATCTGGTTGGCCTGGACGATGATAATAATTTACACGAAGTAGCCGAGATCCGGTATTATGCCGCCTCTAGCGGTAACACTCATTATTGCGTCTTTTGGATGCACGACAGCAAGAACAATAAGTACGGTTATACTGGCGGCAAGGCCAGCGGACACGGTTATGATAAGGCCAACGCAGCACTTGAAAGCGCATTAAATGCTATGGGGATCACTGCCAACGGCTGGATCTATGAGGAAGAATTTTTGTCAGCACTTGCTGCCCACCTGGGGTATAAAAAGCACATTGTGACATGCGCCCACGAATAAAAAATAGTTTGACACGCCGCAAAATTTAAGTAGACTAGATATCAAAGGCGGGAAACATTCCCGCCAACACAACTAGGAGAAAACACTATGAACAAAAATATCCGTCGCATCATGAATGAGCTGGCAAACGATGAAAAAATTATTGACATGCATTTAGTCAATATTTGCCGCCGTATCGTAACCTATAACAACCGCGCCGCAAAAGCGCGTGAGATGAACGCAAAAGGCACCTTGAAGCCCTTTCAAGTGGTGGTGAAAGCTATTGCAAGCCTGGCGCAAGACCATAAACACGGAAGTAACAATATTGATCCGGCATACGTTATGAAACGGATACGTACTTGCAAGAACAAGGAGCAAGTATATAATATTATAGATTGGTTGGACTCCATGGGCGACGTGGTGTATAATAGATTCTCCGCAGCTATTGAGATCCAGCTTGACAGACTGGACGGGAAAGTGTTGAAAAATTACTGAGTTTATTTTTAGATGGCCTTGATAACCAGGGCCATCAAATAAAATAAATTAGATATAGAGAATACTACAAAAAGGGGAGTATATAAGATGAGTAAACATAGTTATACAAAAATAACTGTAATTGCTTGCATTGTTAGTTATATCCTGGCGGGAATGTTGATGAGTAGTGCTAACAGTTTTGCAAAATTTTTCTTAAACTTTTAATTGACAAGCTAACTTAAATCAGTATACTTAAACACGTAAACGGGAGTACATCCCAGAGCACATAAAAGGAGAAAACATTATGAATACCACGATCACTATGACTGACGCAGAAAAAGCTATGCAGATCGCTGCTCTGAAAAAACAGATCGCAGAACTTGAAGACAAGATCGATAATTTCGAGATCGACGAGGACAAATACGACGAAAAATATGATGAATGGTTGGATGAGATCCACGGTGAAATTATGATCGGCTGTATCTCTTTCTCTCCGTCACGTATCCTTAGTGAGTTAGATCCTATCGCTTACCGTTGCGGATTTAGCGATTATATTGATAGCTTGGATATTGAAGACGATGAAGACTATCAAGAATTGCAGGCAGAGCTTGAAGAAGTGAAAGAAGAGCTTACAGAGCTGGAAGAAAACGAGTAAGCTTATTTTTAGATGGCCTTGACACCAGGGCCATCAATAAAGTAAACTAAAAAACTGTTAACACTTACAAAGGAGTTAAAATCATGGCAGCATTAATCACCAAACACTATGCACCGACCAACACCAAAAGCGCCCGCATCATGGTAAAAGGGTTCGGACGTAAAAAGGTTTATACCTGGGATTATGCCTTGGATATGGAAGACAACTACACCGCAGCTATGGATGATTTTATTAATGAGCTGAATAAACAAATCTTAACCAATTACAAAGTTACCGATATTGCTTATGTTGGTGAAGGTGGGATCTGTTTTGTGGGGATTGTGAAATAAATTGTTTTTTCGGTGGTCCTGGTAACAGGGCCATCTATAAAGATAATTTATTAACACAATGAAAGGAGAAAGAACTATGATTAGTGGGGCAAGTTTTATCATCGGAGCTATTGCAACAGCATTAATTGTAAATAAGATCCAATCTAAAAACGAAAAAGAAAATAATACTATTGCAGAATATCCATTTTGGGTATTCAACGATAACGAAGATTATATTATCAAATATAAGAATAAGGAGGGCGACCAGGTAACACCGCGACCGATCCCCGCTTACAAAATGCAAGAAACACTATATCGCCTAGAGGCCGGAGGCGCAAAGATCGTAGACTTTTGGGGATATGATTGCAAGGATCAGGAGGTCATAAAACGTCGTATCCGGGCGATTCAGGCAAATATTGAAATTAGCAAAGGGGGAATTTATGAAAATTAATTTCGAAAAAATTGTAAAGCGTTCCCATGATTCCGAAGAGTTGCCGGAACGCCGCCAGCGTAACAACAAGCTAAACAAACCAAAAAGATTTGGCAAGCTATGGCGCAACCATTACGACCGTAAGTTACCTGGTTTGCTTCTTGAACGTGAACGCCAGGCAGAAAGATACCGACACAAAGAAGAATAACAACCATAGCCCCGCACAATGGCGGGGCTTTTTATTTCTATCCTCAAATAGCGCCCCCGGTTGGCCCTACAACAGCCATAAACGCCCCCACCTATGCAATCACCTTCCTTAACCTGAAAACATCGTCTAGGGCCGTTTTATGGCGTTAAAAATATCATTGACAAGGATAACACTTTATAGCATGATGCATTTAAAGAAAGGGAAAGGTGCAGGAGACAAAAAACATGGTCTATTGCGATTTTTCTAACTACAAGGCACAATGCAAATACAAAGCAGGCCATTACTATGACCTGGACGAAATACAGGCCAATAATGACTGGTACATCGACGAGGAAGATGATCATCTGGTTATATGTAACCAGATGGTTGATCCTGTATGCTTTGTGGATGTAGGGATTATTATAGCCAGGTTCGAGATCATGACATTGGAAGCGTAAATAAAATGCTAACCGAGCTGATTAAAAATCCACTAATAATGTGCGGCCTATGTTTTGTTATAGGTTGTTTGCTTGCAGGCTTTATCATTAGCAATTCCAAATAAGGGGAAACATTATGGAAAATAAAATGTTTTACGTAACAGAAAAAGGCGTTAATATTGCATGGTATGATAATCTCAACGCCGCTCAGGATCAAGCCTGGTACATGGTCCTAGAGCTAGGAAAGAAAAAGATTGAGATCATTGATGAAAATGAAGCAGTTTATTTTGACAGTGATTTAATTTAAGGCTTGACATCTGGAATAGCCAGGGTATACTAACCGCATCTAAACGAGAGAAGGAGTAAACACCATGCGTAAATTAAAAAATTTTGATAAAGTTGATGTAGTCCTGAATAATTTTTACTACTGCAACAATAAAGCGGTTTGGTGGCGTGATAGTTCCACCGATAAAGTTAAGGCGCGCTTTCTTCAAGGCTACTGCCAGGGCCGCCCGGTGATTAAAATCCTGGGGCAATTGGTAGCGTTCAAAAATTGCCGCCGTGTTGACAATGTTGAAGAGATCTTGAACTTTTTACGCCACAATAATTTAAAAAATAGTGTTGACAAGTAAGATTAAACAAGTATACTTAACCACATAGGTGGGAACAATTCCCGCCACCACTTAAAAGAAAACAGGAGAAAATATCATGACTACCGTTAACATTACTGCAGGTTACAATTTATCTTTCGACGTGCTGACCGACGAACAAAAAGAAAAAGCCGTTGAAATGGTCCGCGAAAGGGAAGAAAATAGCGGTGATAACTTTTTCGCAGAAAGTGTAATTGAATACTATAAAGAATATGTTTTTCCAGAGTATGGCCTTGAAGATACTGAAGTACATTGGTCCGGCTTTTGGTGTCAGGGCGACGGTGCATCAATTAGCGCTGAAAATGTAGATCTGGAAAAATTCCTGCGTAAAGTCAAGGCGCTGACTAAGTTCCGCTCAATCCGTCACTTGTTCGGAACAATGCATGATGGCGAGCTATCAGCCAGTGTTGAACGTGACGCATACAGCCGCTATAGTCACGAAAATACTATCAACGGGTATATTGATGCTACCTGGCTGGATCTGACCGCCAAACAAGAAGACAAAGTGGAAGAGCTGGAAGAGTTGATCACCGAGACGGTGCGGGAGCTATCTTGCAAGGTTTACGCAAGCCTTGAAGAGGCATATCTTGAACAGTTCACGGCAGAGAACTTGATCGGCCTCATCCAGGCCAACGACTGGCGGTTTGATGTCGATGAATCTGGCGAGATGAGTTTTTCATAAGTAAAGTGTTGCAATAATCTAAAAACGTGCTATATTAAAACTCAAGGGGGCAAGACGTTTGCCCCCACACAAAACGAAGAGGATAACATTATGAAAAACACCGCGAAAGCTATTGACACTGTTATGTTTAACCTGGTTACCTTCCGTGAAGATATGAAAGATCTTCCACGTGAAACAGTGTGCGACCATATCGAAAACTATCGCAAACTGATTAAAGCGTTACCTTTAAAACGTGACCAGCATGCGGCTACCGCTATGCTTAACGCCATGATCAAAAAGATGATCCAGTGTGATTTAACTCTGGCTTATGATTATGCAGGCGGTCGTTTTGCAGTATACAATCAACCCGTGCCAGGTATGAGCACCACCGAAGAATTGCACTCCCTCAATCTAAAACAAGATGTATGGGATAATATGCCGCGTGTTGTGGTATGGGTAGAAAGCGGTAAAATTTACGGCGATAACTTTTAACCAGGCAACAGGCGGCATATTTGCCGCCTTATTGTTAAGTAGAAATGTAAGAGAGGTACATAGAATGGAATTTATTATTTTAGCTGTATTAGTTGCCTTGTTTAACGCCTGGATCGCTGGCAAGATAGGCAGGTCAGCTTTCTTATGGTTTGTTATATCTATTTTCCTGGGAGTGGTTGCAACTATTATACTGGTCATCCTTGCAATTGTTGACAATGGCAATAATAGAAAGGGTAAAGTATTTTCAGACTTGTATGACGCACAAACTTTTGTTAATGCCTATTATAGCGATCTTCCAGTCTCCTTGCGCTGCAGCCTGGCACAACAAGTTTTTGATGAGGCTAAAACCAGAGATCAGGCCCATGAAATATGTTTAACTGAAGCGGATCGCTTATTTGAGAGAAATAGAAAATATGTGGGCTAACCGTCTCAACAATGCCGCGCTAATTAATCCCTTTAGTAAAGATCTGAAGCCAGCCGCCTGGCGTGATGGATTCGACACCGAAGAGTTTATTTTCAAACCTGACCTTGAGGAATTTTATAACAATGGATCGAACAACGGTAGAAATAATTTTTCTCGCAATGTGCGTAGTGATAGGCCTCCTGGGGGCCATTGCAAATCACGTCATCACCAACAAAATGAAAGGGGGAGACGATGACAACCAAGGATAAGCCTAAGCCTGGCGGCAAGGTGCAACATGTTATAGTATGGCTGGAGATCATCGCCCTTGAAATATTGCTAGGCGTGGGAATGTACTTTATAGCTGTAAGTAACTGATAACGGCCCCCGATCATGGGGGCTTAACTTTTTCAAAAATTTTTCTTCCAGAATGTTGCAATCCGGTCCGCAATGTGGATAATAACAATCAACGGGGAGACATCCCCACTACACAAACAAAGACCTGGAAAGGAGAAAGAAAAATGAGCAAGAATATCCGCGTTATCAACTTCAAAAAAGATGAAAAACTGGCTGTTCTGGTTGATGGTCAAGAAATCTTCAAAGGCGATTATGAAGATCATCAAGCGGCTATTAGTATCACTCGCGTGATTGGTTACCATAATTTCTATCCTCAAGGCGCTGAGGCAGCAGTTAGACGAATCAAAGAGATTGTAGGCTTATAAATTTATTTTTAGATGGCCTTGACACCAGGGCCATCAATAAAGTAAATTTAAACCCTGTTAAATAATCAGTACCGAAAGGAGCAATGATTATGTTTATACCTGCCAATAATCTTTATTTCTTTGATGGTCAGATCGTAGACGGCGTGGAAGTGGAGATCACTGGATGTCAAGGCGGTCAAGTGATGGTCTTCCGCAATAGCGCTTTTAACGAGCAATTCATCACAATGACCATGGAAGTTAAAAAGCTGGACGATAAGAAAACATTGATTGACTACTCTGTCAAAGATCATCCAGACTACCACATGATTTATGGTGATTTGTGTATTGTTGACCGTGACAAGGTGAACGGCATTGTTATAGCTATTGTGAACGATGTTTTCTCAAACTAATTTCAGCAGGTGATTTTATGAAAGTTAAACTATATTACCTTAATGAGCTTAACCCCCTTGCCAAGGTCCGCGCCCTGGCTAATGCCCTGATTTGTGAAAAATCTGTATACAGTTCCGAACTTAACGCCATGCGTGAACGTCTTAAAGGTGGTTACTTTGACATCCATACTGCGATCAACGGCCTGAATATGGAGTTTATCCGCTTACGTAACAGCCGCCGGAATCTGGCAAGAATGGAACAAGATCCGGCCCACCTTCGTAAACTGGTTATTGAAAATCATCTGATGTTCAATGCTGATGGAGATTATTACCATTTTCACCGTAAACGCTGGTACCGTGGCGGCAATACAGGCAAGAATGCAAAATAAGGCCCCTGGCAGGGCCTACAGCAACATAATCACCTATTGGCTATGCGATTGCATAGCCTTTATTATTTTGGCGTTACAACAGCCTCCAGGGCGCTTAAAAATTTTTTAAATAATTGCTTGCATCAAGCCTGACAATGTGGATAATAGGAGTTGTCAGGAGGTGATGCCTCCAATCAATCATTAACCTGAACAGGAGTTAAAACCATGGCTATTGTTACCGCTGGCGATGTAGTAAAAATGGAAGCAAAATATTTAAAAGCGGGTATGCATATCATCCGCAATGATCTTGAACTGGTGCTTACAATGGTTGACTACAACCCAGGGCAGGACTATCCAAGCGTAGATTATTTTTTCGAGTATGTTGATGACGAATTGAAAGAAGAGGAAGCTTATCGGGGTGAGTTCTGCAACTTCTTTTGCCCTGATGAGGTTGTAAAAGTTATTTATCAACCTGGCGTACCTTTCCCGCTGCACGCTATCAATAAATAAGCCTGGAGGGGCCGATAAGGCCCCTAACCTGAGATTATGAAAATAAAAAGAGGTAAATTATCATGATGGAACAAATTAAACGCGCTGAGGCTATTAATGGCAATGTGATCTATTTTGTGAGCAATAACGAAAAAGGCGTACCATATGCGGCGGTAATAGTACAGCCTGACGGTGATTATTGGTTTACTGTATACGGATCTTATTCTTTCGGGCGTCCGGTGCATGATAGAATTTTGAAAGTAGCGAACCCTACCGGGAAAAATATCACAGCAGAAAAATTTTTTGAAAATAGTTGACATGACCATATAAAACTGTAATATATAAATCAAAGGGGGCAACAAGCCCCGCCAACCACAAAGAGGATAAAAATCATGGCTATTATTGCAAAGACTGAGATCGTAGGGTTAGATTCTATTCTCCTAGTATATGAGGAAGCTATAAAGATGTACGTGGTTTCCTATGGTGAATATATCCGTGAATATGAATCTATTGATCTGGCTTTTGAATGTTATATTCGCCAGGTAAATAAAGCATATGATGATTATCGTTAAAATAGTTTGACAACATTTTCAAATAGTGTAAGATGTATCACGTAGGGCGGCCTGGATTAGAGGATAATATAATGAAAACTTTCAACGCAACAGCCTCGACAATTGGTTATATTATTACAGTGCAAGCCGTGGATCTGGTAGCGGCAGCAAACAAGATTAAAAGAATGCTCCCGATAGGTAGTGAATTTTCCGTTTGGGAAGTAAAAAATAAATCTTAACGATAATTTGTTATCTGATAGAATGTATTTCGTAGGGCGGGGCAATAAGGCAACGCCCCCACATCGGAAAGGAAAAGATTATGAGTATTGCAACAGTATTAACCGCCGTTAAAACCGCTGAATCATCCGGCTTGCATGTTGAGATTATAGATCAACCAGGTGGCGATCTCCTTGTCCAGGTTTACCCGCCGAAAGTAGGGGATGATCATTATTGGTGCTATTCCGATACGTTCGAACAAGTAGACACGAAAGCGATCACGGCTTTTATTTTAAAAGTTATTGAAGAAAATAACTTTCATTATAACATCAATCAATAAACCATAAACGAAGTGGTAACGCCCCCGCAATAGAAAGAGGATAGACACCATGAAAAAGATGATTGCAATTATTGCCCTTTTAACTTCCACCTGTTCCATGGCAGCAAAAGAATTGCCGAAAGCTATAGACTTCGTCGATATCAAGGCTGTTAATAGCATAGGTGTAAATTATAAGATGTGCCTGGCTGTTATCCATCACGCAAACGGTGAAACAGAGTATCAAGGATATGAAGGCCCACGGTGCGGCGAAATAGTCCGCGACCTTCAAGAAGATCCAGATCTTAAAGTCATCCCCATGACTGTAAATAGTAAAACCTATGTAAGCCGCTAGATATGATGAAAAATACAGTTATTGCAATAGCGATCCTGGCGGCCCTGGCAATGCTGCCCATCATGGTGAAACATGTTTTAATCAGTATTGTTCTGGCTGTTAGCGATCTGGTGTCCTATATTAACTCATTGTTTTAGGTGCGATAATGACCACTGATGAAGCTGTAAAAGTGTTGGCAGTATTGAGATATCATAATCAGACAAAAGTTATAAACGATCCTGATTATGTTGACTCAAAGCGCGAAGACGAGACATTGACCGCAATATGTATTGTGCAAGAATTGATTAAGCGCATGACAGAGAAAAACAGACCGGACTATATAGGCGAAAAAATATAGTCCTTATAAACTATAAAACAGGGCTTGCAATGGTCCTGTTTTTTGTTATACTTGTTTTACGGCAGGCACCTGGCGACAGGGGGAGACAACCACCGGGCCTGCCTGCCATATAAAAACCATAAAAACCGTTGACACCTGCCAGGAGGTAGGGTAACATTTGTTTTGAAGGGGCAAAGGTGCCCACACAACAACCAGGAGAGAGGAAAATATTATGGCAAGCTGGATTAATCAAGAAGTTGAATCACGTTTTAACGCTATTTGGGATCTCATCGAAAAAGAGGACGGAACATCAAGCCCATACCTTAACAATCTGGAATTCCATTTTGTGGAAGCGATGAACGCAGAACATGATCACAAAGGTGGTGCGGATGAGTTCGCTAAAGGTTATGGCTTCAACAATGCCAACGAAATGATCGAGGCGGTTGTACTCCAGGCCGAGGAAGATTATCAATTAAAAACCCTTGAATTCTGCCGCCGTAAGTAATAAGATAATGACACGGGCCGAAAGGCCCACTAATCAAGACCACAAAAGAGGAAAACATCATGAAACGTATCGACCAACTTAAATTAGTTCAATACATGGCCTACCGTATCCTTGAAGTACAGAAAGGTAGCAAAAAAGAAGTTTGTGAGAAAGCATATAAAATCTTTACTCGCAAAAAGGACGATTGGATGTTACGCCAGACCAAAAAAGCTGACATCTTAGGCTACCTGGAAGAAGAGATCCGCCTTGCAGAACAAGAAGAGATCCGCCGCAGTGAGGCCGAGTATCAGGCATCTTGGGAAAACTGGATGAATAACAAATAACAGGCGATACAACCAGGGGCTACGGCCCCTATTGCCCACACAAAAATTATGCTATCCCTTGTTGACAGGGATCGGCAGTTTTGCTATATTCTTTTTGAAGGGAAGTTGTAAGAAAATTAACTAAGAGGTAAACACCATGAACATTAAATCTAACAATCCTGCATACAGCTTTGATAACGCTTTTTGCCACGGCCCCGCCGCAAAAGGTTTTGAAATTGATGGCAAACTGGTTATTGTAAATGTTGACGGGGAAGAGGTTGCAGTATATCCGGTGGCAGACGTTAAAAGCCGTTTACAATGCCGCATGGATGTTACCGCATATCAGCTTGATCCGGTCCGCATAGTTGCCCTGGTCCTGGAAGAAGAAATTAAAGCAATGCAACATAGCAACAAGTTTATTGGTGACGCTCAGGATAACATGGTGGTTAGCCGCCACAAAGTTAATGAAGCGCTGAAAGAGTTCGGCTTCAAAGACCTGATGATCAAACGTGATGAAAAATTCCGTTACCGTAACGACCTGGCAAATCGAATCTATGAAATCTATGAAGCATTATAATCTCTTAACTTAAACTATCAAGGGGCTTAAAGGCCCCTTTCTTTTTGTCTATCCTTCCACTACCACAAACGGCCCCACCTGGCAAGTGGAATAATCGACAAGCCAGCAATTACCCCCACTGTACAAATATGCATAGAAAATAACTATTGCATAATCTTTCATTGTGTGGTAGCAAGGCCATTTTTACCCGTTTTTCCTCTCAAAATTGCACGTAATGCCGCTATTGCACAAATTTTAACCTGATGCACATCTTCAGTATCTTGTCAACAACTAAAAACCCTTATAAGTCATACACTTACACCACTGCAAAAGCGTGCTCTACGTGAAAAATCGGGTATAACTATAGCCGCAGAATCTCAGAATTCACGTAGCGTCACCATTCTATAGCATGCTAAGTATTTATTCCAACCGTAGAATAACGGAATAGTCAATACCTGCATAAAATAATTATTCGTGCAAACTGCATAACATAAATCAGCTCAGGTGTCAACATTTTTCGTAAACAGTCTGTAATTGTCACGGTAAGTTATCATAAGCAGAGAAATCTTTAGTCGTCTAATGTTTACTGTACATTACTATACTAACTGGAATCATTAGATGACTAAGAGAAAGATAAGAAATAATTAACAATGCAATTGTTTTATCAGTAACAATAAGGCAACTATGCAAACGAATGGCATGGCGCGACGGAGTCGCGACATAATATAAAAGCAGTAACCATCACCCCCGTGATAGTTTGTCTGCAATCTATTAATCAGATCTATAGTTGCCTTATAATCAATCAATCATGACATGACAAGCAAGGCAACTATAGATCTGCTAATAGTTGCCCTGCTTTTATATTATGTCATCATAGCCAGTGAAAGACTATTAACTTGCTAATCTTTATCATGCAAACGAATGGCATGGCTTATCATTTTTGAGTAAACAATCTATGCGTGAACAGTTGGCTATGTAAACTATTAGACATGCAGTCTATTAAGCATGTAAACCATTAAGCATGTAAACAGTAAGAGCGTGAATAGTAAGCGAGTGAATATTACTAGCGTGGATAATGACAGCGTAAACAGTCAGGCATGTCAATTATGTTCAGTGTCACCATTATGTCACTATTGTGTCTAAAGTGTCAGACAAGTTTTCCTCCTCTTTGTCAAGTGCTGCATGAAAAATTTACAAACTGGTATGGTAGCATTTTTGCGGCCCTGTTTACATTCAGTAATGTATGTATAATCCTTGTTGTGTGGGCGTTTAGACGTCTAGACGGTTGGAAGTCCACAGGTCAATATCTAATCTATCGGCTGCTAACTATATCCCACACAAATAGTAAGAAATATGATTGTTATATGCGTAAACTGTAACTCATGTTATCAATCCCTGTATGGATCGCCAGTGGTGCGCATAATGGGTATTATGTTAAATGCCGTGTAATGAGAACTATTATCACAATGAGAGTAATTATCAGGTGCACCCACACAATGATCCTGCAAAAGCCATGCCACTATGTGAACGGTCAGAGCTATCAATCGCGTAAACAGCCTCGATATTTGAGAATCATTATAAGAATGAGAAGTATTCCCATTTCGTCCGCCTGGCAGCACTCCAGTCGCTACAGGCTCCTGACAGGGAAGCACTCCTGTAGGTCAGGTCAAAATCGTGGCAGAACGGACCCCTTCAGATATTTCTGGCTGACTCTTCAGGTCTGTGTGGGAAAAGCCAACCCCTCCGGCGGGGCAGGGGGTCTGCATGGCAGATTTCACCCCCGGTGAAACTCTTATAGGGCAAGAGGGGATGTGTCAGAAAAATTGCGGGTCAATAAAAAATTACGTGGTGTATGAAGCGCTCTTCAGGTAAGGCATGTATTATGGGATGAAACCCTCTTCAGGTGATGATATTTGTGGATGTGATATTTGCAGGAAAGCCAGATGTGACGGGACTCCCGGCGGGGCAGGGGTGGTACAGACAGGGAAAATATGAAGGATGTGGTTGGGTAAATTGATCAGATAGGTAGAGTATGGAATATGTTACAAGTATGTTAAATATGGAGGGTGAATATCTGTGAGATTTTTGTGTAAAATCAAAGACTTAAGTGGTGTTGTGGTATTTTCTATAAATAATTCAAGTTTAATAGGTAATATTTGTCTCTATCCGCTTTGTGTGGTAAACAGATTCATATGATATTGGTTTACGAGTGTATACATAATATACAAATTAAAGATACAAGAAACCCCCCTCCCCCTTCGGCTACCATTCACCTTTTCCTCTGACTGGTACTTAAACACTTATTCAGACTCTTCAGGTTATCACCCATATATCATATGGCAGTGACTGGTGTCCTCCGGCCCCTCTTTCGTCACCCGTTCGCTTCGCCATGCTAATGCCATAGCCAAAGATTCGGTTGTTCACCCTGTTCACTCAGGTGTATCTCCATACCCCTTCAAACCGAAGAGAACAGAAAACCCGAATTACTCGGTAAAAGAAAAGAGAAGGCCTTCATTTTATCAGCAGGTGTGGGAAAATGTCAAGGCATGACTGCTCACTAAACAAGCAAACAGTCACGTGAGGAAGGTAAGTCATTCTGTTGGTGGGAAATTTAGTTCAGGAGCTAAACGCTTTCGGGGTCAATCCAGTCAACTTCACTGAAATCAATGTTTATAGTCTCTTCCCAACCATCAATCTCAGCATCAGAGTAGAGATCTTTAGGACTTATTCCCAGAGCCTCAGCCACAGCATTCATATTCAACACTTCTGGCAGATAGGATTCATCGAATTCAAGATAAATCAGGCCACGAGTGTTGTCAGCACCACCAAATATTTCTATCTTCATGCAATCTCCTTTAGAAATAAAAGTGTGAACAGGGTTTATACTCTCCAATACACTGGAATTTATATACGTTTGCCTCTTTCGCTGGCTATGCCAGGTGACTAGGTCACCCCTTCGGGCGGCTCTTCAGGCCATGCCTTAGCATGAGAAACTTGTGTGGGCTCGGTGCTTCATAGTCTGCCACCTCTAAACTCTTCGTGCTCAGGCATAATGGCAAACCAGATGTCTACAATATCTTCCCAAGTGAGGTCAGCCGCCTCCGGATCGCCCTGAGATTGCGGCACAGTGCCTTCAGAATTGGAGTTTTCCTCTTTCACCGGCTCTTTAGGTGTATATGTGTTGGTCATGTTTACCTCTATAAGGTGTAAAGTATCTCAGCAACTGCTGCTATAGCGACAATGATCATCAGAATTACGATTAAAACTTCAGATGATGTTTTCATGGTGCACACTCCTCTTTAAACTATGTGTGGATACTATCACGGGGGGAGGAATGTGTCAACAGGAACGCCGCGAGGGTTTGGTTAAAATCCGAGCGTATAGTAGTTTGGGTCAAAACGGGCGTGCGTTCTCGCTACGCTCGAAAAGAATGTTGTGTGGAGAAACTCTCTAAAACTCTCTGTAACGCAATCGACTACTCAGGATAGGTAATAGTAGCCTGATGACAAAAAAGGACGCCACAGAGCGTCACAGAAGCCTTAAAATTGATATTTAACTATACCCATCCAGGTTTATCCAGATTTGAGTAGCTAAAAGGTTCCAAAAGGTGCTCGTCAAAGCCTTTTAAGCTCTCCAGATCCTTTTCTTCATCCTGACACCACTTGTGCCTGCACTTGTTGTTATAGTGGATGGAATGCATAGCGTTTTTCAATCCAACAGGGACCAGTGATTCAGGGGCAGATACTCTGTCCGGATATGTCAGAACTATCTCAAACAGTGGGAATACATCAAAACTGAAGTCTATTTCTGCAGAGGTAGCTGGCAAATAGGAGTATTTAGCGGTTGTAGCCATAGTCACCTCACACAGGTTTGATAATATCCTCACCGAACAGCTCTTCATATTTCATCTTATCAGGATCCCACTCCTGAATAATTTCAAAGACAATGTCTAGGCCTGGAATAATTACTTCTCCGGTATCCAGTCGGGCAAGAACAAAACCTGAAGGTTGAATGGTTTCCCAGTTTCGACGGTTTGAGTAGAGAACTTCAAAGATATCTCCAACATTAATCTGCTGCTCAAGATGCACCAGACTCTCTTTCATGTAAACGCAGCGGATTTTTCGTGCAGGCCAGAGTCCACCCACATCGCGATCATTGAGCTCTTTCACTGTAACAGGTATTCTCATAACTGGTCCTTTTTGTAGATAGAAAAAGAGGGGCCGGAGCCCCTCTGTGACATTATTCTGCAGCTCGTTTGAACAGGATATCTGCTTCAGACATGTGTTCAACTTCTTCTTCCAGCTTAGCGCGACGTTTTTCAGCTTCGTAGCGAATATCGAATTCAGTAGCTACCAGAGATTTGATGAATTTAGGAGAATACAAGTGATCCTGTTTCTCAACAAGAATGATATCCTTGATAGCATCTTTCAGATCTTTAATCTGAAGCTGAAGTTCCACCAGCTCTTCGATGGTTTTACGGAGGCGATCACGTTCTGCAATGTCAGAAGGCAGGGAGGTGAACAGTTCAACTTTAGATTTAGCCATAGTAAGAGTCTCCTTATATTTTTAATTAACGTTCTACAAAAATGCCGTTCAGTTCAATAACCAGGAATTTCTGGTCTTCGCTATCGTCTCGTGCCAAAACCTCGCAGACATAGCGGTCATCACCATCATCGTCACAGTCAAACACAAGACTTAGGACTTTATCATGATAGATCTTAGCTACCATCGCCTCGTAGGTGTTTCCAATTGTAAATCCGAGATAATCTCCGATACATTTGACAACAACATGATCCCCAGCGTTTAATTCAATCTTTGTCATTATCGTGCCCCTTAGGTGAGAATACAGTATGCAAAATTTTAACCAAGGAAGTGAATACTGCTCCAAAACACACCGATAACGCTAAAACAGACAGAGCCATCGCCAAAGCTTCAGTAAAATCAGTCATTCATTCCCCCTTGTTGAAGTGCATAATACTACCTATCGTTTGTAGAGTCAAGAACTTTTTTAAATCTTTCAGGAATCTCTCCTGTTTTTATGTAGTTCATGACTTCCCAAGGTTCCCACTTAAACCTCTTGCAAAGCAGGGCTGCGGATATTGTTTCGTTGCGGAAAGAAAGAATGCTAATCTCCCACTCTGAAAACCCAAGTCTTCTAAGAACGGCTACAGAAACCCTGACAGCAACCCAGCTGAAAAAACACGCTACAAAGGCTACTGTTATGCCCCACATTAAGATATTCACAGGGCACCTCTCAGTGCCCAAAAACGCACAACAACACAGTGGATATGATGGTGATTACCAATGCTGCTGTTACAACTTTGGACATGTTCATCACAAATACTCCATAACCTCATATCCATCAGGACGGAAAACAAGCCATTCTACAGCGCCGTTAGGGCGATACGCCTTATATAGAACAACTTGATCCCTACACATGCACATAGCTACAAAGTTTTCGTCCACCCCAGCTTCCTGCATTGCTTCCTTCTCACCAGCGACAGCTTTGCTAACGGTTTCTTTAGTGGGAAGGTATGCAATCAGCTCATCACCATCGTTAATTCCGAAATGACTGAGTTCTCCGTTGGTGTCCTTAATCTTAATCTTTACCAAGCTGTTCATCAAGCACCCTCCAGATCCAAAGGTCCTAAAATTTCATATGCCAGGTTTGAAGTCACCAGAGGGTCTTCTTCATCTTTAGTGTTATACCACCCATGGATAACCAGAGCTCCATTGCGCTGCATGTCAAACTGGAACTGTTTTGCCATGTCCTCATCAATCTCTAGGATTTCCATGAGGTATTTAATATTTGGAAGATATGCAGTTGTTACAGTCCCTTCTGTCAGACCTTCAGGCCAACCCACATCCGGATGACAATCAGGAACCAGATTAGTAAGTTTGATGATGTAAGCTTTTTCTGCACGAGCTTTCAGTAACGGATCAATATTCATTATTCGTCCTCCTCTTGGGTGCCTGCTTCCAGTAGTAAATTAAGAACATCTTCAGCAGAAGGTTCGTAGAACTCTTGTCCTTCGTTGTCGATGATACGATAATCATCTCCACGGATAATCAGAGGATCGTTAGCAAAACCTTCCAGACCTTGAACAACGACAACACGATCGATTGCCATCATTGTCAGAACTTTATCTACATCGTCTGCTACCACACCATATTGCAGCAGGATGTCTTTGGTTGGTGGAATAGCATCCACTACCACACCGTTACCAAAATCTTCCGGAAGTTTAGCTAAGATATCTTCCGGGACCGCATTCATATCAAAACCTGTGATTTCTACTTTCATTTACAGTACCTCTTCGTCAACTATTTCATAAAAATTGCTCGGGATTGCGATGGCGTTCTCACCTTCGCCTAAGAACACTGTTCCATTAATGATCAACATTAGAAGAACGTCTGCGATGCCTTCCTCAGGGACGTTGCCAAAACCTTTAATCAGCTCGTAGGTCGGAAGATTCACCTCTAAGATGTCACCATCTTTAGAACGGAAATCAACACCATCTTGAATCTCTGCCGTTTCAAGGTTTTTCAGTTTAATTTTCATCAATCAGTCTCCTATCTTGTTAAGATGAAGGTATTATTGCACACAGGGTTGGTGTTGTCAACACCTATGTGCCGGAAAATTACTGAAACAGTGCAGATAAACTACCTTCTGGAGGGAACTTATCTGCCAAGAACGGTGTTAGCACAGTGGCCTTTTGAAGATCTGGAGTCCACTCGTTGTTCAAAACATCCCAGTAATATGCCATATTGTCGTGCGGGTGTCGCATCACAAACTGCTTCCCACCGTAGTCGTCTGAGACCTCTACAGAAGAAATAACAACAGAATCTTCAAGGGTTTCCTCATAGAAAGACCCGCCCTCAAATTTCCAACGAGATGCAAGGGCTCCTGCCTTGAACGCTGCAGATAACGGACTGTCGGCAAGAACATACATTTCTTGCACTCTATCGCTGCGGTCTTTGCTTCTTACATTGTATACAGTGTCTGAGCTATATTCCACCCGATACAGACTTACCATTACCGAACCTCCTCAATAATTTCCACGTCTGAGCCCACCACAAATGCAAAAGGGCAAGTTTCATGAAATATACCTGGATCGCCACCAAGCTTACTAACTATTTCACCACCTTTAATAAACACAAGCTCGCCAATATTCATCAGGTTACTGAAATAGTAGCCGTAGTGATTAAAGAATGCAGCAGGGTCAGGAAGACTGGTGGCCTCAAGCTCTACAGTGGTTGAATGAACCTTCTTGTCATAACCCCTAGCCTTTTGGGACGCAAGTTCTGCAGAGTCATCAGGAGACCGTAAGTGCACAGGGATTGTTTCACCAATAAAACGTACTTTCATATACTCACCCTACAATCATAGCTTCAAAAGGAGTCATAAATGAATAAACGGCAGTATCATCTGCGTCAGGAAATGCTCCCAAAGATTTAATATCCGAACCCTTAACAAACACAAGGTTTTGATCAAAAGCTTCTTGAGGGTCAATCCGATACATATCTCGCAAGATATCGCTTACTTCCTCATCAAGAGGTGAGTATGCTGTGCACGTTTTTCCAATTAAGTTTTGAGAATCCGGATAGCCGCCTGAAGTTTTAAAATAGATAATCATACAATCTCACCTCTGTTAAGAAGGGATTCCATTCCCCTACAAATTACAGGCCTTTCTTAACAAGAAAATCTTTTAATGTGTTGCGTTCCATAACCACCCATACACCGTAGGCAGCAACAAAGGGTGTACCTATAACGGTAAGGAAGTATGCCAAATCAAGCATGATTACTCCTCTACAATCTCATACACATCCGGAGTTACAATCAACTCTTCTCCGTTACCAGGTGCCACAAACACTGCCAAACCTTCCGGTGTGTGCTTTTTAGCCATCTCGATAATATCTTCTCGCAGAGCTGGTTCCATTAAGTCGAAACCATCACCTAATGCATCACGCACAAGCTTCATATAGTCAACAAGCTGAGCTTCCACGACCATACCTTCTACCAGGCCGCAAGCCTTATCTGCTTCTTCAGTTTTGAACAGTTTAATTTTCATATAGGAGTCTCCTCAATTAGTTGATGATATTAATAGCCGTAACCTAACACATTCACTACAACTGCGATTGCAAACATAATTTCAAAGCATGCAATCTCTACACTTGGAACTAATTTCTTAAGTAAGCTCATTATAGCACCTGTTTACTCAAAGTCAATCTTTCCTTTACCCTTTCCCTTCCCTTTCTTGCCACCGCATTTCGCCAGTTGGCGTGCTGCAACATCGATCATGCGATCAGTTGCCTCGTAAGCATCACTACCCTTAGCTTTGGCAATAACTTCTTTTCCAGAAGTGTCAAAAATAAATGCCATCACTTCCTGGTGGTCATTTTCAACCTTAACACTCACACGTGCATGATTCACAGACGGATGCAGACGCTCCAGTTTGGACATTTTATGGGAAATGAAAGATACCATACCTTCGGTGATTTCTACGTTGCTAGTGATTTCAATTTGCATAACGTGTTCCTTTTGCAGAAGAGGGAACCATTCCCTCTTTGAAAACAATAATACTAAGTCTGGAGCGTTGTGTCAACAGTTTTTACAGATTATTGTCGATAGTTTTTAAAATATCTGCAGCAAGATCTGCCATTTTCCGAGTATGCTCTGCAAACTCGATAGGATCCTTGATCAAAGAGTTCACAGGGTCATATCCTAGAGCGTTTAAAATTGCTGCAGCATCAACCACCTTATAGTCGTTTGCAAAGATTTCCCCGTCAAACTTATAGGTCCATTTCGAGTCAATTTTACCAGGGCACGACTGATCAATACTCTTTGGTGCCTCGAAAGCACCTTCGTTGTCAATATTCAGAACTAAATCCATCATTTTGGCACCTCACTGTTTCAGTTTAGCTTTTCTTCAACAATCCCGTAACTCGGAACAGAGTCAAGAGCTTTCCGGTTTAAAAGCGGTGTAGCGGCGTCCGCAAATGGTGTCCAGGTTTTTGTTTTAGCATTCCAGTAATGCTTCACTCTGGAATCTGGGTGCACTATAACAAAAACCTTTTCACTTGTCAACACATTAATTTCTTCCACACCCTTGCTAATAATTTCTCCATCATAACCTCCAGTCTGGTATCCTTCGTACCAGGTTCTTGCGTAGGCATAGCCAGCCTGCCAGCATGCAGCCTCTTTGGAGGTTGATACTACGTAGAAATCTTTCTCGAATTCAGGGATGCGCCCTTGCTTTACGCTCCAAGCTCCGCGAATTTTCATGGTAACTTTGAAAAGCTTGTTCTTCATACTACAGCTCCACGATCTCTACGTCTGTTCCCACACCAAAAGCATAGTAGTGTTCTTCCCCAAAGTAATACTCAGGGGCACCAGCTTTGATCAGGTCTGAACCACGGATAAATACCACACAGTGTGATACAGCGGAATGCTGCTGACGAACAGGATCGCTGTCAGGCAACCATTCAAAGTATACAGCAGGGACCACCTTCCCTTTCAGGAAGGATTGCCCTAAGTAGACGTTAGAGTCAAGAATTTTAACCTTCATAGTCGTCCTCCACGATCTCAACATCCTCACCTAAGGCAAAGTTGTATGTCCACTGGCTGTCAAAACACTCCGGAGATGCACCAGCATCAATAAGGTCCGATCCTTTTATCCTTAGAAGATCTGGATACTCTTTATTGGGAATGGCGGTGAACACTTTCCCAACCAAAGGCTCCTGACCAATATAGAAGCTTGAATCTAAAACTTTAACTTTCATCAACGGTCTCCCTCTGGTGGTTGTGGGACGTAAACACTGTTACGAATCTCGTCAGCAGTGTAGTAATAAGTGTCCCCAACCCTATCTCTTGCTGCAATGTACTCTGCTATACCAATAAGCGCCATTGATTTGGTGGCGTATCTTCCCCACTCGTTAGCCCCCCAGTAAAATTTAGACCAGTAAGGGATAAGACCGAACAGGTATACCTTTTGACGAACTTCCCAATAGGTGCCTTTCCCGACAAGTTTAAACTCTACTTCACTACTGTTAATCTTTTTCATTATCAGCTCTCCTCCACTGTGGTAGGATTGTCAGTAAGAAATTGAGCATTGGCTGGAGGAACGCCTGACATTTTCCACACAACCATAAGCTTGTAACCGGGCACTCTCTCAGGTATAGATCGGGTTGAGTTTGTGCACATAAATTTTCGCTTTCCAAACCCATTTTCCATCATAATCCAGTACCCTGAATCTTTGTCACCAGGTATTGGTAGACCTGCTTCATCAACCCACTGGATAGACCACGGCAAAATAGCCACAGCCTTATATTTAAACTTTTTAAACCACGCAAAGAGTTTCATTACTCGTCCTCACTTGGCAGCTCTTCCATTTTGACATACCGGAAAGTGTTGCCGTAGTAATTAATCCACGACATCAATTCACTCTCCTGCTCTTCTACAGGAATGGACGTTCTGACACTGACAAGTTTTAAGAAAACCCAATCGCAGTCAACACCCATCCTACCAGACAGACAATAGTGCTTCATAAACCCCCCCTGTCCGGTTTAGAATACTGCCTCTACCAAGTCGCCCATAAGCAACATCGTTGCAAGGTGGCTAACACTCATTTCAGACTCTACCTTATCACCTTTAAAAGGCTCACGACAAAATAGAACTTTTTCAGGATTGTCGCTACGAATAATGTAATACAAATCATTAAACCTGTTGTGGTAATAAGTATCAAAACGTAAGTCTTTGCTACAGTTGCTCATTTTCTGGTCCTCTTCTTGGATTTTTGAGAAGAAACGCTTTCTGCAATACGGGACAAGCGTTCTTCTGAAGCCTTACCTATTCCGGGTTTTTTGAGGGGATTATCTTTATGACCACAATCTAATTGAATATCCGACACCTCCCCAACCTTGTAAGTCAATTCTAGCAAGAGATTGTCGTCCTTGTCAAATGTTTTTACGGTAAATTTTTTATCGTCCTCTTGAACCTCATAGTGTGTTCCTGCAGTATACAGCATAGTTCCATCAGTGTAGGATATCCAGATCATTTGACCTTCTCCTGCTGTAGCAGCATTAACTCTTTGTTGGATATTTTTACTGCGGTTTTTATTGTCCCATCTTCACGGAACCACGACCAGAACTCCACAGTGTCACCGCTATCAAGCATGGCATACCCATGGTAAAAGTCTTTGTCCTTAGACAATTTCTCATCAATATCTGCATCTACGCACTCACTGTCCATGGAATTCTGCTTAAACGCGTCCGTTATTCCAATACAGGCCTTATCCTCTAGACTGGAATACCCAATATCTTGAAATTCTGTTTTCCAAACCCCGTAACCAGCAAAAGCCACAGCGGCAATCCATATCAATAACGATCCAATCTTTGGCATTTTCTCTACCTCTCTACTAATTCTTAGTTGTTTCATCATGGCACATCCTTTGTGCCCTATTATACATCACTTAAATAATAATTCAAGGTGATGCAGGATTAACAAAAGTTGTATTACACCCAGACCAACGGCAAGCATATTAAGCTTAGAATCAAAAAACTTTTTAACTCTTACCTTAAAAGGCACTTTTACCTCTTTCACAACCCTGTTTATAGATGACCGCATATCTCTGATTGCCATTCTAAACGACTGCGATGTGTCCCCCATCTCTGTTACAGAGTCGAAAACATATTCTCTTCGGTCATGGTTGCCACCAGCTCGAAGTATTAGTCTCTCCACAGACACTTCAAATGATAACCCTGTAACATAATCGTCTATAACAAGAAGGGACGGATCTTTATCGTCAAGAGGTATTAAGGTGATCTTTCCCGCCTTTGTTCTAATCTCACCTTTTTCGAGCAAAGTGTACCAGTGTTCTCTGCCAAGGCTATTAAGGCACGTTTTTACATATTTAACAAACATCGTCACCCCTCATCGTGCGTTGAATACAGCCATTCTATGAAATCTTGGTACCACTCTCCCTCTGAGCGCTCCATAGGCCAGCAATCTTCACCCTCCCTTGCGTTAAAGTCAGAATATTCAACTTTCCACTCTCTGACAAGGTCGTGTAAAAGCTCTTCAGCCTGATCCAGAGTTTTATTTTTTGCCATTACTGTCTCCTTTTTCAAGATATTTGTACATCAGAACTGCACCACCTAAGATGGCTACCAGTAATAATACTCCTGATAGCATTTCAATGAACATAGCTTGAAACACTAGAAGGTCTCCCCTAACTTAACGCACCATTTTAAATATGTATCCTTTTCCCATGAAGGTGCAGAGCTAAGATCTGCGTGGAATGCAATCTCTTTAAGAACTGTGTAGACAGTTTCAGCAACTGTTTCCATCTTTATCCACCTCCTTCATTTTCTTGGCATTTTTGTGGTAGTCCACTACACACATTATTATAATGAGAATGACAACAGGCCAGAATGGCGCAGCGGTGATTATAGTGACAAAATCGTCAAACTTAACTTTTCTGGTGGATACAAGGCATAATACCGTTAAAACAACCATTGTTAAAAAGGTCAAAGCTAAATATCCCACCAACACAGCATCTATAGTCATGCTACACCTCCTGCCCCAGCTTGTCAAGAAAGGCCGCTCTGGCCTCTCCGTTTTTATCAACCATGTATCCTTCAAACATAGAAAGGATCACATGTTGCAAGTATTCTTTTTCAGAATTATTGAGGTGCTTGCGTGGCTTTATTTCGACATCGTTGTAGTCGTACAACCCACACTCGTGATATCCCCAATGCCTCCACACCACAATGCTGACAGGAAGTTTTTTATCACATGTTAACTCCCATTTGGTCACATTGTCACCTGGAGACAGATCACTATCTATTTCCACAAAAGATAAGTCGTAACTCATATACTTATCGTACAGTTTAAGAGCAAAGCTTGCGACCTGAGGGGAGATACTGGCTACCAGTTGAGCATATTTGTATTTGCTGTCAATGACCTTGCGACGCTTAGCTGTCAGATTCATTGCAGCAATTTTACTTTCTGAATATCTCCAAGGCTTATCTATAAAAACTTTTGGATCTGTATCTCCGTAAAAATCTTTCCAGTCAACTAGTAGCATACTTGTCACTCCTCTACTACTTCTAGGCCTTTCCCACCTCGCTCAGGTAGGTTACCAAGAGAGAGGTAGTAAGTATAGTCAGGTGAGATTCGACCAGCCTGTGCTCCAGCGGCGATCAAATCTTTTCCCTTGATCATAACAACGTTTTCGTTTGTTGTCAACCGTTTTGCTACTACAATTTTACCTATACAGTCAACCAAAGACGGGTACCCTAAATCTGTAATAAATTTAACTTTCATGCTACCTCCTGATCCTGCCATCCTTGGCAAATAGACTGTTACTGAACAGAGCGTGGTGCCGGAAAGGACAACTCTTCTAAAGAGAAGATTTCATTTCCCACTACCCAAGTTGCTGGATCATCCGGGTTAACAGGATTAATAATCATCACTTCATCAACTTCGCACACACGTTTCTCTCCAGTGTTAACATCAGCTACCAGCATGCGGGGTTCTTCAGAGATGCACAGGTAGCCACCTCGGCCCACTGTTCCTTCCACAGGATCCTGACCTTTGATCACGATAATAACCTTCCCACCTGTGGCAATATTGCCCTGCACGCTTACCGTTTGACCTACTTTAGATGTACCAACACCTGTGGCCTCAAACATTACATCACGGATAACTGTTGCATAGTCACCAGACACTTTCTTACCTTCTTTAGTAATCTCAATCTTCATAGCCTAGGCTCCTTAAATGAATCTATGTAATCAATTAAATCCCAAACATCCCTCCCACCTGTCAGAGGGTATACTTCTCCAAGAGGGATCATAGCTGTAAGTCTATCAAAAACCCAATCCGGACGCAACATTTTGTGGTGATATTCCCACTCACCATCCACAGATTTTTTCTGGGTGACCAGAATCTCTGTGTAGTGTTTTGCTTGTCTTGAGTAAATTGAGAATGACTTATACATAAATGATCCCTCCTGTTGGAAACAACAATACGCAATTACCAGGTTACTGTCAAGTAGGCAACGGTATTATTTTTCTCTGGGGATATGCCAACCACGTCCACCTGCAAACCTCCGGCCCTTAAGTCACCCACAATGTGTGGAAAGTAATCCGAGAGGTAGGATGGCAGATTTATCGAAAATCCGCACCCTAAAAAGCCTGCTAACGCTTTATTCTGTATCTCCCCTATAATCGCATCATAAATGGAGTTAAGCTCATCAGGGAGCGTTACAGGACGTTTTAGCGCTAACTGGTGTAATTTGTCCTTAGCACTCATTTTCATTTCAGGTCTACCTCTGGCGGTGGCAACCACATAAATGGTGGTAAATCTAAACGATTCTTCTTGTCCCACACAAAATATGCATATGCCTGACCGTCTGTCCTGCCATTGGTCTGGAACGATGGGCGTTTAGAGATTGTGATCACCGTGGTTGGTGCGTTCTCTAACCACCATTCAAAGCGAGCCTTGCTTTCCAGGAAATTCAACCGTAAGAGCATGATAATTACATCAGCATCTTTTAGCGCCTTGTCTACAAACTCACGGGCCAAGCTGTATGGCGGGTTGGTAATAATGCAGTCAACATGATTGTATTCCGTATTCAGGTAATCCACACCTTCCTGAATCTCTCCCCATGCAGACCCTAAAGGCATACGCGAATAGAATACCCCATTAACACTGTTTCGGCACGGTTCCAGATAAGTCCAGTCCTCTGGAAAATCAATTAAGTTATACAGACCTTCTGCACACCAGTCTGGTGTAACATACTCGTCATAGGCGTTGCGTTGCTCGTCAGGTTTTCTGCCACAAGTCATTGACAATCTCCAGATCAGAAAAGCCCTCCGAAGAGGGCTTTAGGATTAATGATTAAGCTTCTTCGACAATTCCTGCACCCAGGATTTTTTCATTAAGCTCTTTTGCAGTTTTAATGATATTGTCTACTAGACGTTTGCGAGTTTTGTCTTTTACCTGAACTTCTTCACCACCGTTTAGAGTGGTCTTCAATTGGGACAGAATGTCCTGAAGCTCAACTACAGAGAATCGCTGCAGATCTTCTGAGGTGATCTCACCTAAGGCAATCCGAACAGTCTCACCGCTTTCCATCTGCAGATTCAGGAACACGGTGTGAACATCATCTTTCGAACCACCTGCTTTTGCAGACTCAACAGCATGAACCAGTTCGTCCAAAGAGGTGCACTGGTGAATCTCTGGCAGACCTGCTTCACCTAGCACACCTTCTTCATCACCTTTTGCCAGAAGCTTTTTCGGTTTCTGTCCGTTCTGGATGCGCTGGATGTTTTCATCGTCCAGAATGATAGCACCAGTTCGAGCTGCCAGCTCTTCTCCGTCCAACCACACTTCACCACCAGCTGTGATGGAGGCGATCTCATCTTCTGTCAGCACCCCACCGTAGTATTTTTCAATCAGGCGTTCAAAACGTTTCTTCCAGTAATTGACCTGAGTATTCATGTTCACACCGTTGCCATAAGTGCCACCTTGATAGTAGTGGAACATAAATTCTGTGTCTGGAGCCACAGTGCGCTCTTTGCAACCCAGCCATAAGATTGTTCCTGCAGAGCAGCACATTCCTTCAGCGTGTGCAACAACGCTTGCCTGAGACTCGCGGAATGCCTGCAGATAAGCCATTGCAATGTGAACACAACCACCAGGGCTATTAATGATCACCCGAATGCTTTCTTCCGGCTGAGCCATACGAATCGTTTGCAGACGCGACATATGATCCTGCAGGTCGTCCAAATCATCGATATAGAGAACGTGGTCAACAACAGGTGTTGGGTAGCTGTATGTTTCCATAATACCACCCGGCATTCCAAACATTTTATTACTCATCGGTTCAAAGCCGTTCTGTTTTTCTTTCATGCCGTGTACCATGGTTTTGCGGGTTGTCATATTCATTGGAAATCCTTAGAGTGGAAGTTAAAATTTGTGCTACAGAGCTAACTACCTTTACCTTCTATTTTGCTACCACAAATGAATACCGAAAGTTATTAAAACTATCACCTTTCAATGACTGCCAGTCTACCACATACCACGTATCATTGTCAATAAAAACTTTATCACCTACTCGGAGTTGTTTATCGCTTTCAACAATACGTGATTCTATAAAGAATCTGTGCTTACGCTCAGTAAGCAGAGCTAGGTTGACAATATTACCATCTTTGTCTTTAATCCACACATTCCGAGATCCTTTGTTTGCAAGGATCGTCTCCCCTTTGTGGACAAACAGGCAGTATGTTGAGTTAAGCCGTTCTTGCAAAGTTGCCATCGTTCTTCTCCTTAACTGGTGAATAATGATATCTAAATCTCGTCAGTTTGTCAACAACCGTTTTAGATATTAAGGGTGGCAGAACCACCCCCCTTTTTGCATTACTCAGATACAGGAGTCCAGATGTGATTTGCACGGTCATCGATAAGATTTAATGCAATCTGACGACCCAGTCCGGAACGAACAACATCATCTGGACTGTCAAAGCTGATCATTCCAACCTCAGGATCCGGATGACGGGTAAAGAAATCTGTCACCCATGCAAGACCAGATTTACCAGGGATGTCACGTTGGCTGTTGTCACCCATGATTACAAGTGTGGCCTGATCAGAGATCCTTGTGATAATTGATAGCATCTCTTCAGGGTTTGTTTGCTGTGCTTCGTCAATGAGGACAAAGCACCGTTCATCAAAACTACGACCACGAATGCTTTCAACTTCGCAGATCTCGATACGGCTGTTCTGACCGTCTCCTAACATTGCTGCAAAAGCACCTTTTCCCACACGACGACAAATGGTGTCCATCATGCTGCGAAGATAAGGCCACAACTTCTGCATTGCATTCCCAGGTTTGAAACCGCTAGTTTTCCCAGTTTGGACGTAAGGACGTGCAACAATGATCTTATCAATCTCGTTCTTACGCAAAAGGTCTCCTGCATAGGCAGATGCCATGAATGTCTTACCGGACCCAAACACGCCGTTTACAATGATAATTTTACGTGACCCCAGGTAATCAAGATACTTTTGCTGCTTCTTATTCATTGGTCGGAGAGCTGGAGCTGTATGCTCTCGTTCGTCAGCAAATTTTTCAGCAGCCTTGCGCAGACGATCAGATTTGCGAGCCTCTTTAGCTTCATCACGCATGCGTTTTGTTTCTTTAGCTCGACCCATGGTGGGACTCCTTTCAGATTGAGATGTGCCAAGGACTTTTACTGCAACAATTTTTCAATAGCCGCTTCCATGCTGCTTGCGACAGCCTGGACTCTGATATTCATCTCTTCTTGGTGGATTAGTTCCTTAAGCTCTTTAACGGTAAATTCTTTAGAGAAACCCTCAACCATAATTTTGTGCAAGGCCTCTTGAGTGCTTACCTGTAAGAATTTCTCCAATTTGTTGGCAGCAGCTTCCAAATCAGCCCGAATACGAGGATCATCTGTGCGGTTTAACATTAACCGTAGGCCGTCGAGGTTGGTGGAAATAGCATCGGCATGCTGAGTAACCAACCGTGGCAAGATAAGATCTACAAACTTACCAGCCAGATCAATACGTTCTTGTGTCACTGCTGTGCCCCCTCTTCATCTTCATGACGTTTCTTTTCACGTTTGTGCTTTTTCTTAAGCTCAAGCGCAATCTCTTTTTTATAAGCTTTCTTCAAGGCCTTTTTAGCCATTTGGCACCCTCCTCTGTTCTCGATATGGCAATTATAACCAACTAAACAGGGATTTGTCAATAGTTAATCTACCTGAACCCAACCACCTGCTACTTTTTTGAACATTCTCTGATTATCGCTACCACGAAACGGCTTTTTGGTAGGCAACTCTTTCACATACTTACCATCGATAACGATATCAGCCAGTTTAAGAACATCACTAGAGATATGCTCAAATGTAAACCCAGTATACACAAGAATAGTCTTCTTGTCACCAAATTTTTCCTTAATTTTCTCCATCAGACTGATAATACCAGGCTCATTATAATATGCTAAAGGTTCTCCACCTAACAGGGAGATACCACACACAGCATGGTTGTCCAAGTCTGACAAAATTCTCTGCAAATCTTCTTCAGTAAACTCCCTGCCTTTATCTTTTGACCAAAATGCCTGATTAAAGCACCCAGGGCAAGCGTGTGGGCACCCAGATACCCACAAAGCTGTCCTTATGCCTGGGCCCTCAGTATACGAGATCTTTGTATAGCCTACAATATTCATAAATACTCCGCATCACATTTAGGACAATACCAAATAAAATCATCCAGTGCCTTGCACCAACGAAGATTGCAACGACAGCCACACTTGCAAATTTTATAAATACCTGTAGACATACTGCGCCTCCTAGTTCACTGTGTATCAACAATATGCCACATCCTTGTGGCTTTTGTCAAGCATCAGCAACCACAACTTCCGTAGTGCTTCACTCGCTCGATAACTTCAGCTTGCTTGCCTTTGTTATAAGGGCGGGAGTTAGGGCTGGAAAGGTATCCAGACACACGTCGAATTACACTGATCGTTCCCTCTTCATGGTTACCACACTCTGGGCATACAAATCCTTTAGCTGTTGCACTGAACTCACCAGAGAAACCACATTTGAGACATTTATCCACAGGCTGGTTAATACCAAAATACATGATGTGTTTATACCCGAAATCAACAAGGGCTTCTAAAGCATCAAGGTTGTTTTTCAGGTTGGGCGTCTCTATATATCCAATGTTGCCGCCAGAAGAAATCATAGCAAAACCTTCTTCATACTCCCACTTCTCAAAAGGTGTGCTGTTGATCCAAACTGGTTGATGGAAACTGTTGGTGAGATATTCATGTTCGTGCTTTAACACTTCAGGATATTCACGATCCAAACAGGTTGCAGCTTTGTAGCATAAGCTTTCAGAAGGGGTGCCGTACAAGCTAAATGCTAGTCCACTTTCCTTCTTATATCGCTCACAAGCATCTTTCATGTGCTGAAGGATTCCAAGAGCTAAGGCTTTGTCACCCTCTCTTCCCAAAATCTGACAGGTTTCATACACACCAATATACCCAATACTGATGGAAGCGTACCCGTCGTAGAAGAGTTTATCAATGCTCTCTTCAGGATCCAGACGAGCAAGAGCTCCTTCACACCACATGATAGGGTTCTGACCTGCCTTGGTGCCTTTCAGACGGTTAACCCTTACAAGGTGAGCCTCGTATGCCAAATCCAGATACTCGTCAAGAACGGCAAAGAAGTCAACACCTTCTGTTTTAGCTTTTGCTGCAATCATTGGCAAGTTAAGACTAACAACACCTAGGTTGAATCTGCCGAGATATTTCTCCTCGCCTGTTGCAGGGTCGTTATATTTCGATAAGAAACTTCTACACATTGTGTTCAGGGTGGTTCGCAAGTCCACCCCCGCACCTTCACGTGCTGCTGCATGTCCCCATGCAGATCAGACTATATCTTCACACTTAGTGTGTCTACCATTTCGGGTGTCCTCTGCTTACACCCTACACCGCTACATTCATCACGGTTAGTCGTTAGGCATTTACAGCATTGCAGCTGATTTAGCACGGGATTGTCCGTTCTGGAGTTTCCCCGTTTAGATAGATTTTACATGAGCAGCTATAGTTTACCCATGCTTGTGACATTACCTCCTGTTGAACCTGTCACTTTACGGTTCAGTGGAACAGAGACAAAGTCTGGGTAGATGCGCTCTGCAGAGCACTCCAGAGCCAAACGTTTTAAATCATAGTTAGGATCCTCAGGGTTCATGTTAACACCCTCTTCAAGGAAGAACAGCACTTTAGGGAACACAGGTGTGATCCGTTCTTCACCAAGACCCATTTTGTGGACTTTCAGATAGTTTTTGGTAATCATTCTACCAAATACTGAGGTGTCCAGACCTAAACTTAATGTAATAAACGGGGTTTGCGGTCCCCACCCTTATGTTTCCACAAGGCCAGACTATCTCTTGCCTGAAATCACACCGTGTGATTCTTAATCAGACCTCTGCGTTTCGGAATCTTCCATAATCCCTACACCAAAAGGCTAGTCGTTACAACCGCCTCACTCCTTGTGAAGCTAGTCACGGGATTGGCATAGCTTTCGCCTTAGCGTTCCCCGTTAGCCAGCGCTTAGCCGACCCCTCATACTGAGGTTAGCAGAGTTTTAAAACGGCCAGTTTGTTAACCGTTTACCGAGGTTAGTGTATTGATCTGATAAAGCAACGTCTGCATACTGTCAAACACGTCTTTATCAGTCATCTGCATTGCAACACCTTCCGCATCCGGCAACCAATGCTCCTGACAGAACTTAAGGTTCTTCTCGTAGGTTGCTTCAGCATACTGAGCCAGATAATGATCAATATGGCTCATAGTCTGCCCACCATATTGAGCACTAGCTACAGCGCTTGATATCTGACTTAGGATTGTTGTTGCTACCCCAATAGACTTCGGCTTGCTGATGTGAGCATTGCCAATGTTGAAGCCATTTTCCAGCATGTCCGGATAATTAACCAGACAGCAGTTAGCCAACGGGCTAATAATATAGTCAAGATCGTGAACGTGGATAAAACCCTTGCGATGCTCTTCAGAGATCTTGCTCGGAAGGATCTGAGTTGTGGCTAAATGCTTGCTCAAAATACCTGCCAATAAGTCTCGGTGAGTGTGGACATGACTGGTAGGTTTGTTAGCATTTTCTTTTGTGAACTCATCACAAGACCTGTCCAAGAATCCGTTAATATCTGCCAGTAATTTACCCCCAGCTTCGCGGTTATTGTCACGTGTCTGACGGTAACCGATGTATTCACGGGCAGCGTCAACATCACCACGTATCATCAAGGTATTTTCAACAGCTGTGTGGATTTCAGGAACGGTGATTTCTCCCATGTGGGCTGCATAGCTCTCAAGCTCAGCCACAACCTCGTCTGCAACACTATGAGCTTTGTGCCATGCTGCTACACATTGTGTGCCGCTTTGCTCAAAAGCCTTTGCCACTGCATTTACAATTTTTTGTTGGTCAAATTTTTCCTCACGACCATCGCGCTTAATAACAATCACAGATTGTCTCCTTAAATATAATCTTTTTCATTTCCAATGCCGAACTCTTTTTCGGCTATAATAGCATCAGGATCTTGCTTTTCTTTTTGTTCAGACTCTTGTCTGTCAAGCTCTTCCATGATATTTACAACTTTTCCAGTAAACTCCTCGAAGTAAACATCGTCACGTAAACGGTTATCTTCAGTAAGCCCGTTAAACCACAACCAGCCTACATACTCTGCCCGACTAGCGAAGCCGAGCTCTTTCCATTTTGTGTTTTTACTCATCTTACCACCTTAAACTTCCAGACCGAACAGTTTTTCCAGACGATGAAAATCTTCAAGATTAAAAGGCTCATCCTCATTGATCTGGAGGCTACTTTCTTTATCTGCCTGTTTAGTGTACTTACGAACGTTAACACGGCCCTCTACCGGAATGTCGTAAGGCAAATCCTGAACCAACAAAGGTTCATCAGGAATGGTGTCCACGTCAAGAATATCGGCCCCATTGTAAATAGATGGGTAAAGAAAATCTTCACGCATAACTCCTGCAAAGACATCTGCCTTGCGGTAATGCGTCGGTTTATTCTTGCAACGAATGTTTTTGTTCTTCATAACATCAATATTTTTTAGCTTGAAGCCTACTGCGAACAGTGCGGCTCGTAAACCATTACGTGTGCGGATATCAACACCAGGTACTGTTGCAAGAAAATCCAAAGTTACTGAAATAAAAGTCTTTTTTGGTGTTACAACGTCGCTCATCTCAGGTCTCCTTCAGGTGCTCGTCTTTTTAGGGACGAGCTACCATTTTACACTACATATTGTGGTTAGTCAATATAACAAATACCTATTGTTGTGATAGCTTTAGCCTTTCACACACTGTTCAGGTAGTAGCTGTCGGTGCTGGATCCACCCACAAAAGTTAGCAGACCAGAACTTACCATCTCTGTCTTGGTGTGTTACACCCATCTGCCAAATGTTACTGTCTTGGGTGACCTCACATGAGGACAGGTAGTAGTTTAAACGTTCCATCGCACTGTCATGATCCATAGGTGTTGCTTGATGCTCATATGGACTTGCATGGATACGCTCACCGCCAATCAGCTTCTTGGCAACATTGTCCGCTTTTTCAAACGTGTTGTCAATATTCCTATAAGATACTTGTGCACAGCAGCTTGCACTAATGGCTAAAGCATCTTCCACACCGAGGATGTAAAGCTTACCTTCTGCATCATGAACAGCATACTGAAATTTGCCATTCACGTCAATATGGTCTACATATGGTGTGTGCCATTGACCGGGTTTAAGGATTTCTGGTGTGCTATCCAGCAGTGCTTCCCACATACATTCAGCCAACATCTGAATTGTCGGGTCTGCATCGTGCCAGCGGCGCAGGTGGAAGAAGTTATTCCACTCTGTGCTTGTAACAACAGTCTTCATACGCTGGAACGGCTCTACGAGGCGATTACATACCTGCTTATGGTATCCAGCAAGAGCAAACTTCTCAGCATGCCAAGCTGCATTTTTAGCAGCCTCTTTCCAGAACTCCTCAGGAGATAGCTCAAGATCAGTGTACTCGACACGGATCTTCTGATCGTGATCGCCGCCATCTTCCATGCCTCGCTGGTTTACACCAAAACGAACTGGCATTGCAGGATTTTCCACAACCTGCTGCAGCATTTTGCTAACAGGTACTGCACGAGATGACATGGCGTTTCTGCTAAAAACTCGGTGTGTCATGAGTTCAGAGTGAATGATTCGAGGATACTCTAGCTCAAAAGTGGTGATACGCTTACCTTTCTCGGAAATGCTGTCAGCAATGATCTTTGCAGTGCACAGTTTTAGCATTATTTAGCTCTCCTTGTTTTAATTTTGGAAATTTCGTCTGGGCTTATGTTAGCCTTAAATGCAAGGTATCTGTTAAACATATCAGAGCACATGTCTTGGGTGATCCTGGAGGCATACACTAGCTTGCCCCCCAGATCATATACCTCCAGCCAGTCACCGTATCTGACTACAGGATCGCCACCTTTAGAACATCTGCCCATTTCAAATACCTTCTAAAAACTTTCCTATTTTATACCAGCTATTAGTGGTATAGTCAACACTGACCTTTAACTTCTCGAATTGCTCATAAGGTGTGTCTTTTAGGATTTTAATAACTTCAGGTCGTGAAGCGAATTGGTTCAGGTATTCATGCCTGTCGTCAATTATAACATCTACAGCCACATTACCTTTGAAATGTGTGGCGTAGAAGCCGTGACCCTGGGTGTGATCATCCAGATCCATAAAATCACTGGTCCAACGCTTTAAGAACCTTGATTTAGATGCAAGGTGACCTTTCTTGCATACCGAGATAAATGCGAGCTTGTGACCGCGAGCCACCAAATCTTTCATAACCTCAATAGCCCCCTCTTCAGGCTTAAGAAAGTCGTAGAGGAACGGATCACTCCAGAAATCAAAAGGCCCTATGATGTTTTCTTTGGGGCGATCAGGCCAATACTTTGACAGATCGTAATACATCAGCCCATTAGAAGGTTTAACGACTGTCTTACTGGCTGGACCATACAAACGCTCCAACCACTCCCACCATGCTGTTCCTGAATCTACCAGTGTCAAATCTACATCAATTCCGATTAACATTCTTCTTGGGCCTCTTTAGCATCAATATACTTGCACACAATCTCCGATGCACATTCCCAAGGTGCACCTTCATGATTTACAACATCGAACTCAATCCCTTTTATTCCGTTCTTTTCCAGACTTAGATAGGTTCTGGAATCATTTCCCCAGTCATATCCGACACGGTGAATACGGAACAACAACAGATCTCCACCTGTGCTGTATGCGTACTCACTAAGGCATGCCAGCTCCTCTTTGAATCCACCATCGGAGTAAACAACAACCCCTTTACCTTTAGGGAAATCTTTCTTCAAGGATGTGACTGCGGCCTTACCGAAAGCATCTTCACCAAAGATAGGTTTAATCAGATTTTCACTACAATGGATCATCCACTCTCGCGGAGAAACATGCTTGCCGTCTATCATTAAGAAAGGGCAAGGCTCTTCTTTGTAGTGGCGGTCATAAAGTGCATTCCAGAGTTGAGGAGTTACACCAGCTGCCTTAATTGCCACACTGAAGAGCATCTCCTTAACCTCACGGTGGTGTGAGTTAGGAATAGCTTCCAACAAGAGATCTGCAATGTGATCCTTGCCGCTGCTAGGTGGGGCGTTAAGAACAATAATATCCATCAGAAACCTCCGTGGTATTCTTCAACTGCATCAATAATACTTTTACACTTGTCTACTAGCTCGTTAGCCACTACAGCATCGTCTTCCCAAACAGCTTCCTCAATCTGATCAAGCAATGATCGCATCTTACCCATCATTTCTGGGATAAAGTTTTCTGAAAAGCTGTCTGGAATTGTTAACTTTAGTGTCATTGCGGTCTCCAATCATACTATGCGTTATTAGAAGTTTGTTTTTACACGTCCCTTTTCATCAACTTCGTTGTTAGCTAAAAGCGTTACAAAGTCTGTGAAACGGACATGAAGAACTCTTTTCTTATCAAGGTATCCTAAAGCCACCCCTGAGAAATTTAGCATCAAAGGGGCTAAAGAAGCTCTAGCACTGAAATGCTGTTGTTCTACCCTTCCAACACCCTTAGTATAGGATGGGTTGAGATTGTAAGTTCTGAATCCAAGTTTTGTTGGGGCTTTAGAATTAAAAACAACTTTGTAGCGTTTCTTACTCAACTTATGCTCCAGGATAAGCATTCCCTTATCACCTTTGATAAGTTGAAAATCTGTAAAGTGCTCTTTTAAGACGAAAGGTAGTGCCAGTCCCATCGCCTGGCCTCTTTGTACCGCTGTCTCACCAAAAGCTTTTGCATCAGTAAGTTCTTTGGTCAAGTCTATGCTTTTGATCATACCGGGTCTCCAAAATGTATTGTAGTTCTTTCTTGCCTATACTCTTCATTCCAGCAGTCTTACCTGCTTCTTCTTGAAAAGAAGAATAGCATTCGGCAAACACTCTGTCAACACCGTCAACTAAAGATTTTATGAAATATGTCGATTCTTCAGATTTTGGGTCATCATCCCCCAATACTTTTCCAGCATTATACCCAACACGTCTTACACAGAAGTCGTAGTCATCTGGAGTGCTAAAAGAAAATAACTTATTCTCTCCAATCTCTACAGGATCCCTATTGCACGCCTTTTTCTCCCAAATTTGGAAAACACATGGCACGTCGTAAGGTTTGCCATTAAGTAAAAACGAGTTCTTAGGGCACCTTTCGCTGTAGACAAGGTGCATAGACATGTCCAGTTTGTTTGCAAAAAATATTTTTTCAAATGTCCGTGGCAATATGAAGGCTATAGCCCCGCCAAGCTCTAGCAATGATGCACAATGGTTAAAGAATTTGCAAGCTAAAGATGAATTCTTGCCAAATGGTGGGTTACCTATGAAGACATCTGCCTTGGGATGCACCTCCAAGAAGTTTGCCTGAATGCACTGTGTTGGTCCTTCAAATTCAGGATCTGGTACTAGATCGTACGACAGTATCTTTGAAAATAGTTTTGAAAAAGAACCCCTTCCAGCAGAAGGCTCAACGTATGCACAATTCCCATACTTGTCTTTTACTTTACCAACAAGATATTCTGCATACTCAGGGTTTGTGTAATATTTGTCGTTGGACTCTTTCTTGCTCAAAGTGCCTCCAAAAGGAAAAGGGAGGCGCAAGCCTCCCTATAATTGTTAGATTATCTGAATCAGGGTGTTTTTCATTTCTTCTCTGGTACGGATGTTGTTACGGTCACGAACAACAGATCCACAACCTTCGCAGCGGTATGTTTTAAATGCACTCAGCTGAGTATATGCCAAAGCTTCTTCCTCGTGAAGGTGTTCTCCACCACAACGTGGACAACGAACTTTTGTCTCCTCGTCTTGATAGTATAGGGACATATTAGGATGCTGCTTAGCAAACGGGCGAGCCAGCAAGTACAAACCTTCAAGAGACAAGATATCCCCAACATTATACTCACGCATCTGTTTAAATGCCTCAAGATCGCCGTGAACACACTTGATCCACATTTCAAAAGTGTGGTCAATCAGTTTCTGACGAGCCAGCTGAAAGTATTTGCATGCATATTCTAGAGTGTTTGCATTCAAACGAAACGCCTTCTTAATCATCTTCAAGGTATCCACCTCTTTATAATGGCTCGTTGGAGGCAATCCATGAAATGCAAATCGTTGGTTAGCCCACCCACAGTCAAAACCTGAATTGTGGGCTACTGCAACATCACATTTATCCAGATAATACCACAAATCCTGAATCAGTTCAAGATCGTTGTGAATATCCTCTCCCCACATTTTATAATCAGGAAGGGCGCAATCAACAACACTAGGGCTGTCTAACCACTTGCCTGCAAAGGTCAGCATGTAAGGCATTACTTCAATACCGCAGGTCTGAATGTTGGTCTTGTAGTGCCCAAAGAACCAACCGTTTGTCGGAGATGTTTCTGTATCATACACCCAAACTTTAGCACCTCTGTGCTCTTCAAGGAAGCGCTCAGTTGCTTCTCCTACAATCTCCGCCACATTTTCTTGTGCACGCTTAAGTTGCAGTCGGATCCAACTCTCACGTGACTCTCGTCCTAAAAATTCACGAGCGATTTGTCTGTTAGTATAGCCTTGCTGTTTCAGTGTTAAGATTTGCTCAAGGGTTAACTTTGTCATCATAGATAGGGTTCCTTAGTAGAACTGGAGAATGTCTTTTAAAGCGAAGTCACGATACTCGCCTTTATCTACATCAAAAGCGTGCATCAGCCACTGATCTTCTTTGTGATATTCTGTAGATCCGAACCATAGACTGGGCTCAGTAACGCAGCGATCTGCAACAACACCTTTCCAATTACGGTATTTCATCTTGATCAGAACTGCATCACAAGGATTGAAGACCTTTTTCGTCTCCATAGAAGTCTCTCTCCTCAGCTTTCTTTATAAACTCTTGCATATAAGCCTCAATGGCCTCATGCTTAGTGCACTCAGGGTCAATATCAAGACCAAGATCAGATTCTGCCCTTGAGATAATCGTAGCCTTTGAGCATCTTCTCAAGAACTTAGTCATATCGTCCCTGTAGTTTTTATGTAGCGGGAGATCGCTGTAGTCTTTCTCCAAATAGTCAGCCATCCGGCGCAACGCCTCTGATAGACTGCAATCTGTATACTCATTACAGTATTTCATCCAGTATTTAAGCACATACCCCTCAAAGGTGTTAGTGCATTGGGACAAAACACCCCTACAGCGACCTGTCAGATGATCATGATCCAAACAGGGCTTGCGAAGTGGCTCACACAAGATTGGATCAAGACCCCCCTGCTCTTCTGACAACATTTTTCGAAAGTCAGCAATGTCTTTAGAATCTTTAAGCCACCCACTATGCACAGGAGCTTTGACAGCTTTCTTTCTTATTTTACGCTTTGCGATAAACCCTCCAGGTGTGCCCTACCTATCCAATAGGCATCTGCAATATCGGCCTTGCCTTGGACCAGATTAATGCCGTCAAGAAATCCAGGCTCAGACAACTCGCAGGCCTTGACCATTAGCTTCTTATCCATAGTAACAGGTTTCTTCACAGTATGCTCTTTTCCGGTCTTTTTGTCAAGCTTTTTCTTCTCTTCAAAAGCAAGCTCTTCCGGAAGACGACTACGAGCAAACTTTTTGGCAGTTGTAGGTGTTACAGTGTGGACCTTGAACAAACCATCATTTTCACAATCGGCTAAAGCATCCATGAGCATAATTTCAAGCCCGTAGAACAGTCCAGCCAGTTCACGAGTAGCATCACCACGCGACCCGAAGGATAACCCCTCCATGACAACTGTATCTACATGATTGGTGTGGATGTAGTACCTGACCTGTTTGCAGATCCAGTCAATACGCTCAGCAGCCGTTGCAAAAGAAACCGTCCCTGGCTTCTTCTCTTTTGCAGAGGTGCTTTGAGTGCGTAACACAACCTTATCTACAGGCTTTCCATTGTCCCATACAACGCAAGCTGTGTGTGTCAACGACTGGTCTATTGACAATAGACGCTCTCTCATACCTCTCCATCCTCCTCTCCTCCATCAGGAGTATAAGCCTTATCTTTGAACAGGACAAGGGAACAAAGTTTAACGTCAGTTTCTACACTGGTAAACATGCACAAGCGTTCACCTTCAACCAACTCGCAGTCTTCCTTCAACACAGCAGACCAAACACGAACCCCTGCATAGTCATCAGTGTACAGAATATATGCCATGCCGTCATCTTCATATAACCGCCACATACCTGTAGCAACAATGAATGTGCCCTTTGTCTTCAGGGTACCTGTTTCGTGGTCATCCTCGAAAACAGCTTCCATGATTGCATTATCTACAACATTTTTATTCATCAAATGGCTCCAACATTTCTCAAAACGTCAACAAGACGGGTTTGGTCATTAAATGTACGTTTCATGTACAGACAGTCAAAAATTATACTCATCCACTGGCCTATGGAGATGCGGCGATCAATACCGTTAAAGTCAGTATACTTAACAACACCTTTAGGGAACCATTTCTTGTACTGATCAATGATCGCTACCCACATCTCTTTGGGGGTGCTGCACTGGGACAGTAGGTAGAATGCAGAGGCATCTCCGAACTTGCCCTTGCCAATAAGGCCTTGATACGGCTTGATATTGTCCGCAGAGTCACCACATAACATCTGGTACCCAAAGAACAACATGCCATAGCCACCCACATCCCCATTAGGTTTCATGAAGATATTACCCATGCCATTATCGATCAGCATAGGCGTTTCCCTTACAAAATCCCCCTTATCGTTTCGCATGGGGTCGAACACAAGCCCTGGCAATGTTCTTTGGTCCTTGTCTATGGAGATAATGAACTTGTTGAACTTTCCTGTTTTCTGGTAGTGGTTCCAACCTTCAAACTGCTGAATAGCTAACCAGTCATCAGCCTCGATGCCGTTGATTACCTGAGCATTGTATTGTTTTTGGAGATACTGCCTTGCATCCCCAAGAAGCAGTGGTCGAAGAGTGTTGTTACGGTTGGCTTTGTATCTTTCAGGCATAGGAAGATCCAATCTGAAATTACCTGTGCCACCTAATACACCTACGCAACGATCTTCAGGAATACCGAGGTAGTTAAGAACCGCATTTGCCTTGCACTTAATTGTGTGGAGACAATTCTCTACAGGATCCGGAGTCTGGATATCCAGGACATCGAAATCTTCACGTGTCCACGGAATAAACTCCTTGCCAGCCTTTTTACATGCAGCTTCGCGGTTGGTATTCTCAGCTTTTAACCAACCACCAACAGTGTTCTTCTGCCTGCCCCAAAACTCTGTTCGTGTTTTAAACACCTTCTTACGCCCTGAGGCTTTATGTGTCACCTCGATTGTCCTTTTTTCACAACTTGCTGCAGCTTGATATGCAACCTGATCGAAGTCATAATAGACTATAGCATCAGGCTCAAGAAGATCAGCAAGACAATCTATGGATTCAATAAGCGGATATTCTCTACTCAAAGCCCCTCCTGTTAGTTATTCTGCAAGATGGTTGAACGCTGTAATGAAATGCATTATCACTCTCTGCAATAAGTGACTCAATATCCCAATACTTTTCAAAAATGAACGGATTAGACCCCCAGTGGTCAGTTATCTTCATTAGACAGTCAGGAATGTTACCGCAGATCTTAATTACATCACCGGGTTGAATTGTATCCTCACGAAGGTTGCTTGCCTTCTTCAGGATCATACCTTTGTGATTCTCATTTGCATACAACTGGACAATATCTTTATCTTCAACAATAAAAATTTTAAGCATTTCTGGTTCTCCTAATTAGTAAATAGTGGTAGAGATAATAGCAGAGCGGTGGGTCTTTTGTCAAGACTTTTTAGTATTTCTTGGAGAACTTTTTGTTTTCCTTTTTCTCTTGTGGTAAATTCCGAGAGCAGCGTTCTCCTGAGCACACGTTTTAACAGTCTTCATACCAGAGCTTTCTGCTTTAGGAAGATTGAGCTCCCACCAACCCAGCCAGTAAAGCTCTGATTCCGACAGCTTCTCAGATTCAGCCTTCCGATACAAGGCTTGCATACCCCTGATAATATCATCCAGAGGTGTGTCGAATACAAAAGCTGTCTTATCGAATTTCTCTTTTACAGGTCTCTTAGCCATCAAGATAGCCCTCTATCCACGAGAAGTCAGTCTTCCATTCTGGAACTTTGCTAAGCTCCCGCCATTCAGCAAAGCAGTCACGGTAGTAGGCCTCTGCCATACCTTTGGTGATCTTATTCACCTTAGCCAGCTGATTAACTGCCTGAGCATACTTGCCACGGATATTTGCTAACCCAGGATGCACTGATGTGTGGCAGTCTGGACATAGCGCTATCAGGCCAACAAGACGGATCACTCCATCTTCGAAAGTGTAAAGTTCATGACACTCCACCGGGTGTTTACTGCCTTTACCACCACACACCTCACAAGTGTAGTTGGCCTCTTTGTAGCACTTCTTACGGATCTTATCCCACTCACTTTTCTTTACAGCGTTTCGGAGGTTATTATACCAGGCTGTTTCTGGAATCAGCTGTACAATAAGCCTGCGTTCAGACTTCATTAAACGACCGTCTTCCATCAGTTCTCCAATTTAACCATACAGTGACCATCTTTCCACTTAGAAATCGACCTTTCGCCATTAGAGTAATAAACTTCAAGCTTAGCACGACCATCCTTGATCTGCAAAACCTTCGCTGTTTCCAGGGAACCATAACCGTAGTATACTGCAACAGTGTCGCCTACGTATACTGCACTCCCACGGTAATCGTTAATATAATCGGTGCCTTCTAAAGCCATATTATCAACCTCATTCAAAAAAGTGGGTCCGAGGACAAGATCCTGCCTCTCCTTGTTTCACAAGTTCGTAGAGCTCACCTTGGCTTGTCTCATAAAGGCAAATACGTTTACCGTTGTCCCGATATACATCGACAAGATACGCTGTTTCACCTGCAAACACGACACCACAGGCCAGACATGCCGCCATGAACAAAATTGCCAACAGAAAATCTTTCATGTTTAAAACCCTCCCAACTGTTTGATGAGGGAACAATACCACGTCCGTGTGGTTATGTCAATCACTAATCCAGAACAACACCTCCAAACTCTACAAATTTCTTAAGCAACTTGTCAATGGTTTTTGGATTTTGGTCGTACTGGTTGTATGGGAACGAAGCCCAAATATTTGAGGTCTTACGTATAGCAGATTTAATATGACCGTTATCTATGTCTTCAAGTGCTTTACGTTCCCTGATCAACTGGATTGCCCACTTATCCTGGCTATCTGGTCCAAAATCCGGCAACTTAAGCTGTTTTTTGTAATGTTCCCAGTATTTGACAAGAAATTGATATTTACCGCAGGCTGTAGTTCTTTGCCCTTTTGAGTTAAACACTTTACCAGGGCGACCGTTTGCAAAAGGGTGCGTAGAAAAATCTGTAAAGATTTCAGGTTTTCCGTCCATCCCATATGCTACAACATCGTATCCTCCACATTTGGTGGCAGGGTGGGTTGTTGTTCCCTCTGCCCAGCCAATAAGATCCAAGAAAGCTTTTCGTTGAACATTTTTATCAAGTTTCATTTTTCATACTCTCCAATCTACTTATAGCATACCCGATCAACAACACTGCAGCGCATTTTGTTGCAAACTGCATAATGATGACACCAGGCATTATCTCAAGAAACGCCACAGGACTGAATATTAGTGCATCCACAGCTGCTGTGCAAATGTTTACAAACACAAGATTGCTTGTGGTCTTATATAGCAGATTGGCAACACCGCAGGATGCCACCACAGCCACAAAACACCCTATCGCAGCTTGTGTTGATACAGGTGATACCGTAGCGGTAACCATGCCTGCAATAGCAACCATAGATACAGACCAAAATGCACCATATTGGTGGATCACACTGTCCCTGAGCGTCATGTTTACTGCAACACAACAAGAGGTTGTTATAGGGATAACCATCCATCCCCAAACCCCAACAGCTATGTTACACAGCGTAAATACTAGAACATAGATAAGAGCCCGTTGAAAAACGGGCATTCCATTAATCAGCCCCACTAAACCTCCTTACATTACTCCAGAACCTCCCAAGTGTCTGGGTTAACATTTCGGACGCAGGTACAGACTGGGAACTGATAGTTGTTATCTTCTGTTCGCGCCTGGTATTTAAAAGTCACAAACTTACCAATCAAATCGCACATCCTGTCATAACTGCGTTCTTCGTGTGTCCCCTTCATCTTCATCTTAACGACGACCCCGTCTTTGTCAACACAGACAAGAACTCCCTCATCGTTTTTATCTTTTTCAACATCTATAACCTTGGCCTCTGTGTCGTTGAACTTTTTCCACTTCAGAGCTTCCGAGGTGCGTTGACCATACTCATATTTACCACCAAAGTTACGCATAATGGTACCTTCATACCCCTCAGACATGAAGATACCTACAGACTCTTCACAGTGGTCTACAGTGTATGCAATCTCTGCATCAACGACTTTAATGTGATCGAGCATAAGAGCAGATACTGTATCTGCAACCTCTGACAGATCTGCACAACGTCCAGACTCTGTTTCAGGATCCCACCACACTTTATCACTAGGGATGTCAAAAATGTGGTACTCCAGATCATAACTGCAATAGCCGCCATAGCGGAGGTCGTCACGAACAGGAGCCACTTCTACAGGAACTTCCACCTTGTTAAAATTTTTGTATGTGGATAATCCGGCTTTGATAGCTGCAGCACGGCGTTTTTTATCTGCCTCGTAGTCTTTATCAATCTCTGCCTGAATTTCTTCCTGTGTGCGCCATCGTTTCGCAAGGGACACTATTTTCTGTAGTGGCAGGCCGTGAATATACAGCTCACCGTCCAGTTGTTTCACACCTGTGGTAAAGTTGAAAGAACGAAGTTGATCCAGTAGCTTTCCCTGAATAGGGTAGGACTTATTGCCACGGGAAATGAACTTAGGTTCCCCGTTCTGGAAAACGACAAGCATGCGAAGACCATCCAGCTTGCGTAGGATCCAGCAAGGGAGTTTAAGTGCCTTACCACGCTTCAAGTAGTCATGCACCAACATAGGTAAAAGATCAACACCTTGCTCGCAATCTTCCATACTTTCCACGTACCCGAGTCTGACCTGTTTTTCCCACTTGCTGATCGCTTCAAGCTCTGCCTGCTGCTCTGCTGTTGTTTCATTGGCACGGCCCACGTTCTTAGGCGTGCAGATCGTCTCTTTGTATTGCAGCTTACCATCAAGCTTGCCAAACTCTACGATAACCTTATCACCATCCGTAAATACTTTCCACTGTTGGTAGCTGCCATCTTTGTTCAGTGCGTACAGTGTTGTTTTGATTTGATGCATTACTCGGCCTCTTCCTTAAAAACTTTAAACATCTCTTCTTTACTCATTACCAACCAGTCTCCCATGAAGTCAACAAGCCAATCACCTTGATACAATACCAGGTTACCAAACGGCTCGACAAGCTCACACATGCGACGAAGATCTCTGGTCCGAACAGGTGACGATGTAAACACACCTGTATCAATCCACCGTTGCAGATCAGATACTGATGAAGAGCTTCCGTCAAACTGGTGTGCTTCTACAGGTTTAGCAAGATTAAATAATGGCATCGCAGCCCTCCTTATCTAACAGTTCTTTTATGGGATAAACCAGCAAGTGTGGATCGTGATAGCTGATGGTCTTATTCTGCCACACTATGAACTTAATTACAACCAAATTTACAATATCTTTATCACCATGTAGCCCAACACACACATTTGTCCATATTTTGTGGTTGAAGATCTTGCTATCGATGTAGATTTTAGTGTCAAACTTATCTTCCATTCTACCTATAAGTTTGATCAGCTCCTTCATCTGGTCGCCAAACACAGCATCTTTTTCAAGATCTCTGGAATGCTTGTACATAACTAACTACCTCACTGCATACTTTCCATAATAAGTAAAGCCGGGTAATCCCGGCTATGTTGTTAAATATACTCTGTTACATCCTTGAAGCTCGAAGGCTTCATAATCTTACCTTTACTGTCAAGGAATATAATAACTTTATTACCGTTGTAGAACTCCTCTTTAGCAACGAAACCTTCGTAGCGACCACCAAAACGACGCTCAAGATCTTCAATCTCTAACTCTATGAGCAATTCAGTAGACATATCTGCACTGGCACCGTGAGAATATCGTAGATGGTTAATCCGTGCAAACTTACTGTCATTAGATTTGAGAACCTTCCGCATCATCCCACACACATCGCCGCGAAGCTGGAACAGCAAAGCTGTTGACAACTCCGCTAAGCGGTAAGCTGACGCTCTTTGCTTGGATGTGTTTTTCGCAGCGATCAGTGTATCATAGAACTCACCGATCTTAAACTTAAGACCTCGCGGGTTATCAAACAGGTTTGACCAGTTTTCATGATTATCGTTAACAAGATAAGCAGCATAACTTGTAACAACGTGCAAATCACAGGCCTCTTTTAGCAGGTGATCCCCACCATCACCTTTCTCCAGCTCTTCTAAAACTTCATTAAACTCTTCCTCAATGAAACTAAGCTGGAGCTCAAACGGTGTGAATGATTTTTTCACTTTAGCTGCCACACGGTTCCAGTTTTCCACCCAGTTGGCAGACCAAAGGTAGTTTTCAGGTTGTGACAGTTTTTCCAGGTTGTCGATTAGTTTAGTATTCAGCATTAAAGGTCTCCTTTTAAAGTTCCATAAAGTTTTCTACGGTTTCAATGAATGTTTTATTGGAGAAAGCGTCAACAGCCCCGTTAAACCAGACAGGGATTCCACGATCCTCGTACTGGTAAATGTCACTACGTGAAATGCCATTCTCCTCTAAATGCTGCGAGTCGTATTTGTTCACAATCAGGAGTTTCGTTCCTTTATTGCAAGCAGGGAACAGCTCCCAGTTGAAGTTAATGACTGTATTTGAGCACCCAACAAGGATAACCATATCATTACTTGTAAGAGATGTCAACAGATCATACATGTCTGTATACTTTGGAGCTACTTCTCCGAAGAACACTACATTTGGCTTAACCCAGGTATACTTGCTTACATCTACCTCAGAGTATCCAATGTCTTTAATGACAGTACTTCCTTCAATATCTCCATAGACGATTTCTGGCAAATACCCGTGAACATGAAGAATATCCTTATGACCCACACCAGCACGCTCCAGCAAATCATCTACGTTGGTGGTCAGGTTAATCACACGACCAGACCAGCGAGAATACCACTCAGCAATCCGGAGATGTGCAATGTTAGGCTCAACACTGCCTAGAGCTACACGCCGTGCATTGTAAAATTCATGCACCTTGTCGTAGTTCTTGTCAAAGGTGTGGATATTGCACACCTCATCAATGCTGAAATTCTCCCACATTGCAGTGCTACCAGATCTGAAAGTTGGGATACCGGATTCAGCACTCAAACCAGCACCAGAGATGATAATCAGTCGTCGCATAGGTGTCCTCAGTAAATGTTCTGTTTAATCTCTATTCCAAACTTCTTGAACGAATCGGCTGCAAGCATAAATTTACGAGCAGCTGATGGGTTAGAAGTATGCACGAAAATCTTCACGTTGTCAACCACAGGGGGCTTACAAAATACAAATTTTTCCTCCAACATGGAGAAGCAGTCGTACCCTTCGAAGACTTCTCCTAAATCATTGTCAAAATGCCACTCAGAGACGCGTCTGTAGAGCTTTCTCTTATCGTTAATGAAATCCATAAACTCGGAGGAATTCTTTAGCCAGAGAGCGTCTGAGAGCCCATAATTTGACGGATCTCTTAAGTCATCAAGCCACACAATCCACTTCTTCATTGCATATAGTCCTCGTTGTGGAAATAGTAGTCAAGTATCTCACGTCGTTCCTGCTCCAGGAGGCAGTTCCACACATCCTCTGTGTAGTTGCTACGAATGAAGTTTACCATACCATAAAACTCCTCGTCAATACGCTTGAAGATATCGTCATCCCATATTTTCCATGCCTTTCCACGCATAACTGCCTTGCGTGCCAGGTAGTACGGTGACTTAATCTTCATCAACAGGTTGTAAGGGTAGAAAGGCTCACGGATCATGTAGCCTTCACCTCTTGTTTCTACAGCCAACTCTTTTGCCTGACTGAACTTGATCTCGCGCACAGTGTGTGGGCGCTTTGCACCAAGGTGTTTGGCAATACCGTCCAGAGCTGCTTCCGGCAGCATAATTCCTGAATCGTTGTACCTGCAGCCTATCAGATATGCCCCGTGGTCTTCCTGGACAATGTGGGGATCTGAAGGGTGGCAAATCTCAAACATGAAGGTCATGTTTTCCTTGCCCATAACCTTTTTGATAAGACCCAAGTCACCACACTGATCCCGAATAGTTTCCTTTGCAAGGTTGCAATATGGAGAGTCAAGAGATCCTGTTGTTGAGAACAACAACTCCCCTTGATGGGATGATACCACCCCAAGGAATCCGTTCTTCTTCTCTACCGCCGTGACAATCGTGCGATCCGGTAAGTCTGTTCCGTTCTCTCCGAGGTTAAAAACCTTTGTGAAAGGCCATGCCACAACATTACCTTCTCTGCCAACAATGATCCCACGGCACTCAAGGAGGCGAGGAGATATGTGCCACAGATTGTTGTAGAATACCTTCCGTGCGTATTTATACAGCTTTAATCCACTATCTGGGTAATATTTACTGGTTACCAGTCCTTTCTCTACTAAATCATCTGCTGTGAAGTATTTCATAATAAGACCTCTGTTTTGTCAAATTCTGCACAACTATGCCACACACAGAGATTAAAGTCAACACTTGACATCGCTAAATGGTGGTGGTAATATTCAGGAAAATTAACAACAACAGGAGAGACAGATGGACAAGATGCTATATATTGTGCGTGGATTACCGGGGTCTGGTAAATCAACACTGGCAAATGCTCTGTCATTAGATGGCTTGTATCCACACTTCGAGAACGACATGTTCTGGTATGACGATGACGGTAATTATAATTGGGAAGCAAGTAAAGTGGCACTTGCTGCAAAATGGTGCAAAGAAAATGTAGAAGATATGATGCTTATGGGTTACGACCGTGTCGTGGTGAGCAATACCTTCACAAAAGAAAAACATGTGCAAGAGTATGTTGACATGGCAATCCGTCATGGGTATAGTTACACTGTAATCGTGGTTGAAAACCGGCACGGTAACAAAAGCACCCATAATGTTCCTGACAAGGTTGTGGATCGTATGGAGCGGGAGTTGAAAAACTGTATTAAACTTAAATGAGGACAGTATGAAATATTTTATAACAAGCGACACACACTTTCTCCACCAGCGTGTTATGGAGTTTGACTCGTGTCAAAAGCACAGAGCACAATATAACCATGATCTTGACAGCATGAATGCAGGGATCATCACAGAGTGGAACTCTACTGTGTCGCCAGAGGACACTGTGTTTCACTTGGGCGACATTGCATGCACCAAGGATAAGAATATCAACAACTTACTGCCAGACGTTATAAATATGTTGAACGGACATATTATTCTTGTTCGTGGCAACCATGACACAAAGACGACTGTCAGAATTATGAAAGAGTTCGGTCATGATGTTGTAGATTATTACGAGCTTCGCTACAACAAGAGCTTGATCTGTATGAGCCATTACCAGTTTGCAACGTGGAACAGAAAGCACCACGGATCAGTCCAACTGTTTGGTCATGCTCACGGAACCACACAGCAGTTCTTCGGCAGGCAATTTGATGTCGGATGGGATGTGTGGGGAAGATTGCTACCACTGGAGGAGGCATACAGCCTTGCAATGAGTTTTGATATTGACAGCAGGGTTTGATCCCTGCTATACTAAGAATAAATAAACAACCACACAGGATACTACTATGAATGACAACCGCCCGTTCACTATGTATGCATGGGACATAGCTCAAGTTAATTACATGCTAAATACCTCTACAAGAGAGGTGGTTCGCATCACATACACGGAGGCTTTGATTTACTGCTATCTTGCAGGTTTCTGGGGATCCCCACTCGGTAAAAAGCGTAGAATGAAGGATAAAGCAAAATCCTTGAAAATATCACAAAGGAAGATTGGCGAACGCCTTAACATGGATTACAGGACTGTTGGGAAAGGGATGAAAAAACTGGAAGAGGTAGGGGTTCTGCAATTTTACCACATCCCTCAGCAAAGAGTGTGTTACAAAATAGCCGCCGTATGCTCTACAGACGAGTATCTTAAAAAGGCTGTAGATAGAAACGGCATCCAGGTAGAGGTGGATGTTGAAATTATAACCGAAAGTGGTGAAGATTTCTGATACATATTTGCATCAGATAGGTGTGCATTTCGATACATATTTGTATCAGATTTTTGCAAAAATGCATCAGATTTCCGGTATCATCTGGTGCATATATGCTCCAGATCTGATGCATAGTTGTATCAACATCCTTATAGATATAGATATATAACTGACTGGGAAGCATTCCCTCTTCCCACTCAGTAACTCTAACTAACTCACATCCGTTCGTAAGTTAGAGTTGTGCACGTTCGTAGCCTCACTTGCCCACCAACGATGTCGGTGTTCAAGTTCTGCTCCGAACCCACACAATACTTTACTGAATAACTTAATTAAAGAATAATAGAAAAAAGAAAAGTATAAAAGAAAAAGAGAAAAGAAATTCCCTTCTCCCATGAAGGTGTGGGTCGGCCCTTCAATGGCACTCGCCTATGAGGGGCGAGATGCCGGGCCTCCATAGACCGCCTTTGACAGCAATGCACACATGCAGGGCTGTTCACGTTGTGTGGGAAGAGCAAAGCGATAGCGCAGGCCAAAGGCCGAGCACCAATGCGGGCCGCCGACGAAAGCTTGCCAGCGCCGGAAGGAGTCGGTTGAGAGTCTTCCGCGCGAGTTTGACTAAAATCTAGGTGCGTAAACGGACAAGAATGCCTCTAAACAGTCATCTGACAATGCAAACTGCACTAAGTAAGGTAATCACACCAGTTTGATAGAAAAGCTCGTTACAAAGCGATACAGTGCGTTTTTCTATAACTGGTAGAGGAGTCAGATATGAGCTCACATAAAGACGACCGTGAAAAGATGGCAAAACGTTATCAGAACGAAGAGCAGATGGAGAAAACTTTTAAGTGGAGGCCTGGTTTTCAGCGTAATCATTCTAACGCTTGTGATCGCAAGCATCCAGATAAATGGCTGACACCACCAGCTAACGCTGTACAAATTAACGAAGAAAAGGAACCGTCACCAGGAAAGGATGGCAACTACATTCGCACCAAGGAAGCAAGTCATAAGGATGAGGGCTATCTCTTGGATAAGGTTCTGGAGAGCGTAGAGACAGAGGTAGACACCACACGAAACCTTTTTCTTAGTTGGTATCGCACAGGGTTTTTCGACATCAAGGCCATTCGCCATGTTTGCGATATTAAAAAGTCTGCCTATGATGACGACTCTCTGCATCGCACTCTGAGACAATACTCAGAAAGGTATGGTCATCCAATCATCTCTGTTGACGATATTAATGAAGTGATGTATCATGCAGAGGTGGTTGCAGGAAGGTTCGGTGATGCATATCTGGGTATTCTTTCTGCAGAGAATGAAGTAATGTTGAACAAGATTTATTATGAACGATAAGGAGAGTTTGATGAGTAATTTATCAGTTTTCAATTTCGATAACAATCAAATCACAGCTATAGTTTATGAGGGTAAGCCAGCATTTGTTGCTGTGGAAGTGGCTATGGCGCTTGGATATCATAACCCAACACGTTCTTTAGCTGATCATTGTAAGTCGTTGATTAAACTTAATTATACTGAAACGGTAGAATTAGGTTTTGGACACAGACCTAAGGGTATAATCCTCATTAGGGAGGCAGACGTGTACCGTCTGGTCATGCGTTCGAAACTAGAATCAGCAGAGCGCTTCCAAGATTGGGTTGTTGAAGAAGTGCTGCCATCTTTGCGTGAAAATGGTTACTACGGTTGCAAACCTGCACTCCCTGATTTTACCGACCCAGTTGCTGCAGCTCGTGCATGGGCAGATGAGGTAGAACAAAAACTGTTAGCACAGAAAGAAGTTGAACGTCTCTCTATCGAAAATAAGCAGGCATTAGATTATGTTGACCGTCAAGCACGCTACATCGGGAATTTGGAAAAGCAGTTACGTGATGGCTTAACGCTCCCTGAATTTGCCAAGCGGTTGAATGGTGTAAATGTGCAGAAGATTAACGCATGGGCCTCTAAAGCAGGGTGGATGCACAAGCATGGAAAGCTATACATGACTTCCTCTCTTGGCAGATCAAAAGGGTTTGTGTATGATAAGGATGGGACATATACAAACAATGCAGGAGAAGAAATGTGGACATCTAAAGTTCAATTGACCAACGACGGTGCTCGCAAGGTTTATCGTGAGTATCTGAAACTAAATCTGCCGATGAAGAAATCTTGGAACGGTGAGTTCTCTAACGACCCATTTAAGGATGGTGTATGAATAATCCGGTAGCAAAGAACTGCAATAAGTTTAACAAAGCTGCAATTCACACAAACAGGAAAAAGAGTTGGTCTCCAGACCTTGACGAGGAGCTTGAGGATTACTTTGAAGGCCTTGTAAACCATGCAGACGAGATTGCGGTTAAAGAATATGCAGACAGGAAGGATAAGGCTGGAATCTGTTGACAAAAATAATGTTACCTGATAAGATCTGCAGTATGAGGTGAGACAATTTTAACTTACGAGGTCTACAGGTAATGTTATGTTTAAGGTTAAGCTCGTTTTTCGTTCCATAAATGAGGACTATTTAGAAGATGAAGGTGAATTTCGTGCACTAGACGATGCAGTGGATTTTGCCAACGACTTAGCTTGCATGAATACAGGTTATGGGTTAGATTGTTGGGATGGCGGTGTGCAGATCGGTGACAGCAAAATATTTTACTTCTACCCAGAGCCTGATAACAAACAAATCAAGTATGTTTTATTTATTTGTGCTTTACAATGAGGTTGTTTTCGTGTATTATGATGAATATCCAATTTAAAGATGAGTTCGATGGCTTTATCTCCGGATGCTTTGAAACAGGATTTGGAGAAGGCTGAGTTCCCCTTAGAGGGCTTGATAGTGCACCACACTTAAAATGGTAGGGGCAGCCAGCACATGACGATGTGACCCCGACCAACCTGTAACAAGGTCAAGGCGAAGTCCGGTAATGGGTTCTGGTTTCCCACTTGATGGGACTTGCGGCTCAGGACGCTGAGCAAGTCGCAGGGAATGCCACCCTGCGGCGAACTTGACAATCTGTATTTGCTGTGATAAAATCCACCTATCACGTGATAATGGAGGAAACATGGCCGATACAACTAAAAAGCGTCGCCGTAGAGGCAGACCTCTGAAAGAGGAATCCAACGCCATTCAGCTGGAGAAGAACATCCTTGATATGAAGGAATCTTTTATAGCAATGGTTCCAGAGGCTCACAAAGTTTTAAGAGAGCTGATGTTGGACCCGAAAACCAAACAAAATATTCGTCAAAGCATTGCAGAGTATGTTATCGATAAGGCATCTAGAATGCAGGAAGAATATGATGAGATGTTTGGTGAAGAGGAAGAGGATGTGGTAGTAGGAGAGGCTGAAAAACCAGCACCTTTTATGCCATTCACCACTGAAATACAGCCTGTTAGCAATAGTTAAAATATTTTCTTGACAAACTTTGCTTAACAGTGTAATATTGTAAACATGGTCTCCCACCTTTTCTGGCGGCTCAGGTGTAAAAGAAAGCCACCCAGTGCCCTGTTAGCTTAGTGGATAAAGCAGCGGCCTTCTAAGCCGTTGACACTGGTTCGAATCCAGTACGGGGTGCCAAATTGGGGAGTTATCCCGTAGAGGTAGCGGTGTAGACTGTAAATCTATTGTCATTGCGACTCGGGTGGTTCGACTCCACCACTCCCCACCAAAATCTTGGATTTGTGATAAATAATACAGATAATGGTATTGATGTTTATCGTCGTTTATACTAGTCACTAACTGTTCGAGAATCAGTACCATTATCAGTGTTGTTTATAAAAGAGAGTAGGGAGCATGGTGCTCAAGCGGTCTTGAAAACCGTCCCGTTGAGATATCCTCGATGATGGTTCGACTCCATTACTCTCTGCCAGATCGAGGATCATTAAATTAAGCGAGTGCCGGAAGCAGAACCGGATTATCAAATGTTACAGTCGTCATCGCCGACTAGCAGCGTGATCCTTCTATTATGCTAGGTAGGCCCTTTGGCAAGGGCGAGGATTTTTAATCCTGAAAATAGACGAGGTAGTCGTTGAATACATAGGTGGTTCGATTCCATCGCCTAGCACATTTTAACAGATTAGTTTGCTGATGTAGCACAATAGGTAGTGCAATTGATTTGTAATCAATAGGTTGCGGGTTCAAGTCCTGCCATCAGCACCAAGGCCCTGTAGCTGGAAGGTTCAAGCAAGCGACTCATAATCGCCAGACGGTGGTTCAATTCCACCCAGGGTCACCAAACTATAAACTCTCCGCGTAGCTCAGTTTGGTAGCAGCGCCTGATTTGGGATCAGGAGGTCGAGTGTTCGAATCACTCCGTGGAGACCAATTTCACTAT